AAAAAGAAAAATAAAACAAAGGTAAATGAAATAAATGCTAGACGAAGGGCAATAAGAAAAAATGCTCAATCATTTCATATATCTAAAAAAGATTATAAAAAATTAAATACGTCCTGTTGCTTTTTTTGCGGCGCGAAAATAGAGCTATCTCTTGACCATATAATTCCACTAAATCGCGGAGGAACGCACGGAATAGGAAATTTGCAAATTTTATGTATTTCTTGTAATTGTAGCAAACAAGATATGTTGTTTTCAGAATGGAGGTATAAACATGAAAAGTAAACGTGCGAAAAAACGCGCTGCAAAGTGGAGACTTTCTGGAATCATTAAAACACTTGAAGGGTGTAAGGATTGCGGGTATAAAGAGAGTCCATATGCTCTCCAGTTTGATCACATAGAGGACAATAAAAAAGCAAGCGTATCAAATCTTATTCGTAGTGATTATGCGTGGGAAACTATTAAAAAAGAAATGGATAAGTGTGAAGTAGTCTGTGCAAATTGTCATGCTGTTCGAACACATGCACGAAAGAGCAACTAGTTGTTCATATCTCTAATGGTAGCGGTAAGCTCTTCTATCTTTAACTTAAATGCACGATTTTCTAGAATCAATTGCTCATTTTGTGCTTTTAGTTCGTGAAGATCATTGCGAAGCAATTCATTTTCGACAATAAGGTCTTCTATCTTATTCTTTGCTTCTATTAATTCAATGCGTAGTTCTTGCATAGTCAATTGCATGGTTTCTACCGCTGTTTGGGATGATTCTGACAGAACGCTATATAGGTCTGCGTAATTCTTCTTCCTATTTAAAAACCAGGTGACAAACGCCGCTATCGGTGCCGCCAATACTCCTACAATCGCTATCCATAATGCATCCATATTATCGTGATCTCCTTGTTAAATTATATAAATCATACGTTCTAATAAAAGATGCAACTGCCATACCAATCCAAATAAGAAGCCAAATAGACCACAGAGCCCAGGAATTGGGATAACCTAAAACAATGGAGGCTATGTATAGTAATGATGCTGCTACAGAAGCCGCAGTAATAAGCATCCATCCAAAGAATTCTGTCATATAGGCATAGACTGGCTTGTTTTTCTTATTGCAAAATAATGACGACATAACCAGAGAAGCAGCAATAATAAGATATACAGATATTATATTGACAAAGATAGCAGAGATGGGTTGCTGAAATCTTTCTGGAAAATTGTCGTCTACAATTCCATATACCCCCACCAAAAATAACACGAATACAGTATAAAAGTCTAAAGGACGCTCCCTCAAACCAACTGGAAGCGTCCCTAAAACTTTATTCATTACTCCGTAGTGTCCGAAGAGACCCTTCCGTAGCGTGGATCGTTCTTGTCAAAATAGTTCTTAACAACTGGAAGAACTGCAACCAGTCCTGCAATGATAACTGCTTCTACTGCTTTCCAATCAAGAGCTAGAGTTTGACTATCAACAATAACAACAAGTAGTGCTGTGATGACTGCTGCAACAAACACATTGAGCCATGACTTAAGCATGGCTTTTGTTTCTTGTGACATATGTAACTCCTTTTTTAGTTGTAAATACATTATAACATTTTTTTTATACAGCATCCCATTTGCCTAAAGGACATGATGCATCTTTTAGCCATGTTTTTCTGTTCATAAAACATTTACATTCTTTACATGTACTTGTTGGCTTGAATAATCTATCGCATCCAAGACATATATCGTATCTGGCATCCCGCGTTTTTTCATCTGTATATTTAGACTTATCTAATAAGTCAAATGGTGTGACTCTTTTTCTACAACTTGAACATGACATATACGTATCACACTCCAACTAAGATTCAGGATGAAATATTTTCCACTGTTTATCTTCTTCATTCCACAGATACTTTAGATCATCTTTTGGATAGGGGATGGGAGGAGACCATAACTGAAGTTCATCATTCCATAACCAGGACTCGAATGGCTTATCTGGTTTTTCAATAAAAATGTTTACTGTTTTGGTCATTAATTCCCCCGAGTTTTCTGCCCAAACAGTTACTTCCCAATTATCATCAGCTTTTGTCTCAAAAGAAAAAGATTCAATTATTTTTTGATCAGTTGATATGTAGGATATACCGTTTTTTGGAAAAGAAAAAGATAGCTCTTTATCTCCACACTTCATATTTGCACCAAAAAAAAGATTATCGAAAAATACTTGATCTTTTTTGTTGTCAACAAAACCAATTGATATATGACGCTGAGATTTAAAAGTTTCTTCTTCTATTACTTCCCATGTTTTTTTTGATATATCTGCTATAAACTTCATATATATATTATACAATAAAAATATTTTACATTTGACAAAAGTTTAATATTTTTGTATACCTTCGATTTTCATATTTGGTAAAAGTTTAAAATTTTTGTATTTTCAGTTTTGAGTAAAATTTAATATTTTACGGAAATGTACGGTACGCATTTTGTACTAAATGTCCGATTTATAATAGTGTGACCACCTCGCTGGTTTGTGAATAACCTGTGGATAACTATCAACGATATTCGTATCAAAGTAATCAAAAGTCGACTGAAGAATTTTTTATTACCNATACATACAACTGTATTCGTTGATTTATCTAGTCATATCTGCGGATACCGTTGCCTAATGTGTCCTATTATCGGTCAATGTCAGACCCCCGTGCTAGACTGTCGCCATAAGATAAAACAAAGTAAGAAAGAAAGTTAGGTAAGAAAATGAATCTCCAAACCGCTAGAAAAATCGTTGGCTCTCACATAGCCCCCCGTCCTATCGCTCATGAGTGGATCGGTCGCACTGTCCTAGCCTCATGGAGAGGCGAGGGTACTGTGGTAGAAGCCTTCCACAATGTCAATGATGGAATCACCATCAAGGTTGTCTACCCTAACGGTAGTGGATACACCTTCACTGATCTGGTAACCGTTATCTAATCGTTACCAAACACCCCTCAAATAAGGGCTGAAATGTCAGACCCCTATGATAGTCTAAGACTACAAATAAATAGAGAGTAGAGCGTGAGCCTAGCAAATAAGGTCGAAAGACATGAGCCTAGCAAATAATCGCTCCTCTCACCCCCACAAACTAGAAAGAAAAGAGATAGAAAATGAAAACACGAAAGACACCATGCCAAGGTCATGGCAAGCCTGCCCCTGCTATCGTTGCAATGGAGTGCCCAGGTTGTGGCGAATGGAACAACGTCAATGGAAAGTGGGTACGCCCATAACTCCACTGTCATACCCCCCATGGTAATATCTAATCAACAAAAAGAAATGAGAAATGAAATGCTATTAGATGTCGCAATCTTTATTCTTACAGGAACTATCCTTGGATATGTCATTAGACTAGTCCAAGAAGAAATTGAATTCAACAAAGAAGAAAACTAACAAAGGACAGTAAAATGATGACACGCAAAGACTATGTAGTTACCGCTGAAATTCTAAATGAATACCTAGATGAATCTAGTGATGTGGTGCAAGCAATTGCAAAAGAGTTTGCAGATTATTTTGCAGACGATAATCCGAAATTTGATCGCGTTCGATTCATGCAAGCAGTGGGGGTGTGAAGTGAATCTAACTAAACGAGGTGAGCGCGTTGCTATCGTTGCTCTGTTGTCTTTCATGGTTGCAATCATGGGAGTAGCGGGAATGATGGACGCACAAGAACAGTGTGCAAAATTTCAAGCAAGCAATAACGTGCAAGCCGCATTAGATGCAGGCTGTTCGTTTGATGCACTACCTAATGGAGACTACCCCTATACTTGGACACCATAAAAAACCGTTGGTACTAAACAACTTTTTGCTAGTCGTGAGATACACCGAAAAGTTGTTGGTATTAAAGGGATTTTCGAGGCCGGACAGTTTTCCACAGGTTATCCACAGGCTTATGTTAAGGTTACGCTTATGTAACAATTTCCCTAAAATCGGCGTGTCGATTTGACATCCTATCTTGTGGATAACTTGTGAATTGTTGTTCATCTATTGTTCATCTAAATGTCCGTTTTGTCTCTTGACTTTTTGGTAATTGTGTGCTAGAGTTACACTCATAAAGATAAACAAGTTAGAAAGAAAGAAGAAATAAAATGTTCAACAGTTTCACACTAGAAGGTAAAGTACTAGCACCTAATGGGTTCTGCCTAGACGGTAAAGGTCATGTTACCAACGTAAATCGGGTTTGCTACAAGTGCAACGAAGATCTAAAAAAGTGATCTAACTCACACCCCCAAAAACTTGACAAACTAAACAAACTATGATAGCCTAGGGCTACAAGATAAAGAAACAAAAGAAAGGATCATAAAATGATCACTGTAAACAAAATCAAGTGCAATGGCTTCCTATGCCTCTCATCTGCTACTCGTCATAATGCGATAGAGAATGTCTCTCGCGTACTGTCTAGCGGTACTGTCCAAACTACGCCAATGTGTGAGCGTTGCTCCACTTGCGCCCAAGAGGTTTGGGAAAACGTAACGATAACCGTTATCTAACTGTTATCTAGATACCCCCTAATGAGGGCATAAATGTCAGACCCTCACTATATAATCAACTTAAACAAACAAAGGAAAAAAAATGAAATCTCTCAAGGTAACATCTGTCAGTGTCTATGGTGAACACACCATGACCCACCCCCTACCAGAATTGGCAACAGAATCAGAAATGATCGTTGCAACTTTGCAAGGCGTTATTAACGCAGGTAGTTCTATCAAATCATTCGAATTGTTGGAGGTCTGAAATGCAAATCAATACACCTACCCTGCAAATTGTTTGGAACGGTTCGCATACCGCCAACGTATACAACTATCTAAACAACGAACTAGATGCATTCACGTTTGCATTTGATCGCAAACCTAACGCGATTGATTTTGTTTCCGCTACCGCTCAATACTTAGAAGGTTAATCATGAAAATAAAAATTCATCATGCGTTAGCAGATACTGTTTCTGTTGTTGTGGGTCATGGAACTTACTCTAGCAAAACACAAAGTGAATTAGCATTCTTCAAAGATAATGAATGGGTAACACAAATCATTCCAGAGTTTGCAGAGTATCATGATGGATCACCTGCTGAATCAGATACATGTGTGTACCCTTGGGTTCCTAATAATTTGATAGATCAGTTCCTGGATAACCACCGCGCCTAAAAGTTGTTGATACTAAAGGAGTTTTTTGTGCCTTCATTATTTTTGGTTTTTGTTTTTGTAATTGGTTGTGCTGTCTATGCAGTAAACGTCTAAAAGTTGTTGGTATTAAAGGGATTTTGCAGCCCGGCCCGTTTTCCACAGGTTATCCACAGCTCTTATGTAGTTATGTGGAAAACCCTGAAAACCCTTATATTGCAACAACTTTTTAGCCTAAAAAACCCTTGCAAATAAACAACTTTTCGTCTTGTGGATAACTTCTGTGGATATGTGGATAACTTTGTTACCAAACTGTTATAAAACAAAATCGGACATATGGGATTGTAAACGCTTCCAATGTCAGACCCCTGTGTTAGGATCTAATTACTAGATCGAAAGGATAAAGAATGTTTATTTACCTAGTTACCCTTACCAATGGTCAGACCGTGCGTGTAGAAACCGCAGGTGACCCAACCGAGCACCCTACCTTCTTTGGTCGAGTGCTTGATGTCCAAACTATTGGAGAGTATGGCAAGCACCTGTCTTTGGTGTAATGTCAGACCCTAGTGCTAGGATTTCATCATGAATAAATGGACCTACTTTGTTTCTCTTGACGGAGACTTTGCGGCTTCATATGACACGCTTGAGAAGGCAGAATATGCACGAGTACATGAGCGGGGACATATCGAGCCAGAGCACAGAACTATCTGGCGTGAGCGCATTGTTTCTGAACAAATCTACCCCCCAATGTCAGACCCCCGTGCTAGGCTTTAGACATAGAAAGAAACGAAAAGTTAGGAAATAAAATGTTCGTTTACCTCGTAAAACTTACCAATGGTCAGACCGTGCGTGTAGAAACCGAAGGTGACCCAACCGAGCACCCCACATTCTTTGGGCGTGTGCTTGATGTACAAACTATCGGAGAGTCTGGCAAGCACCTATCCTTGGTGTAAATGTCAGACCCCTATGATAGCCTTAGGGCATAGAAAGAAAGGTTAGAAAAATGACAAATCGAATGGAATACATGCACCTCTCCTACGGAGAATGGTATCAGACTATCGAAAAGCCTCGCCTTCAGGCTATCCCTGAAAGTGTTCGTCAGGCTAATGATGCCTCACACCGTATTGGTGTAGTTGATGACTGCTACCGTTGCATCGATTGTGAGATCGGTAGTTGGAACGCTTGGCAGCAACCTTGCCGCTAAGTACCTTGGCCCTGTAGAGCAGCGGAGTGCTCGCCACCCTGTCACGGTGGAGGTCGTGGGTTCGAATCCCATCAGGGTCGCCAATGTCAGACCCCTATGCTAAGGTGAAACCATGAAAACATGCGAAACATGCCAGAACTGGCGAGAGAATCCAACCCCACGGCCATTGCATTGGCCACTATGTCGAGAGGAATCGAAATGAAAATGTCAAATGACTTTGAGCACGCTTGGCTAGATATTTATCTAACCTTTGAGGAAAATGCCTTCGATCAATCCAAGGTATTTCATGCCAATGATGGCACACTGTATATTGGTAAAACACAATTTGTGGAGGTTCCATTCTAATGGTAAAAGTTTCTATGCCCCGATCAGATTGGGATACTGTTATCATGATCCTGACAGACGCAAGGGATAGCGAGAAGTTCGCATACTTTGATCACGTTATTGACACCATTGATCATGCTCTAGATAATCAGGAGGACTAATGAAAAAACTATTTATATACCACCAGGGAACTGGGACACTTATACCATTGAGCGATGAAGTGTATCTAGTTGCTGAGGATATTGCGGGGGAGCAACTGATAGAGGATATGTCAGAAGGTTGCAACGTCTATCCAATGGAACACAAAGGTATCAGAATTGACAATCACAATATGACTTATCTATTTTTTAGGGGTGCAGTGTGAACGACTTTGTATGTGAAATGTGTGAATCAACTGAAAACCCTCGATCAAACATGTGGGACGAAGTTTGTTTGTATTGCAATGAAATGATGTTAGTTGCAAACCTTGACAACATTAGAAATGAAATTAAAAACTATGAAAGTGGGTTAGCATGAAAGACTATCTTGACTACCTTCCCGAAGATGGAATTTTTTCCGAGGAAGAATTGTGGGAAGCAATTGCAGAAGCAAAAGGTGTAGACGTTAGTGAAATAATGGACGGTGATTTAGTTGACTATCTATGATTGGACAATGACAGAAAGTTTGGATATCAGTTTCCAACATTGCAACCGTCCTGCATATTGGGAAGGTGAAGATGTTTTTTGTTCTAAGTGCGGGGAGATGTTAGATGAAGACTAACAAAGAACTAACACTCAAAGAGTTTCACATCTCAAATAATATCAAACGTGCAATGGTGAATATTGAAAATCCGTTGGTAGCAAAGGAGTTTTTAACAGCTGCCTTGCGAACTTTGCATCGCTGAAAAATAGTTGGGAATAAAGGGATTTTGCTAGTCGTGAGATACACCAAAAAACCCTTATATACCAACGGTTTTTCGCGGCCCGGCACGATTTTTCACAAATGTCAAGTCTTTAAGAAGTGATTTAAGACACACTGTTTTTGCTGCCTAATTTTCATATTTTGCCACCTAAATGTCAGACCCATGTGTTAGGATAATTACATGATAAAGAATCGAAAGCGAACCTCTGAGGAAATTCGCTATTGGCAAGAATTGAGGCGTTCTAGTGCTGCCTCTCGCCATGCCAACAAGAAAAAATATACTAGAAAAAATAAGCACAAAAGCTTGACATTCTCTGACTAATATGATAGGTTAAATACATGAACACACTTACTGATACCCCCGCTGTCCTGTCCCAGGTTTCTGAATATGCCTACATGCAATGCATCTTGCAAGCCAACTTTGGACAACTTGAGCAAGCCTCTGTATGGTATCACGAGGCGCAGGAAGTTGCGGAAGACGTTGCAGAAAACTTAGGCGTATCGCTTGAGGTTGGCGCATCTATCGTTAGCGCATTCTCACCTCGTGAGCGTTGGTCATCCAATGTTGCTAAGGCTCTCGCATTCTCAATGGGCAAGCCCGTTAGCGGTTTACAGAATAACTATCGCATGGCAGAGTCTGCAATGGAATTAGGTTTCGATGCACTCAATGGTCAAAAGACTAATGCGTTTGCACGCGCCATTGCAGGTGACCCTAACGCTGTCGTGATTGACGTTTGGATGATTCGTGCTGCGGGACTTGATGCATCCAAGGGTGTAAATAAAACACAATACAATACACTCGCGGATTCTGTTCGCAATGTTGCAAAAGAATTTGGTATCACGCCTCGCACCGCGCAGGCACTTATCTGGATTGTCGTTAGGGGTAATCATGCATGACATATCTGTAACACTACCCTCGCAAGCGTGGGAGGCATTGCTAGAAATTCTAAAAAGTCATAACGCTCCACATGGCGACTTTGACATGACAACAATAATAAATTTGTATAATGAAATAAATAATCAGACGGGAAAATAAATGGTGGTAATAAAGGGAATTGTCGGGCTAATTCTTATTGGTATTGCTATATATTTTGCTAGTTTGTATTGGGTGTGAAAAGCTGTTGGTATTAAAGGGTTTTTTGAGGAAAAAATCCGGCCCCCCTTTTTCTGGAAACATCTTGATTAAGAAAACAATTAAGAAATCGCTAAAAACCTCGCCAAAGCTCTTGACAAACATAAAAAACTATGATATGTTTCATTCATGATTAGATCAAATAAAAACATAGCAAGAAATGGTCATAAGGGGTGTACTTGCTGCTACCCTCGTGAATCTGCTAAGGTAATACGCAAGCGTGAAAATAATCGTTGGAAGAAGGAATCAAATGACTACTGAAAACATGGAAGCCTATTCTCTTGAAGTGGGGGATCAAATTACTATCCAGGGTGCAATATATCGTATTACAGATATTGAAGATGGGGATAGTCTTGACTACCGTTTTGTTTTGGTGGATGAAGAAGGATACCGCCGTCATGTTGAGGCAGAGGCTACAAAACGATTTGCCTTGCTTACTGAATTATAACAGTTTGATAACAAGCTAAATAAACTATTGACAAATGTCAGACCCCTGTGATAGGGTGTGTATATACAACAAAGGAAAGGTGGGTTCCAAAATGGGTTTGGACATGTATCTCAATGCTCGCAAGTATGTGAGTCAACATAATTACAAGGGTGACTCTCGCACAGAGGTTCCAGAATTTTCTACCCTCGTCAATATGTCAGGGTTAGAAGGACTAACTAAGTATTCTCAATTTGCTGGTATCTCTGTTTCTTATCCCGTTGGATACTGGCGCAAGGCTAATGCTATTCATGGTTGGTTCGTTAATGAATTGGCTGGTGGTGTAGATGAGTGCCAAGAGATTCCTGTACCCCGTGAGAAATTGGTAGAGTTGCGTGATCTCTGCAAGGCCGCTGTTTCTCAGCCTGCTATGGCTGGGGAAGTTCTTCCCCCTACCCAAGGATTCTTCTTTGGCAGTAGTGAGATTGACGAATGGTACATGGAAGATCTAAGCGATACCATAAAAATGATTGACCATGTTCTCTCTGTTATTCCTGAGGATAACTGGGAATGGGAAATCTACTACCAAGCCTCTTGGTAACAATTTGATAATGATGAGGGAGAGTGATTATTCCAAACAAATATGATAGAAAAAGAATTATTGATGAGCCAACTGCAAACATAGTTGTTGAATGTTTGAACTGTTGGACTGTATCAGGAAAAACATTCTATCAAGATAGATGGAAAATATCAGTACCCTCTGGAATAACTTATTCTTGGGAAGAGTTGAATCAAACTAAGTGCCACAAAGATAGTCACTATTGGGCGTGGCGTAAAAATGCTTGGTGGGATAGCAAAGTAATAGACGGCGAGTTATATTACTGGCATCTATCTAGACCTGAAGATGTTACAAAAGTTTCATAACAATTTGATAACGGTGGGGGAAAGTCCTTGACAAGTACCCCACCTATCTGATAAGGTTCTACCATAACAACAAACAAACAATCGAAAGGAAGCAAAATGTCTACACTCACTGTTGGCTCACAGTTCACCACCCTCAAGAGCGGTGTGCAGGGAACGATTGAGGAGATCGTCCAGAATCCTTCGGGTTCCGTCCGTCTGCGTCTGATGACTGACAACGGCACTCGCTGGACTACCGTCAAGTAGTCTGGTAAAATAAAACTCTAACTAAATAGTGACTTGGGGATATGCGACCTAGACAAAGCCATTGGGCTGCGGCAAGTGTGAATCAGGGATTCATGCGTTCGACTCGCTTCCCCACTTGCAGTCTAGTGTACTAACATAATAGAGATATGGCAAAAAATGTTTTGTCTCGCTGCAAGTCAATTGTGAAGGAGTAAGCCTAGATACCTTCACATTCTAGCCTTGGGTACTGGGTACAGACGAGCCTCCAAAACTTGTCTTGCTAGGTTCAATTCCTAGACGAGGTGCGAGTAGTGAAAGGAGAGGACTCATGAGATCCTGTGCTACATAAAAAATAATACAATGGTTCTGTAGAGCAGCGGAGTGCTCGCCACCCTGTCACGGTGGAGGTCGTGGGTTCGAATCCCATCAGAATCGCTGTCCCTCTAGGTTGAGCATACCCCCCACCCTTGCTCCCTAGGGGGACTCTCAATTTTTGGGCCCGGCCCGTTTTTTCACTTTTGTCAAGCTTTTACGATGTGATTAAGACCACACCAAAATACCTCTAGTTTTCTTATTTATCTATTGACAATGCTTCCTTATTCTGATACTGTTATCACATCAACTACTAGAGATTGGAAAATCACATGGCTCACATGTTAGAACAATATGGCGAAATGGCTTCCTTTGCTTCCTTGCGCCAACCCGCTTGGCATGGTCTTGGAACTGTCATTGACGAACCCGTAAGCACTTCTGAAATGCTTAGTCTAGCACACCTCTCAGGTTGGGATGTTCGTGTGGAAGAATTAGCACTCCCAGGTCGATCACACCGCGATTACTTTGCTACCGTTCGCACCAATCCTTTTGACGGTGAGAATGATGTGCTTGGTGTTGTGGGTGAGCGTTACAAGGTATTGCAAAACGAAGAACTTTTTCAGTTTGGCGATAACCTTCTTGATGGTGGACAGTGGGAGACCGCTGGCTCAATCAAAAACGGCACTGTTGTTTTTGGTTCCCTCGCTCTCAATCGTGAGACCAACCTAGATCCCAAGGGTCGTGGTGACAAAATCAATAACTATCTTTTGGTTCACACATCACATGATGGTTCACTTGCAATTCAGGCAAGCGTTACACCTGTCCGTGTTGTCTGCCAGAACACTCTCAACATGGCTGTTGGTTCCAAGGGTCGTGGTGCAAAGCAATCATTCCGCATTCGTCACACTCAGACTTTGCAGGGCAAGGTTACTGCGGCACGCGAGGCATTGGGTATGGCTAACACCTACCTTGACGCATTCGACAAAATTGCAAACGAGATGATCGCTAAGGAAATCTCTGACAAGCAATTCTTTGACATCATCACCGCTGTCTATGCAAAGCCAGAGGAAGATGTAAAGGGTGCTATGACAAAGTGGGAGACCAAGATTGACACTCTCAACGATATTTATTTTGGTGAGACATGTGTCAATATCAAGGGAACCGCGTGGGGTGCTATGAATGCAATTACAGAGCGTCTTGACTGGTATCGTAACCCTCGCGGTGGTAATGCAGAATCTGTTCTCGCTGCTGCATCAGGTTTTGATGCTGCTACCAATGCCTCAAAAAATAAAATCATGTCCATTGTCAAAGAGATTGCTTTTGCGTAATCTCTAGGTATTGGGTGGCGGCTCTCAGTCTACGGGGGTCGTCACCCAATAATCCTATTCCACTATTACAATTGGAACATAAAAGCCCTCTAACAATTTTAGTTTCATGACAATGATCTATGTGCGGAGTTTTATAAAATTCTATTTTGCATATGGCACAACAGTTGTTTTGAGATTTTAAAATTTTATCGTATTCTTCTTGAGTTATTCCGTACCTATATTGTCTAACTTGTTTTTGATATGTAGGTCTTTCTTTTCGTAGTTCATATCGACAGTGATTGCACTGATTCCTATATCCATCCTTTGACGTTGGATGTTTTCCAAATTTTTCTAGTGATAACTTCTTGTGACACCTAATGCAAATCTTCATACTATAATTATAGCACCCTATTTTGCACCCCATGATGTAAAACTGCTCACCTCTCAAAAGCTGTTGCATACCAACGGTTTTTGCGGGCCGGACCATTTTTTCTATATAATAATAAATAAAAATTCATTTACGAAGCATTAAGAAAAATCGCTAAAATTCGCTAAAACCCTTGACATTTCTATGTTTATGAGATAGGGTAAGGCTATCTACTAATGAAAGGTATGTCATGGTTGGAGATATTTATGAGCCTACCCGCGATGAATTGTCTATCAAGATAAACACTCTTATGCGTGATGTAGAAAGATTGGATAATGAACTTTATCTAAAGAGATGTAGTCTTAATCAACTTAATGAAAAAATTGACAATGTGAAAGAATACATCTTAGAGACCTACCTAGTGTCTGATAAGTCTCTATCAACAGAACTATATGATGTTGCTGAGATACTTGACATTGGTCTTACTAAGCGTTATGCTGTGGATGTTGTTGTTACATACCGTGGCGAAGTTGAGATTGCAATTGGTCAAGACATTGAGGACTTAGAAGATCAAATATCATTTGACTTTAATGTTTCTAATGGAGATGGTTGGGAAATAGAAATAGAACAAGATGATGTCAAGATCAAGCATGAAGATAGGTGGTGGCTATAATGACTGAAGATGAATGGTGGAGTATTTATCAACCAAAGACTAATCACATAGATCCTGATGGGGCATCTTGGAATGGAACTATGTTTGAGACATATGGGGAGGAAGTAGATTTTGTTGAGGCTACCCCCGAAAATTTTGTCTGGACATTAGTTGAGGTAGATGGAAAGGGTATCCTTGTAAATGGTTACTCATATGTAAACAGATTAGGCTATTTTGTTTGCGAGGTTCCTTGGAAAGATGAAGAGTTCTTTGAGATTGTAGCCTATGACTATGGTGATGAGGAAGAGGAAGAGGAATATGCTTACATTTGAGAGTGATGGATTAACTAAAGATCAAATGTTGGAGCACTACAATGTTCTTGGCTTTGCTATGTATCTTTGTGTAGTTGAGCGTAAGTCAGATGGAGTTCGTGGAACCCTTGACTTTTCAGATGTTAATGGTGTAAGGTTCTACTACAACTTTCAGGAGGCGTAATGTTGTATCAAACTTATTTAACTGCTACATGGGAAGATAGTTTTCTTATTGAGGCAGACAATCCAGAAGATGCAAAGGCTATGGCAGAAGAATTATTTCTAGATACCACAGAAATTATCTCCGAAGGCATCACCTATGAGTTTACTGAGGTCAATGTATTTTCAGCAGAGGAGGCATAATGCAAGAGTATTCATTTGTAATAGATGGATCTGTTTCTATCGTTGGGGTTGCCGCTGAAAACCTAGAAGAGGCAAAGTCTATGGTAGAGGCAATGATAGAAGAAGGTCAGATCGTGTTTGGAGTATCAGACGTAAACATCTATGAGTGGGAGGACTAATGCAACACCATCTTGTAATTGGATATGACACAGAACTAAAGAAGTGGTTTGTCGAAGGAGATCCTACATCTTATTTTCCTGGAGGGTCTATCTTTTCTCTTGACAGATCTAACGATCCTGATTTTGGGTATGACGGATGGTTTCATCCAGAAGAGGGTAGTGAGGAGGAACTACTTGACGCAGAACTATACAGTACGCTAGGATACATTGTTGATACCTTTCCAATACCGCAGGAGGTGTGATGGAAGAACAATTAGAACTATTTGACATTGAGTTTGATTATTCTGAGCAGCAATGGAGGTATAACTATGGAAGCCCTGCCTGAAAGAATCAACGTTATGGCTGTTATGACCTATACCGTGGAGCATGTTGTTGAGGCTCTAAAGTATTCGGGTATGGAAGACTCAGACATTGACATTGAAGCAGTCATGGGTTATATTGAAGAAGATTCAGCAGATTACTTTGGAACTAATAATCTTATATTTCAGGATGAGAATGGGAATAGTCTATGATTCATATCTATGAGTGCAATGTCTATGGTGAGAATGATGTACTTGAGCATAGGTTTTGGGAGGTATTCAAGTCTGTCATTGGTGAGCCCTGGTCAGATGAATTCTTATTTGATCTTTCATCAGAAAAAGAATATCAAAAATACCTTGACGAACTTATAGATAGTGACATAGACTTTGTAGTCCATGAGAACGAGGAGGCATTCTAATGATCCATGTCTATGAGTGTAGTGATGGTGCGACTACTTATTTTGATGTGTATAAAGAAATTTCACAAGACTTAAACTATGTTCGTACCCTAGAAAGTGGGAATGAGATAGAACTATATATGGATATTCTTAAGGCACAAGGGCTTGACTTTGTTATCCATACTCTGTTAGAATACGAGGAATATCACCTAGCATTGGAGAAAGCATGAAAGTTATTGTTCACCAATCAGCAGAATATATAGAGTACAACACACATGTAATAGACAAACTCCCAGAAGACTGGGACGACATGACAACAGATGAACAGTTTATGTGGGTAATTCATAATGGAAGATATTTAGAAACTGAATCTGTTTTTGTTAATGGCGGGGAAGTTATTGAGGTTGAAGTTGAGGAGGAAGAATGAAGGTTAGCGAAGCAATTAAAATGCTCCAGGCATATAAGCCAGATGAAGAAATATATATCATGTGGTGGGATTCTGATATTACAGAAATGTATGGCGAGGATAAATTGACAACTGACCAATGGAATGATATTGTATCCTCTATGGAACAGAATGACGCAGGATCAGAAGATGTGTCAGAGTATTTAATCTATAAGATAAGAGAAGCCAATCTGTTTGAGGAAGAGGAATAATATAATGAGTACCGCGCCTTTGTATCCAAGCAAGCGTCCTAGCGTCAAGCAGGTCAAGGAGTGGGACTTGCTCTATGAAGATTCTAACTGTCATCATTGGAAGGGTGAAGATTTTAACTGTGACGTAGAGGTTTTTCATGGTTACCCATACCCTGATTTTTACAAGGTAGTTGTTAAGCCTCATGATGTCAATAAGAAAAATTATTCTAAGTTATTCTATGGTGAGACAGCATGGATGAAAGTAAATAATTTTGTCTATGACATTGGGTTTACTAGGTGGGAAGGTGTTCAATGATAAACCTAACACTCACAGAAGAGGAAGCAGACACTATTCTTGCTGCCCTAATGCGTGACCTACTTGACAGCGCACCAACTGGGGGTATAGAATACGAGAAAGTAAACGTAACCTACCATACAGTATCTGGCATGGTTTCTCAGCAGCGAAGGGTGAAAGCATAATGGTAATGGGAAGATCATACAAGGCGGGTAGGCATATGGGAAGGATGAGCCAAGACCCAACTATGCGTATGACCAATAAAGCAGAGGTTGGTTTTGGAATGGTTGGCTTATTCTTTATCGTCCTCATATTCCTTGGGATGTTTTACTTTATTATTTAATATCCCTGGGGGCATTAGCTCAGCTGGTTAGAGCCCCGAACTCATAATTCGGTAGTCGTTGGTTCGAGTCCAACATGCCCCACTTGACATCGGTACACAAAGATGATAGGTTATCCTCATACTCTAATAAGGGAGATAGCATGGCAAATTTTGACGGTACACAAGAATTCATGGCATCACATAGAGATCATTCTTTATCTATCTCTATTGTCTCAACTGTTGATACAAGATATATCACAGAGATAGTTGAAATTAAAGGACACCTGTATGCTGTAGAAGGTGAGAAGGATAGTGAAGAGCATGTTGAAGATAGTGGTGCATACCTTTACTGTCACGATTGTCTAGTAGAGGAAGAAATAAATTTGGGGGAATGGTTAGAGGACTAACACTTGACAACTAAATATAAATATGGTAGGCTCCGCATATAACTACTAGCAAGGGAATAAGAATGCCTAATTATATGATTAGTTTCACTGAGGAAGATTGGTACAACATCACCATTCAGGCTGATTCTTTTGAGGAAGCCAAGGAGAAGTTTTGGGCACAAGACTTTGACCTCGAAGACGTTATTCATACTGGTACTGAAATTCAAGAATCTATTGACATGGAGGAAGTGTAACTGTGGGTGATCGTGCGACATTTGTATTTGAGCAAGAAGATGGAAATGCTATCTATCTGTATGGGCATTGGGCAGGCGAGGGTATGCTAAACACTTTGGCTACCGCCATTGAAACTGCACGCCCACGTTGGAATGATGAGTCATACGCAACAAGAATTGCTGTCTCCACTATCATTGACAATGAGTGGAAACAAGAAACTGGTTGGGGGCTTACTACTTATTTTTGTGACTCTGAACATTCTGTTCCCGTTGTAAGTTTCAAGACTCAGACTGTTAGACTTTTGCCTCATTCATTTGATATAAAGTTTGACATAGATGCTAAGCCTAAGTTTGTTATGCAATTTGATTCATTCATAAATAAGTTTGCTAAGTACTTGACAGCCGTGTAATAGATCACTAGACTGATACAGTTGATAACTAAGCAAGGGGATGGATAATGAAAACTGTAAAGGCTGTTCGCCTCGTTATCGTTGCAGATGAAGCGTGGGCTAATGCAATTTCTGAAATGACTTCATATGTAGAATCAGGTGAAGTTTGTTTCTATGAAGAGTGGTCAGAACCTTTTGATGTTGATGTTGTTGAAGAAGAGGAAAATGAAGAATAATGTTAGTTGACATGAAACTAGACATGGATCTATTGTCAGAACAAAAGCAATTGCTCCTGGAATCCATCTGGGATATTGAAGAGCAGGACAAGAGATTTAAGCTTTGGGGTCTGGTTGAAATGATTGACTCCATCCAAGATAGTGTTGACAATCTCTAATAAATACAGTAAAATATATCAGTTACACCTAACTAAGGAGAATAACATGGCAAAGAAGTACACCTACCTTGAGCAGTGGAACACTCGCTTTGGTAAGCAGGAACGAGTTGTCATTCGTGATGAGAATGGGAAGTTTGTTGATTCTGTAAATCTTACAGGTCTGCGTAAGGCTCCCGCAATCGCAAGTCGGTAATGTCAATATGAGAGGGGGTAGGGTATTGACACTCTGCCCCCTTTCTGCTATGATGGGAAAACTATGGAGAGAATAGCACAGAAAATTGTTGATCTAATTGCTGATGGTCGTTATTCAGTTCCTGACATTGACTACCTTGGCTTTCACGTTGTAAACTTGTCCACACGGCAGGTACGCAAAAACGCATTAGTGTTAGCAGACTCAATCATTCATTATTCAGAAAACCCTTTCTCAGGAGATGTAGATGGACAAGACACCCTTTTCTAAGCGAATTGCAATCCTATCTGCCATTTGGTATTTTTATGGTCAAGATGAATCTCAGCCAAAGTCTTGGCGTGATTACATATCGCGTTGCGACATTGGACTACCGCTTGCTTACATGGTAAATCAAAATCTTGTTACTCTGACAACAGAGGGTAGTGAGATGATTACTCAGACATGGGAAGAACTTTGTTCTATGCTTGCTGTCAATCCATACCCTGTTCCAATGTATCAGACCCTTGATGAAATGCTACGTCTTGAAGGTGAACTAGATGATGATGGTGGAGAGGATGAGTAAAGGTGATGATGCACTAACAGCTTTATTCGCTGGCGTGATATTCCTGGTGGCTTTGTTTTTCATTTTGGTTTCATGTGCTTCCGTCTTGTGAAAAAGCGGGCCGGATTTCAAACTATTTTATTAAAAAAGGTATTACGAAGGGCACTCAAAATCGCCCACGTTTTTGTAAAAAGGTATTACGAAGGACTTGAAAAATCGCCAGCATTAGGATATAATACATAAGTGTACTTTACTTTCTGGAAGTTAGTTAAAACACCAGATGGTTATGTTGTAAAGAAATATATAGATGTCTATGAAGAAATGAGTGTTATACATAAATGACAGTTATTGTAGGAATAGTACACGATGATGTTATCTATATAGGTGGGGACAGGGGGGTATCAGATGATAGCTCTATATTATCTATGTTACAACCAAAGGTAGTTATAAAGAATGAATGGATATATGGTTATGCAGGTAGTTTAGGTAATGGACAGTTGTTTGATTTTATAGAGCTACCCCCGATTAAAAAGACAGATGATATATATAAAGTATTACGAATGGATGTTGTAGAGAATTATAAATCTATTTTAGATACACATGGATCATCGAAAGATGATGATTCTACAGATTTTGTTATAGGGTGTGGGGGTAGATTATTTGAATTCAATACAGATGACTGGGGGGTAGCTGAAATAAAAGAAGTAGCTATAGGTAGTGGAGGAAACTTTGCATTAGGTTCTCTATATACATCTACAGACTATGATCCTATAGAAAGGGTTGGTCTAGCTTTGGGGGCAGCTACAACATATTCCCCAACTTGCCAGGGACCAATAGACATCCTATCTTTATAATATTCCTTATATACATAATAGTAATGTATATATCATATATGGCATATAAGAACCAATAGGTATTACGAAGGATTGTATATTTCGCCTGGTTTTATATATATTTTATTATATTCTGAACTGGTTTGTGGGGATTTGGGGGGTGTTTTAAATAAAAAACAATGAGTTTTTGTTTTATTATATATACCCAATTACCCATATCTCTCCATTTCAAACCATTTCACTCCACTGCAAATATCACAGTAACATATATATACACATAATCATACTTCCAAAGGGTATTTTAATGACCATATAAGCCAATCTGAGGGGTTTTCACCTGAAATGCGATAGCATTCCTATGGTCTCTCAAAGATAACCTTATGTATATAATCATCGTCTGGTGTATCTAATTCATATATAAATATAAGACTACTTGTAGGTATATGTAACCATGCTTTATGTTTATATATATATGAGAAGGATAGGGTATCCACCATCTACCCCGTTATTTTCCACCAAGGGAAACATATAGTTTATATAAGGCTTCTGTCTCTTTCATGTTCCTCTGAGCTATCCCATCCAGGATATATTTATGAATAGTAGTTAGTGGGACTCCCTCAATTTTTGTCTCAGTTTTTACTACACTTTTTGATCCCTCAGCAAATCCTTTGTTATAGTATTCTTCTGATACTAATTGTCTATCCCATTCTTCATCCCCGCTAAATTTGTCCTTTTCATCTATACGAACCATTCTAATGAGACTACATATATTACAGTCTTTGGGATCTTCATTTACCATAGGGCATAGTTCATCATGCATTATTGGATATCCTCTTCCATCTAATAGTATTTTTAAAATATACCGCAATGTAGGCAAATGATGCAATTGTTTTTTCGTAGATACGGCATAAAACTTTGACCATCAAGCCTTAGGTTTTCAAGGTATGAAATTTCTGGACTTATCTATTAAATCCCCAATTTCATCCTCGCTAAGAAATCTGTTCCAATAGTCCCAACCAACATTCACCTGATTTTTAGCAACTCCTCTAATGTCGTGGATATGACCATGAACAACTACTCGACCATCGTTAGCAGGAGAGCGGTCAGGGTACCGAGAATCATTAAAGGGATAATGGCTTATTGTTACTTCTCTTCCCGCAATAATTCCATCATGTGTGTCAAGAATAGTTACGCCATTCTCAGTAAGTCTGCGAACAACTCGATCATGATCGTGATTACCTCTGACAAGTGTTAGATTTGGTTTAAGTTGATTAACTATCTCAACTGCTCTTGTGGAGCCAGTAAAGCAAAAGTCTCCAAGCACCCAGAGTTCATCACATTCTAAATCATTGATAGCATCAATAAGAAACTGGTCGCCCTCTTGTGTGTTTGCAAACGGTCTATTGCAGTATTTTAGGATACCTTTATGCCCAAAATGCAAATCTGATGTAAAGTACCTCATTTATCCTCCTCTAACCACATATTACGTCTGTTTGCTAAGGAATGTCAAGGACCAAATCCCCATTCCATTGGCACTGCTGTAGCAGCCACGCAATAGTAGTGCCATTAACTTGCAGTCCATTTAGATACAGGAACATCATCTACTTTAGGTTCTTCTATCGAATGCTTTTTTACTAAGTGATCAATACAAGCACGAAGAACAGTAATCTCGTATCTACGATCACAAGCCTTAGATTCAAGTGTTTCTATTCTTTTTTCCAAAAATTCTTCATAGTTATCGGTTTTTTCTTCTTCTATCATTATCTGTTCTCTCTCCACTTAAGGGTATTTCTAAAATATACCATCATATATGCTAAAGCAGCAACAATAAATCCATATTGTTTAGTAACTATAGAATACCAGATCCATAATGCTTCTGTCAAGAGTCCAATACACCATGCCCACCACTTTCTTTGTCCTGCAAAAAACATGGTAGAAACACCAAAGGCAGCTAAGACCCAGCTAGCCCACCATAAATTATCCATCATAGTTTTCTTAGTCGCCAGACTTCACGAGCAAGAGTACCCATGACATAAGATGCTACAAGTACAAAGATTCCAAAAATAATCCACAAACCAAGGCTTGTATTAACAATCAACACTATCAGTATGGAAAGTGCAATAAGCATCGCCAATCCAATTCCAAATGTAATAAACTTATCTTTCATTACTCTACTCCTATGTTCTTTTCTATACGATCCATAATATTACGAATGTCTGCTTCTGCCACCGTGTCTGCCCATCCGTACATGCGAGCAGTTTCAACAAGGGAAGATAACACATTAAGAATATACCCCCACTCTTCGGTGCTAAAGTCAATGGCTACATTGCCATTCCACCAGGGATGGGATGTGTTTATAGGTTGGCCTTGTTTCTCTATTTTTTCCGCCGAACTTACAGGCGTATCTAATTCCATATTACAGTTCCAACATTTAATCATTTTTACGACCGAATCTTTCGTTACGTTCTGCAATGTGTTTGTCAGAACATTCTTTACAGTATGTGTAGTACCAATAGTGGTCTACTCTTAGCTCTACTTCTTTGATTCTTCCAGATGTACCGCACATTTCGCAGGTATTGGATGCTTCAAATTCTGCTGCCGAAACAATGTCATTCATAATATTATGAGGGGTAGATCCATATTCAAGGGAAGTATCAAAATAATATCTGAGGCCGCCAAACTTCTCTTTGATCTGAAAAATTGTATAGTCAGGATCAATATACTTTAGTTTCTCATGGGTACGGTCAACGATATCTTTCCACCCTGCCCCGCACTCCAACCCATATGGTTCTGGATATGTCATAGTTCAACCTCCAAGGAACGCATGGCAGAGACTGCTTCTCTAATCCATATTCTAGGATTGCGTGTATTCCCTGATGGATCTACATCATAGTCTCTATCCCACTCTGCACTACTATTAAAATCATTTTCTATTGCTTCTACTGCTGCAATACATCTATTAAGCATGTCTCGTTGTCCTTCCCTATCCCCTGCTGCACGCTCTGCAAGCATCTCGTTCATTCTTTTACAGGATGGGCAGTCAAGTACGCATTCTCCTTCACCCCACACACATTTAGAGTTAACATATTCTGATCTTACCTTGGCGATAATAGATTCAACATCCTGTAATTTAACCCAGTCATTACAATCAATCTGACTAATAGCACTGGCAGTATCGTATACTTTCATGTGTTGTCCTCATTGTCTATCGTTACGAAATACATTACTTTAGACGATTCAATGTGGGTAGTTGCATAACGATTGTATTGAACAAACGAAATTGACCACCAACCCTGATATCTAATTGGATCTGAATTAACATTCTTAATAATGAAGAACTTATTTGGTTCTGTGTATACCCACAGATCTACTGTCTTTTCTTCCTCAAGATAGAGAGGTAGTTCTAGATAGTCACTCATTGATTTCTACTTTCATTCCTTCCATAAGATAAAAAGCGTGGGCGGTAGAAACATATGCCCATGTTCCTGAACCACGATGCTTTCCATTGATAAACACATCATAAAAGTCTCCTCTACGCGAAAGGANAACTTTATCTCGCACAGCTATCCATCGCAACCATGAATACCCTCATGCTTAGAGTACAGTTAGTTTATATTCGTCAGGATCTGGGTGTCCAATACCATGAGGACAGATACGCTCCATGATTGCCCTGTCCCCTCGCCAATGCTGTGGGAATGAGCGCATAGAGTGACTAGAAAGATTATGAACGGTACAGTGTTGTCCCATGCACAACTCCTTCTTGTGAGTCCAAATCTTGATATCTGTATTCTCAAGGTAGACAAGATCCATTGTCTCTGCCTTCCAAGCAAGAGACTTCTTAACGCGAGCCTTCTTTAGTCTGTTCATGGTAATATTCTACTCCTGTGAGGGGTAGTTGTCAACAACTTCCTCAATAGAAGTGACGGTAGTACTGATGCGCCAGTCATAGTAACGGGGTCCACGGAGAAAGAAGTACATATCTTTGCCAATTTCAATGTCATCACCATGCGTATTAGTTTCTCTCACATATGAATGAACAGATGAAAACTCAAACCATTCTTCATCCCCGTACATCTCGTTACGTTCATCACCCTTGACACGCTTGGCAATCTGATTTTCCTTATCAATAATGTAGTAAGTTCCGTGTCTTGTAGTTACTTTAATCATATTAATCCCACAATTCTGTAAAGTGTTCAGACAACCAGTGTACGCTAGCCTTGATATCCTTGTCAAGTACCCCGCCAAATTCTTTTGCGTCTTCTTCATCCCAAGCAATACCGTTGTTTGCATACTTCTGAAAAATTGCAATGTGATTTAAGTAATCAGTATTCCTTCTAATCACCATGGCTTCTACATCTTCACAATATGGGTCATTTGGGTCTTTGTAAGCCATTGAGACACCCATGCCATTGTGGATATACCAGTCAAGAACTCCTGCGAATACTCCTGCCAGGTAAATGTCTGCGTTCCACACATCCCTATCGCTATACCCTCGCTTGGCACGCTGATACCACCATTTGGGGGTGCGAATAGCATTACGAATACTACGCTTAACCCGTTGATAAAACCAGGTTATGTGTAGTGTCTTAGTTATCTTCACGTTATCAAGATCCTCCATTAATTGTTCTACTGAACTAAATGTCTTGAGGTCGCCAGCATTTTTCACAACGTACTCCATATTTCATTTCAACAAACACATGTTTGCAGTCTCGTTCTTCAATTAATCTTTCATCCACATCTTCTGGGATATAATCTCCTGCTTCACGATGCTTTGCAACATGAGCAAGCATTTTGTCATAGTCGTATCCTGCAACAAAGCTTTCATTCATTGTGATATCTTCTTTAAAGAATGTGCTGTACTCTGTGCGGAGAGGCATAAGAGAACACGCACAACAATAAAGGCCATAATATACATCATCATAGATGTATGCATCTGCTTCTATAAATCTACAATAGGACATTAATTATCCTGAGATCTATTTTCACACTCGCAAGGGAATCCAACCCATCCCCTGCTATTTTCGCATTGATCATCATGCTCCATTATTTTCACCCGAATCTTAAAATATTTTTTCCTACACACAGATTATACAGAATATTTATCTATCTGTCAAGATGTTTCTGCATTTCTTTCCAAGCCGCAGAATTTTCCTTAATGATCAGACCACCCAGGATATCATCTTTACCCCAACCATACCAAAATATTGGAGAATTACCTGCATATCGATATGTATCTCTAACTAAGCGTTCAGAAGATATTGGATCGAGGATGCTTCCCAAGAGATTATAGTTTGTTTCTGTTACCCAAATTAATCTAGGACCCTTAAGTCTATTAACAGAATTCCTTACATCCTGCAAATAAGAATACCAAGATGCAGCCCCCATACCCACTTCTGGGTAGATGTGACATGATACCCTATCTACCGTCCAACCACCCTTTTTTAAAGATTTAAGGTATCTCTCAGCTCTTTTCATTCCACCACTAGAAAGTCTTGGCAAAACTGATGCTGATACAACCATGGCCTTCCTATCATTAGATTTAATGGTGTTATAGGCTCTCTTTGTCATGGTGACTAAAGTATTTATGTTTTTAGTATCATATGGATACATAAAGTCTGCTAATTGTGGTTCATTCCATATTTCATATGCATTAATTCTTCCAGCATATCTTTTTGATACCATCCAAACAAACTTATTCCATTCATCAATATCATATGGCAACGAGTTAGATCCTGGTCCAAGCCAGGGAGCAAAGTGTGGAGCATCAGGATCTTTTGCTAACCATCTAGGGGTTGCAGCAAAGACGTATAAAATATTCCTGTCGGAATAAAGATTTACTAGATAGTCTAATCTTGACCAATCATAATTGTTTGGTCCAATATGTATATCTTTCCAAGTTACTCCACAATCCCAAAGTCTTACCCAATCAGTTTTCGGGGGGGAGTCTAGTGGATCATTAAAATGCATTCCAAGCATAATTTATTGTATCACTAACCTTTTGAATCTGTTGAATAAAATCCACTACCTTTAAATTGAATATTAGCAAGGCTAATCTTTTTAGTGAATTGCCTTGAGTTGCATGTCGGACATCTAGTTAGAATACCGTCATGGATACTCTGATGAATATCCATCATGCCACAAGAATTACACTGATACGAGTATGTTGGCATTACCAAACCCTAATGGCAGGAACACATTCATCATTACCAAATTCCCAGCCTTCCATTTCTTCATCAGTCATGGGCAAGCCATCGTGGGTATCACAGACAATATCCGAACACCATCCCATATCTTTTCCAAAATTTACCCAATCGTAAAAATCAATTTCTTTGTTATTGATCTTTGTTTCTTCGGCAATCCTCTTACGCCAATACTTCTCAAACTGTGGTTGATCTGGATTCATTCAGTCATCATCCTCGTCAATATTCTCAATTCCATGAATCAAGTATAAGTCTTTCATCTTTACCATTATAGATATCCCTTCAGCTTCCACTCTGAGTATCCACTTTCTTGTGGAGAAATTTCTTCATCAATGGGTAGAGCATACCTATGTTCTGAGGAAGAAGATGCACTTGACCAAGATCCAGAAATATTCTTGGATAGATCTCCAGCTTTCATAACGGCTTCCTTTATCTTATTCTTGGCCTCATGCTCTTCCTTGATCGCCCAAGCCATAGCAGAACCAATAGTCTCCCCAACCGTAACAAATGCCTGTGCAATATCCTGGGGATGACAGGGATCTGTACTTCTAAAATAATTTTGATCTTCAAGGGCAGTAACAACAAGATCAGCAAACTCACGGGTAGTCATGTAGAGATTGCTTCCTCCAAATTTTGATTTAGACATTATATTCCTCTCGATTTATGGCATTTGCATCCACATTTGCCATGGTTAAATTGATACTTGCATGTTCCGTGATGTCCCGTAATGCAAAAGCCACTAGGACCATTTAGTTGTCTTTCTGGTGTAGGGATTGGTGTTGTAAGATCTTTTACCTTCCTCTGCCGTCCCATTTTTTCTCCATAACTCTTGCGCCAGTTTCCGTATAATTATTATACAGAAAACTTTTTTATATGTCAAGTATATCTGTAAGGGTTTTGTCCCAATCTTTTCCACGAACTTCCATGGTATGCATTTTTTTTACATTTTCATAATTTTTCTCTATGTCGTCTTTTCGTACTTTGGGATCTTGTAGTTCCGTCAAATGCCTAATCCAATCATCTTTATTGTATGCAACCCTGCCCACACCTTCACTTGTTAAAAGCTCATATTCTGGGCTATATGATGAAATAAATGGAACCCCTGCAGCGGTATATTCTAAACCCTTTATCGTTGACTTGGCATGATTAAAGGGAAGATTATTAAGAGGAACTAGACCAATATCAATCTTCCTAAACATTTGTGGATACTGGCTAATAATCTTTCTTGGTTCATGGGTAAACTTAACTGATTTAGGAATGTTTGATAGATCAGTTATATCTAGATTCATTTCCTTTATATGACCAGAATGATGAAAGGTTAGTCTATTTTTTTCAAGAAACTCTCCTAGAAAAGGTCTAAGAGTTTCTAGATCCCCTGATCTCCAAGGGAGAGCCCCTACCCAGCCAACAGTAGGAAGGTATCGAGAATAATCCTGCTTTCTTCTCCATCTATCAATATCTATTCCATTACGAACTAGAAATACATTTGTCTTTCCTTTTTCTTTTGTGTAGAAGTCATACAAGAACTGAGTAGATGTTATTATTGCATCTGCTAAATCAATTATCTTCCAGTAATGATCTCTGTTATTTTCTGGGTGAGCCTCTGGATCTGTATTTTTATATGCAAGGTTTGTTTCCTGAAGCCCCTCATAAAAATCATCAACATCAACGACTACCTTTTGATTTGGCTTGGCATTTTCCATTATTTCTGCAACTGATCTAAGCATTATTAACTTAAATACAACTATATCCCATCCATAATTTGCCAATTTATCTCCAGCGTTTGAGCCAAAACCAAACTTTGGATTATATTCTGGATATTCTACCTCTGTATCCCAACCAAACTTTTTAAGCTCAGCTGATGGAAGACAGCATCTATAATGAGCGCAACCATTTGCTTCTTTGGGAGTAGTTTTTGTCCAATCCATAGTTAAAAATGCAACAGATCTTTTGCTCACTTAACCAAACCCCAAAAATAAAGATCGAAAGACTTTTCATTATAAACAAACTCATAGTTTTTAAACATTTTATCTAAGTAAAACTCTGATCGAAAGTCTTGTTCATTTAGATTACAATAATAATCCCACTTTAAAGTAAAAGGGCTATTGTTCGGAGTAGTTCTGGTTGTTCCATGTTCTGGCCTACCATCACTAGCACAGGTAAAGATAACAAATTTATCTGCCATTCTGTGCATATTTAAAAATGTTTCTTTCCAATATGGGTTGTGTTCAAAACATTCTGCACTAACCGCAATATCAAATGAATTATCTGGGAAATCAACATCCTGGGCAGCACACACCAAGTCAACACCAGGACCGTTGTCTAAATCAACCCCCACATACCTGTTGGCATCATAAAAATCTCTCACCGTTCCATTTATGTTTAGTGATCCTAGCTCTATAACTGATACATTTTTAAAATATTCTGGATATATATCTTTTATTTTTTCAAAAAAATCTCTTTGCTCTTTGTGTGACACTTATCTACCCTTCTGTTTTGCTGGCACGAAAGGACTCGAACCTTTAACCCATCGATTAACAGTCGATTGCTCTGCCATTGAGCTACGCGCCATTGAGTATAAATTATACTATAGGCTGTTGATTAAATCAATGTATCGTTCCTTAAGTTTTTTTGAAGAAAAATTGCTGTATCCAATGTTAAAAGCTTCTTTTTTATCATTAGACAAGTCATCCTGTAAAAAATATCTGTCAACTACTTTGGCTAAAGATTTTGGATCAGACTCATACAAGTTCACTCCAATTCTAGTCATAAACTCTTTAACAAAATAACTCTTTGAAAGCCATTTTTGAGGAAGAATCAGGTTGTTTGGTGATATGTCTGTCATAAATACTGGTAGACCACTTATTAATGCCTCATTCATGGGCAGACATAGACCAGCATACCTTCTAGGAAGAATCATAGCATCATAACCACGATACATATCTTCGTGATTGCTCTCATTACCAACCAAAATAGTGAGCCTGGGATCAGAAGAATCTATATCAATATTTGTTTGACTTCTTATAACTAACTCATAATCAGATTTAGAGTATTTAAGCATGTCAACAACACTATTTGTACCATTTCTATCGTATATTGCTGCCTTACCTCCTATATGAAGAAGTTTGTTTGTTCTTTCTGTATTGATCCTCTTGTTCTTACTAAAAAGCTTTTGATCTGTTGGTGGAGGAAGATATTTTACTAAACACTTGCTTGAAAATCTTTCCTCTACCTCCTCAAATCTCCAAAGGCTTGGAGCCAATAAGACATCGGGGAGCATAGCATCTTCATTAGACAGATAATCTAAGAACTCAAAGTTATACTGAAGAATAGTCTTTATTCTTTTTCTTCTTGCCAAGGCAACAAATCTTTTGTTATAAAATGTTTCACAACTAATAACAATTCTTAATCCTTCAAAAAACTTTAACAGAATACTGTTGTCTGGAAAACCTTTGCTAACAACTATGTTCCTTCCCTCATACCACTCATAATGCTGCATGTTCTTATTATGAAATGTTGATGAATCAATGATAAGAATCTTTTCTGGATTTAACATCTTAACTAATTCATGTGTCTGATTCCCAAGACCAGTATCATCTGCTCTTACAACTATTCCAAGCTTCATGAAAGACTATACCTCTTCTTTAAATCTTCTATACTATTCTGTTCCCAATAAGAGATGGGGAAATCTGGATTGTCAAATGGATTTTGATAGTATCCCCACCCATCCCTTGTCCTATTACCTCCCCATTTTTGTTTGAAGTAATCATGAACACCATTAATGTTTACTTGGCATCCATCTCTTGTTGCTCCACCATCTATTTGACATTCTGCATCTATTAAAATATTTCCGTATTCATCTATTTTTTCTATTCCACATCTATGATCCCAGTCGCAGTCTTCAAAATATCCTGGATAAAAATTTTCATCAAAGTATCCTATTTTTTCAACAAGCTTTTTATTTATTGCATTACAGTGCCATACATGACTTGTTCTAAACATGAGACCTTGATATCCATCAAGCATGTTTGCTATTTTTTTAAATCCGTTAGGAAATAACATCGAACTAGAAACAACAAAAGTCCATTCATGATTTCTTTTTAATCCAATATTCCATGATCTAGGGACACCTATGTTTTCTTCCTGATAAGAAACTTCTAGCCCAAGACTTTCAAACTCTCTGCAATCTTTTTTTGTACTATTGTCAATTAATAAAACTTGGTCGTAATTATCTAGGGAATAGATGCATCTCCTGGTTCTATCATTGACCTGATAAACAGGAATGCATACTAAGTAATCTATATTTTCTGAATTATACATTTAAAGAATCACAGCCCTATTTCTTTTAAGTATTTTCTATTGGGGTTTTCAAAGTTAATGTGCTTTGGATTGTCTATACCAATAGATTTTAGAAAGGGAACAGTATAAGATTCTTGAAGCAGAAAGGCTGTTTCTGCAGAAAATATAAAAGTTTTCTTTTTGTTTGAAATATTTTTTATTACCTCAATACCCTGCACATGTTGTTGGTTTGCCTTTACAACATTATGTTCGTGATACTCTATTTTAGATAAAAGAGAGCAGTTCCAATCTCTCGTACATAAAACAATAAAATCAAATCCTTCAATAAATTCATCATCGACAAAGTAATCGTCAATACCGTGAGGAATGCTTCGATGAACCACTAAATTGTTATCATCAAAAACAAAATCATGTCCGTCCCAACTATCAACATTATCTATTAAATTTAGATTTTGTGCAACCATCCTTGACACTATTTTTGTAGAGCTTGACTCAAGACCAGTGACTAAAAATTTCATTACGATACCCCCAGTTCTTTGAGTATATGTTCCCATCTATTTCTGTATGTATATTTTTCTTTAACCAGTTTATGACCAGCCAGCCTAATCGCTTCTCTTTCTTCATCATGAACTAAATAATAATCAATTAGTTCTTTTAGCTGCTTAAAGTTTTTGTATTCATAAAAAACTAAATGTTCTTTATCGGTAAACTCTTTTTCCATTCCAGAAATATAGGGATGAATAATAAATCCTCCTCTGCCCAAAGTTTCATAAACTCTATCCGACCAATAATCTGGATAATTAAAATTAGGGCACAACGTGTCTCCCACAACGACCTTTGTGCTTGCATACAATGAGTTTAAGTTTTTTCCTCTAACAACTCCAAGACCGTCATTTCCCCAGTGTTGAAATTTTTTATCATATGCTGAAGATAACCAATTAATTATTTGAGGACGATATTTCCATTCAGGATGATACCTTTTGCTTCCAACAAATATTACATCTTGTTTAAACTGTTTTACTGGTTTATATGTAGCCTCTTTATCGTATACCCCAGCAGGAAGGTAGTGCCCCTTGACAGATGTTTTTTTGTTAAACCAATCAGCCATCTTTGAGTCAACGGTAAAAAAATGACCAATCTCCTTATACACTGGATCAGAAGATAAATCCTTCTGTCTTTTTAAACCAAACCACAGATCAAGATGATACGTCATTGTAGGAATATTGCTAGTCTTTAATTCTTTTAATACATTAGACATGCTTGTTCTTCCTGGCGTGTTCCATCCATGGGTGTGAGTCCAAATAAACAAATCTGATTTTTTGGCGGCAGAAAGAATTTCTTCACTCTTTGCTTCTGTTTCCTGTAACTGAATAACTTTGTGCCCCATAGATTGAAGAGTTTTTGCATGATGGCTTTCTGTAGAATAGTCTACCCTGAAATTACCCAAAAAAACTATGTTAGCCATTATTTCCCATCTAAATTAATAAAAGAATTATATCATGGAGCCTCAAAACAGATTTGAACTGTTGACCGCTCGCTTACAAGGCGAGTGCTCTACCACTGAGCTATTGAGGCGAGCAATGTTAAATTGCTGCGCTAGACTCACGCTTTACTTCTAGTTTGTGTCTTTCATCAACTATCTCGAAAGCATACGCACGAATCTTTTCTTCATTCTTAGAAAAGTGATGACCACAAAAAAGCAAATCTCCATTTACACCCTCTACCCACACATATGCCTGTGCATGACAGGAGTCACAACGGTCATGTGCATTAAGTTGATCAGTTTCTTCTTGCTGAACTTCTTCTAACATTGTATCCATTATATCTCCCTTTGTTGTTGTTAAGAGTATTATATCTATTACGAAGATATATGTCAAGTGCTGGATGTTGGAATCGAACCAACCATGCGTTACCGCGACAGATTTACAGTCTGCTGCCCCACCTTGGGGCATATCCAGCATAAGCAGTTTTGGTTCATGCTTAGGAATTTTTACTAGTTAAACTTATATTGTTGATCTGTACAAAGAACTACTGGTGCAGAAGCAACAATAGCAATTAGAGCATCTTCTCCAGATCCAGCATTGGCCTCATAGATAATTAGTGCTAGGTCTTCCATGTCTCCGCCAGCCCTTAGAAGATCACAGGTTGACACTCCCAAGGCAATTACATCTTTTTTCTTTGCATATTTTACTGAAGGCTCCAAGGAAACAGCCACCCTCCAAAATTTATTTTTCTTTTTTGAGCTGTAATCACTGGCTTTAGATACAATGGCTGTTGATTGATATGCTGATGCTGCAGGTACTGAAACAAAAGCAACTGCTGTAATAGCAATAACTGAAATTAACTTCTTAATCATTTTTTTTCTCCTATTTGTTTTTATTTTTTTTATTGTCTGCATGAAGGGAATCGAACCCCCAACCGACAGGGTAGAAACCTGTTGCTCTATCCGTTGAGCTACATGCAGTTAGAGCGACAGATGGGACTCGAACCCACAACACCCTGCTTGGAAGGCAGGAACTCTAGCCAATTGAGTTACTGTCGCAAAACATCGTTAGATGCTTTTATACATAAGACCAATTTGGATCTGATGTATATTCTTTGGCATGTTTTGATACAGGCCAAAAGTAATTACACTTTTCACAACAAGATATAAATTTATCTTGAGAAAACTCAGAATAATATTCTGGATCTTTACGATATAGATTATTACGATGAGATTGGTGAACTCTTTTATCCCCCCACCAAGGAGGTAGGGTTATTTTTGATCCACGATTCCAATTTGATTCATGCATTTTACAAAGAGCATTCCAGTTTTTTTCTGTTGCAATGCCTCTAATGTTGCATTCCTTAAGAATGCCAGTTAGGTAAGCAAACAATCCATTGTCATGGTTGCGCCACATCTTAACTGCTGGATGATTTACCCATGCACCTTTTGTTTGATTGCTAGAAATAATCTTGTAAATCTGACGACCTTCTAAAAGCTGCTTATTTAATCTTTTGTTGTCTAGAACAGACGCAGATTGGTTAAAATCTGCATAGGGAACAAATGTTTGCATTTTACTACTCCTTGATAATTGCAATTTCTGCTTCAGGAAACCATAATACATCAAGTTCAGAGTTTTGTAAAGTCCTTATAGCATCATCTGGTGTTTCTACCAATGGCTCTCCAGCAAGATTGAAGCTTGTATTAAGAACAACACCATGACCGCTGAGTTTTTTTATTTCTTTTAGAAGCTGATAAAGAATTGGCACATCCTTGTTTACTGTTTGTATTCTACAGGTTCCATCTACATGAACGACACCGCTAAACATTTTTGCAACGCCATCGAGTACGGGGAAAGAAACGGTCATAAATGGGGACCCAATACCTGCCATATCAAAATACTGATCAGCATCTTCTTCCAATACCGCCGCTGCAAATGGCCTATACCATTCACGCATTTTAATTTTGTTTACAATATCCCTTGCATTGCTATTCATAGCATTAAACAAAATTGATCTATGACCTAAAGCCCTTGGACCCGCTTCTGCCTTACCATGAAATAAAGCAACAGACTTGTTTGACATAATATTATTTGCTATATCTGAAATGGTTACTTTAGTTCCATTTTTTTTGTCAATCTGATAGGACTCTCCGTGAAAAAAAGTGTCTTTAAGTGGACGAATCTGTTTATCTCGCGTTTGTTCATGGTAGAAAAGCATAGCCCCTCCGATACTGTTTCCAGAATCATCTGCTAGTGGCTCAAAATAAAAGTTTAATTCTGGGAATTTATCAATATAGTATCTGTTTGCTACTACATTAAGTCCATATCCTCCAGAAATAACGATATTTTTGTTACCTGTTTTATCTACGGCTTTTCTTATCAAGTAGGATACGGCCTCTTGTGTTTGTTTCTGTACTTGCCAAGCGTAGTCTGCATATAGCTGATAGTTATTTGGATCAACATTATAGGTTTTTGATTTATCTAAAAGGTAATTTATGGCTTCAAGACTTTCATCATGACCAAAGTGGAAATCGCTGGGGATATTTGTTCCATCTACAAACAGATCCATAGATTTATTTTTTTTGTTTCCATAAGCAGACAAGCCCATAGTTTTTCCATTTTCAAGAACATGTTGACCAATTAGGTTAGTTGCTGTTTCATAAACTTTAACTATTCCAAACATTGATTTAGCCTCATATTCGCAATCATCTTCTTCATTTTCATTAAGAATTTTAATTTCAGCATGAGCAGAATTTTCAAAAACCCAAAGACTTTTATATATCTCCTTAAAGTTTGCTGGATACGAAACAGAATAGATAGTCTCTGCCTCCCTACATGAATTTAAAAGCATAGATCCATTTCGATCAATTATGATCGCTGCTGCGCTATCAAAGCCACTGTTATAAAATGCTAAACTAGCGTGTTGTAGATGATGATTATCAGAAAAATTTATAATTTTATCATATCTTACAAATTTATTAACAACCATTTTAAAATAATTAAACTCATATTCATGCTTTACAACACCGCAGTAAACCACCAAATCAACGTAGTCTATGTTTTTTAAAATTTTTTGAACAGAAAGCATTGGAAACTTGTCTCTTTTTTTTCCTGAAAGCCTTTCTTCTTTATAAAAAGCGACAATCTCTCCATCCTCATAGAGACATGCGCTGCTGTCGTGTGCTGGACTTATTCCTAAAATTTTCAATGAATCTCCTTTGAGTATTTTCTTAAAATAAATATTATTTTTCAGTGTTTTGTTTTGTTTGTTTTTCTGCATGAGTCTTGCTCAATTCCTCAATTTTATTATTTAAAATAAAAATCTGAGAATTAAGATTGGCAATCTCTGCCTCGTAGTTAATTGCTTGCCGAGCCAAACGCTCTATTGTTGTGTTTAGTGTCTTCTGTAATAGATCTTCGTTAGTCATTCCATTTTCTCCTTATAATATCCTGTTCTTTTATGAACAGGGAGTCTGATTGTTCAAATACTTGTTTTATTATATTTCTTGATGCCCATCGGTAGGCTGATTCAGATCTTATAAACTTCTTTACCTTCCAAATGCTATCAATCCCATTATCTGACTTCCATACTGTAGCACAGCACCTGTACATCCCCTTGTTAACAAAAGTAATCTTTGCATAAAATTCCATTATGTCTCCAACAGATCTAGGGGTGTGGGTGCGGTCACCCTTGTTGTACAAATAGCACACTCTGCATCTAAAAAGTATGCTGAAACCTCGTAGTCTTCATCAAATGTGGCTTGGATTGTAAACAAGGTAGATCCACAATTGGGACACGCCCTTGTTGCAATTCCCCTAGCATCTAACATTTAACACTCCTTTGTATAGATATGACTTGTCCACTCCTAAATTTTACATTAAAAGTGGACATATGTCAATATCAAACAGAATTTATGTGACGAGAAAAGATAGCATCGATCTCTGCCAAGTCGCTAGGACCAAGGGCTTTAGATCTCTGATAATTCCATTCTTTATAAACATTCCACTGATGGCTTTTGACCTTCTTTGTGAAAATATTCTCAAAGGCACCTTTAAGTGTCTTCATAGATATCATCTCCTTTTGGGGTATGTGTTAATAATATCAAACTTTTGTTTAAAAGTCAACTAAAAGGTATGTTATTTGTGTCACAGCTATCTATACTTATTTCTTAACTTTGGCTTAACCCCTGCTTGAACACACTTAGCATATGCTATTCCATATACCTTTTCTGAACTCTCTCCTGCTTTTCCGCCAGTGCCTCTACGGACAGCAGAAGCAGCACTCTCTAGATCCCTTAGCAGTCTTTCTTCTTGTTCCTTCATAGATTCTCCTAAAATATAATTTCTTGTGTGTTTACATTTTTATTAACTTTTTTGTTTATTTCTTCATTGTAGAATTCATTAAAATTAATTCCAATAAGTTTTTGATATTCAATATATTTATCATAATCTCCTACACCAAAGGTACCCTGCTCTTTACCTGTAAGAATATTCTTTTGAATGCGCTTAGATTCCATCTCCATCTCTATCCATTTCAAAGGTCTCTTGATATCCTCAATTTGATTCCAGATTTTAGGGCTTTGCTTTCTTTTATAAAAGTGCCAAAACAACATCTCATTTGGCGCATAAATCTTCCAATACCTTGTATATGCTCTTATAGCTATACACAACTCTTCACCCATAAAGGATATTCTTTCATCGTATGGTATTTCTTTTACAAATATTCCAGGGGCAAATAGGTATCCAGCCAAAACGGTATGTGATGGATGTGGGCTAGAGAGATCATCAAACCTTTCTCTTATAGATGACCACGATCCGTTGTCCCTATTATGTACCCTTGACCAAGTAGGTTCGCTCCACAGCTCTTCATGCTCCTGAATAAAATATTCTTTTCCTCCAGTATGTATTTCATATGCTGCTGGATATTGGCTGAGAATTATTTTTTCTGTTCCTGACAATTCAACTGATTGACGATATGTGTTTTTTATTTTTGTATCCCATCCATCAGAGCATCGCATATGGGAGTCTATCTGCAAGTAAAAGTCTTCCTCTCTGTACATTTCCATTGCAAGCTTTCTTGCATATCCAGCACCCCTGGCATCTCTAAAATCCATCTTTAAGTATGATAGATTATTTACAAAAGATAAATCTGGGTGATTGCTAATGACATCCTGTGAAACAATTCCAAAATACAGATCTTGTGGTCTGTCTGCATTTTTTATTAAGCTTTTTATTGTTGGAACTAATTCAGTATCTTTGTATGATGCAATGGAAATAAAAATACTCATCCTAGCTTTTGTCCTCCAGGAACGTCATATACTGGATCGAGTGTGACGGAAACTCCGTGAGATTCGATAATGTTCTTTACTCTTTGCATATACCAGATACATTTAAGTCTTTCATTATCGTTTAGATGTCTCCAATGACTCTCATAGAATCTTAACCCAATGTATGGTGGATACATTTCATATTCTACAACATCCATAACAAAATCAACAGGGACTGGAACTGAGTGAACCTCTTTTTTCATTTTAGGTGTATATATCATTCTACCTCCATAGTCAAAGACTGCCAAGTATCAAACCACGACTGCTTGGTCTTATGCTGGTTGAACTCCCTGTCGATATTTCCCTCTTTTAAATAAACACCACCCCAGACTCCCCATTCTTTATTTGAGACTCCGACAGCAAAGCACTGCTTTCTTACTGGGCACTCCCTGCAAAAACTATCTATTCTTGCAGCAATTGCCTGATCTTCTTCATATTTATCAAAGAATATATTGGTATCCATTCCAAGGCATCTAGCCTCATCTTTCCATTTATAGGTCATCTCTCAACCCCATATAGTTGGGTATAGACCAACCAGTTTCTGTTATTGCATAAACTGTTCTCTTATACCATTGACCATTTTTATATGCTCCCTTTTTATCAAATTGAGCAGATGTATTTTTCTTATAGTGAACAACGTTCCAGCCATCCCATTCAAGGTCTGGTCTAAAGGAAACTATCTGCTCCATCTCTGTCAAACTAGTTACGAACATATTCTCTCCCTGATTGTGTTGTGTGAATAATTTTCTTTATCCCAGAATTCTTTATTAGCTTTAAACATCTGGGGCAAGGTCCACTATCCCTATCTTCTCCATGCTTATTTACTCTAGCTATATATATAATTGCATTTCTTACATCATGTCGTGCATCACGGATTGCAGATTCTTCTGCATGTGTGCTGCAATCTGTCTTAATGTGTTCTGGAGAAACTATTGCTGGATGATTTCTATTTCTGTTATATCCAGTACCAATTACCCTGCCTCCCTTTACAATTACTGCTCCATGGGTATTTCTTGCGCTAGACTTTAATGCAAAATATCTTGCAACACTTAAATAAGCCTTGTCTTTCTTGCTCAACATAAAATTCCTAGTATCTGAAGATTCCAACTTCTACTCCGCCCAGTTCTGCTGATCCTACCAACTTAGATGGCCTTTGATTTGGTGTTGAAAGAAATGCAAAGTAATCAAATGTGTTCATGTTGTCTTCAATAAAGGATGCAGGAACTCTAAAAAACTTTGCTTTGATTCCTCTTTGCTTTAAACTGTTTTCCGATCTATTGCAAAACTCAGCGGTAAAAGAGTTAATTTGCGAAGGTCCGACAGAGTAGAGGTTAAACTCACCATCGTTGACATCTGATAGGGCAACCCCCATGGCACGCAAAAATACGTTATAGTCTGAGAACTCCTTGGTTCCCTGAACAATGATATTCATTATTATCCTTCTGATAGATTGTCTAATATAAAAAGCATCTTTGTTACGTCCCTGCTAGACATTTCAAATGCGTCAATCGGCCTAGAACTTGATTTATCAATCTCACCATCCATAGTTAGATCTGCCTGATAGAACATATTGTCAACAACCCAATAAGCCTTATCCTCAATGATTGCAACACTTACTGGACGATCTTCATTATCTTCCATTTCTTCTTCTACCTCTCGAACTATGCTGTCAAAAACTCGATCTAATTTATCTTCACGCATATAATAATATGCATTAGATATAACAGACCAAAGGAATCCTATGGATGGATTAAACGAAAATAAGATGTGTAACACCTCATCAACTCCTCTCTATAATTTTATCAGGAGTTACTTCTTTTGTCAAATTTAGAATCAAAAGCTGATCCTTGCCAAATTTTTTTAGATTCTCTGTCGCGCATAATAGCATTCCTTTTTGATTCTGCCCAGGATTTTCCAGAATCTCCTCCCCAAAGGAGCCAAGCAATTAGTCCGTTGGATGGATATCCATCTTCTCCAGAGTTCCATCCCTTTCCCTTTTTATCAACTTCGTGACGAGCAAAAAAGGAATGCATTCGTAAAATAGTGTCGTCACTTAAAGATTTTTTATTAGAAATATCTCTTGCCCTAGCAATACCAACAGATGTCCCTCCCCTGCCGTGCTCTCTTCTTAATTCAAGCCCCCTTCTGGCATTAGATGCCATAGAGTCCGTTGGAATGTGTCCTTCAGCCATTTTTACTTATCCTTCTAGGATCAAATGCTCCAGACCAAAGGCTTTTCTTTGCTGTCAAAGATCCAACTCTATGTCCAACCATTCTTCCAGTTGGTTTCCCATCACGATATAGCTCAATGACTGCCGCTGGATTTTCTGGCGTTCCGTTAATTGTAAAATCAGAATCTGGAACACTATACGATCCATCTCTAATTACTCTTCTTACTTTGCCTTCTGCTCTTCCTCCACTAGAGTTCCAAGAAACCATTTGTCCTACACGAACAGACTCTGCCTTGTATACATCTTCTATCTCTTCTTCCTCTTCATCCTCGTCTTCCATTTCTGGTTTGACGTATCCATCTGGGATAGCGGCTAGCCTACACTTGCCCATAGGCTCCACCTTATAAGAAAGAATTGCACAGCCCTGACTCTCTGGATTGAAAAATGAACAGTTCGCGCACATGACACCAATCTTTGCATCTTCATTTTCAGAACCTGGTTCGTACCCAACCCAAATGCTTGATGTGCCCTGATCAAATGGACCATACTCATCTGCAATTCTTAGGAGGGCATCATGAAAAGCCTTTTCCTCTTCTGTAAGTTTTGCGTAAAGTTCTCCACGATATTTTTCAAATTCATCATTTAAGGACTTGGCTGCTTCTGGTTCTGAAGCATAAAGGGCAGCCATCTGCCTTTCAGCAGCATCTCTAGTTTCATGGCATCCTGATAACTCATTAGTCCCTTCTTTAAAGACTCCATATCCAGAACACTGTGACGTTCCCTGACGAATATCCCAAGGCATTATTATTCTCCAAAAATCTTTCTGTGAGCTATTCTTCCATAGGTTCCTGGAGGCTGAACATTATACCCTTTAGATTTTTGCCATGCTGCAACAGAATTCCAAGGGTATCCTTGTTCATACTTTACTGGCTCTCCCTTAAAAAATCCAAGGTCGTGAAGTCGGCAAGCAAGCCTATATGATGCAAGGTTTTTGACAGAAGCATCATTCATTGCAGCAACAACATTGTTGAACTCTGGAACTTTTCCGTCCCACAGCTTATCAGAATTAAATATAGGTAGATCAAACTTTGATCCATCATTGTCTGCTCTATTGGTAAAACTAATATGAATATGATGAAAGTGTCCATAGCCAGATCCACGGAATTTCCAGTTGTTGGCCGTGGCAGAGGCTACTTGCCCTTCATAAACAATGTGAGCAATTCTTCCCCCATCTTTTCCTGCACGACAATAAGCTGCCAATTGGTCTGCAAATTCTTTTGCAACTTTTTGACCCTTGCCTTTTCCTAAAAAGTCCTCATCCAAATCGATGGCATGGACAATGCCTCGTGGATCTGGATTATGATACGATCCCTTTCCATTTGTTCCCCAACCATCGCGGGAGGCATGTGCCGCATCACCAATCCAACCATCACTAGCCTTATCTCTGCCTACCCACTTTTTATTTACTTGATCGCGCAGAGTTACTCCTGCGGCACAGAGTCTTGGTCTGGGATTTGACATTATAAAGTACTCCAATCAATTTCTGATTCTTCTGCCACCGTATAGTCTTCTTCTGTTAGTTCATTCATTTCTAAAGGCTCCATAAATAAATTATACCACTGTTACTGGTATTGGTTTTAGAATAAAAGAGAAATTCCCCAGACAATCATTGATGTAAACACAATTAATCCAGCTACTGATCCACTCTTAAATGTCGTATTTTCATTTAGTACAAAAATAGCATTAGAGATTAGTGAGAGGAAAAATAAAACCAAGGATACTATTATAAAGGCCGTCATGTGTAAATTTTACCTTAAAAAATCTTTAATGTCAACTACATGAATCCCATGTTTGATAAGTATTCCTTTATTTCTTCTGTTGGTTTTGGAGGAGTAATTAAGTTTTCAGAATCTTCCCTTACACGATCTTTAGTTGCAGACTTCCAGGAGTGTATTGATATCTCTTGATTTGTATTTCTGGGTGTGTGAGCTATTGCGTTATATACCGCCCCTGTTACAGCATCAGAAAGGTCTTTGCTGCCTTTTCTTGGGTGATCTACCTTTTTGTCTGAGACAATTCTAAGCTGACTCATCTCTTCTAAAAGAATATCGTTGTGGGGCATTAGGACACGATCTTCATAGACAAGCATGGCAAGATCCTCATAATGCTTTTTGCCCACTGAAAGCGTATCAGTTTTTATTCCAACAGATTTTAATTCTTGTTGAATATCAAAAGACTGCCATCTGTCAAAAGTAACTAGACCGATCTGAAATCCCTGTCTGCGAAAATCAACAATCCAATTCTTTACTTCAGAAAGATTTACTGGACCTTCTCTTTGTGGTTCCCACCATACGATTGCATCCACAATAACCAAAGGATGTATCTGAGTGTGATCGTTAAAGGTTCTTACTTGAACCCATTTATCAACATGGGATATAGCGATTGCACACTTATCATGCTTTTGAGCTAAGTCTGCATGAAGATAATATCTTACCCCATCCTTTGGTTCAAATGCTGCCTCCACCCTTTTAAAGTGGTCTATGGGATTGTGCAAGCACATAGCTTTTTCTAGTTTGTCTTTTTGTTTAAAGAAAGCATCTGATACAAAAGAAGGAACGCAAGCAAATCTCTGCATTGCATCTGCATAATCTGTCATAAAGGCAATCTTAAAATCATCAATTTTTCTTGTAGGGTTTGCTTCCCATGTTGGTCTCTTAATGGCAAAGACTCCTGGATACTTATATGACATAATATGATCCTCCTCCCATTCAATATGGAATTGATTGTCTGGATTATCTGGTGGCATATCATCATTAATAATAAAAGTATGCTTTCTTATTTCCACTTCTTTTTCAGCAACAACTTCATCATACCTTTTAGAAATAAAATCTCCTGGATACCTTGGGAAAGAAAGCAGAACAACCTTTCCATAATCAGGGAATCGTGAGTCAACTGAGGCACGGAAAGCTTTATAGATTGCATCACCAGTTTTTGCATTTTCATTTCCACTCGCAGATTCTTGTGAGAAACCAGATATCTCATCAAGGATGGCAAGAATAAGGTTTAGACCTTCATGGCTTTCACGTTCTGAGTGACCAGAGAATACTGTAATTGCCCTATCAAACTCAATGGTATTAACCTTAGAATCATACTTTCCAGCAAACCATGGAGATCTTTCTATTTTATTTTTAAAGTTTTTAAAGAAAACATTCTTTGCCTGTTCAGCGTTAATAGCAATGTTGATAATATCTATTGAATCACCTGGAGGTTTGCCAAAATACTTTGCAGGATCTTTTAGGCACAATAGCTTATACACAAGATAGGAGCAACCAATTGTAGAAGTGTGATCTTTCCCACTACCCTTTCCCAGTTGCAGAATTACCTCGGCCTTGGTGTAGTTTTTTATAGTGTCTTTTTCCTTCTACCTCTCCCATAATTCTAATCAAATCTTCTTCTTTGAATATTTGGCTCATAGCCTCCACAAGATCTCTTTGAATTTCAGAAAGTGGTGGCTGATTAAGATAGTCTTCGCTATAAAGAAATGTATCCAAATCTACTGGCTCTTCCTCAAAAGGATCGTCATCTAATGCATCGAAGAAATCATCAAAATTAAGCGTGCTCAACTGTGATCACCTCACCTTGACCAGAAACATCTGCGAGCCTTCTTGCTACTTCATTGCGGCATTTGGGACATTCCCCTGATACTTCCCTAAGAATTCTGATCAATACTTCTTGTTTCTTTTCTTGCTCAAGTAGTTGATCTGCAAGCTCCTTGTTTTCTAAAAGCCCAGCTTTTTGAAGCATATCAATTCTTTTACTTTCAATATCCATGACAAGCTTAATTGCTGCTGTTTTTGCAGAAAGATTTGCTGTAGTCGTGGCATCTTCAATAACTTCATATGTTTGTTTAATTAGTTGATTGTAATGTTGATCCGCCCCAGCCAAGGCTTCTCTTGCACGAACCCTAATGGCTTCATTGTTGGCAATCATGTCTCGCCACTCATTCAGCAAGCTAAGCACACGATTACGAGGAATTTCTAATTCCTTAGATATTGCTGAAGCATCTTTGCCTTTTATGTATTCTACGGCAACCTTATTTACTTCTTCAATATGTAAAATAATATCGTTATTATCCATTATCTTCCTTGATAGGTAACAATTATAGCAGTAGCAGGGTAGATATGTTGCCACCTTTTAATATGGTGTCTACCCTGCCACTAACTAATAGCAGCGATGACCTGGGTAGTACCAGTGGTGCTTACCATTGCCATTTTGCCATGCTGTATAAAAAGCACGATCTTGATAATATCGTGACCATTTATGAATAGGCTTGTCAAAGAGACTTTTTATTTCTCCAGATAAACCATCGTTGTGTTTCTTGGATTCTTTTAGCATCATCCAGACAAGACCATCTCTCCATTGAGAGTCCAAAAATTGATAGGCTCCTCTTGCAGAAGATGACTTATTGGCAGCATGATATGAGAATCGTGACTCTCTTTGCATAATGCACTTACGAGAGTTTTCCCATTTTTTATCATACCACTTACCACGATAAAGTGAAGGTTCGAAGCCCTTCATATCACCTGCAAGATTGGACCTAGCAGCCCTATGTTCTTGACTGATGTATGCGACCGTGGCGACCGCAGTTGGTGCAGACTTAGCATACACCGTTTTGGAGTCATCAGCAATGGCTGGTACAGTAAGTGATAAAGTAATAACCATTCCTAACATTCCTCCTAGCAGTTTCGTTTTCATCTGTTTCCTCCTGACGGCGGCAACATCTATCTAGAGTATCACAAAAAAAAGAAGATTTCAAGGTTTGAGAGGGTATTTTTATGTATTATTTTTTCTTTGATAAGTTCTTTCTCTATGGCAGTTGGAACATACAATGTCACATTTGGCTACTTCTTTTAGTATATCTTCTATACTAAAATAATCTAACATTTGTCCGATATTAGCAACTTTTTTGCCATAAACATGATCAAAGTCAAGAATGTAAAAAGGATATTTAGCCTTACAATCTGTGCAACCATTTTTTTCTTTCATCTTTCCAAGCATCTCTTGGACTTCTCGCTTCTTTGCAGCGGTTCTTTTTTGTGGCTTTTCTTTTTTGTTTCTTTCGGTATCGAATAGATGTGGCTGATTATAATTCTTTAGATTATCTTTTGCCACAGGAATATTATACCGTTTTCTTTTTATTTCTTTTTTTAGATAGGGGCTTTATTCGTTCTGGATAAAAAGATCTCAGTCCACAAGTTACACCCTTTTCTAATTCGTAGCAATCTATCCACTGTTTACCGCTATCTATCCTTGTAACAAATTCTTTGAACTTAAACTTTACTCCCCAAACACCATCTATCTTTATTACTTCTCCCTTAGAGATGACTCTCCCAGAATCTAAAACATATTCATCTGATCTAGAATAAAGATGTTCCATAGGGCTAACGACTTTTTTTCTTCTAGCCATTTTTTTCTCCCCTTTGATTGGCAATCTTTAAAAGAATTAGGTATCCAATAAGATCATCAACATCATTGTCCCCAGGATATGACTGATTATTTTTCAACCTATTTAATTTATCATCTATGCGAACGTAAAGCTGCTCATTATTTTCTGCCTTACTAAATATTCTAATCGGGCTCAGGGCTGAATTTCCATATGCTACATTCTTCTTTAATAGCAACAACTTTATATCATCACAGGTCTTTGAGATTTCCTTACCTGCGGGAGCTTCCTTTGTAAGAGCCTCTAGATTCATCTTTTTAATCCCATCTTCTTTAGTTGACGATATATTAATTGTACACTTACACCACACTCTTTGGCAATATCTTCTGGAGACTTTTTATCCATGACATATCTTTTTTTCATAAAAGCTTCAGAAAGATGTAGTCCCTTACTTCTCATAATTTACTTACCTTATCCCAATTATCCAAAGAAAACATACCTATTCCAATAGCATCTGCAACATCGTTATCTGTTACATTTATGGAATACTTTTTGTTTACTATGTCTATAGTACGATTCTTTCTTATTTCTCTTTCTTTTGTTTTGTACCATGCTGCTGACTTCCCTGGATTTTGAGACTTAATCATATCCTTCTCTTCTTTCTTGATCAGGGGATTACCAATATAAGACTGCCAGGATATGGGAGCGACAGAGTGGACCCTTTTTACTCCAGACAAGGTTGCTCCAGCAATTAAAGCACCTTGACTAAGAGCGAGGTTGGCTGCAACCATGGGGCTATTGGCAAAAATAGTTTTTTCAATAACCATGCACTCTGTGGGCATTGCTTTAAACATAGATTGAGTCTTCTTTGCGGTATCGGCAATCTTCTCATAAATACCCGATCCAGAAAAGGTAACCTTTCCATAACTCTTTAATTCACAGTTTATAAAAAAAGCAAAGGCAATGCTTCCTGTACTTGCATCAACTGAGCAGAAAGACTCAGGGGCACTATTCTTGTTCATATTCAAACAGCCCCTTAAGTTCTTTTAGCATTTGATCAACTTTTCTTTTGTTTATCATACATATGTTACAGAATCCATTTTCATTATATATAGATATAAAAGATCCACATCCTCCAGAACATTTTCGCTGCTTTGATGATCGATTTTTTATTCTATTAATTTGATATCTATCTTGTATTTTTTTCTTGGTAGCTTCTTCTCTACACTCTACAGTGCAATAAATCTGATAGCTTATTTTTGGCTGGAATTCACTAGAACACCAGCTGCATAGTTTCATGCAAGATACTCCAAAGGTTCAATCTTTACTGTTCCCGTTGCTGCTAGGGCACATGCATCTCTTACTGGACAACCTTTGCATACCTTCGAGTTTGATCGGTAAGTTTTCTTAGGAATGTCTCCACTTTCCCATTGTGCCCGAACCTTCTTCATCCACTCAAAGGCATAGTCTGCCCAAGCCTTATATTCTTCTTTAGGCTCTACTGTAATAGCATGAAGCTCATGCGAATTTTTGTTCTCATAAAGAAGAATTCCTAGCTTTCTTCCAAGAACCTTCATGTAGATAATTAGCTGCATAAGGTGGTAGTTTGGTGGCTTAGCGTGCTTACGATAAGCAAACGATTCTTCCCTCATTGTTTTAATTTCTACTACTGGTTGCTCTTCCCCCCACTGGACTACGGCATCAGCAAATCCAAAGATGGGCGGGTCTTGAGCTATAATTCTTTTTTCTTTTTCTACCATGATTCCAGCATTCTCAATGGCGGTTTGAATTCTTTCATGTCCATCAATACCGCTCTTCATGTTAGCTGCAGAATATGCGTCTACATCATCTTGAAACTCTGTTCCAGAGAAGGCAAGGAACCAATATCTAGCACAAGCACCACTACCATAAACAAGTGTTGAGGGGCTGAATGTTTTCTTTGTCTTAAACTCTGTTTTTCTGTTTACAGTATATCCAGACTCAATCTTTTCGATAAAAGCTTTTGTATCTATTGCGCTATCTGGTTGTTTATCTATTACCTGCTTTAAAAAATTTTTAGCCATTTTTATTTTCCTATCATTTTAGGTGATAATTATATCACTTGAGGGCGTACTTCATTGTCTGACAGAATAGATTTATTTGCTCTGAGCAAGTAAAATACATATTCTTTTTTGCTCTATCTGATTTGTCAACATTAGCCATCCATGTTGCTTTCATTGCCATTTTCGCAGCAATAGCTTGCAACCTTACAAGTTCTACCGATATAACATTCTGAGGAATATCTGGTTTAAAGATCGTCTTTGCAATAAACTCTAATGCTATGGTAAGCTCTGTATCATTCATATACTCTGATATTTCATACAGATCGTTTATCTGTTCAAGGGGTGTCTGATTCGTCATTATCTACCAACCTTTCAAATTCTGACCACTCAATAATAGCAAGACGGGTCTTACCATCAAGTACTAGCATTATGACTGGTGACTTGGATCTATCTACCTTTAATGTATCTGTTACTACCTTAGCCCAAACATTTTGTGTGATGCTAAAGCTTTTGGTGAATTCCTTAAAGTCTAAAACATAATTCTTCCATGTAGCATCACCTTTCTGAATCTTACCCCGACCACTATTCTTTTGTAGTCTGGCTCCAATTCTTTTAGCTTCTCCTTTTTCACTCACTTGTAACCCTTAACTGCCAAAGAAACTCTTGATGTGTGTTTGTTTTGACAAAACCATGTTAAGTCTAAGGTGTCAGACCAAAGCCTTAAAGAATACACAGATTCTCCACAGTTCTGACAAACAAAAGTTCCATTATATGTCGTAAACTTATTCACCATTTACCTTCTTTATTAGAGACTCCTGCATATCTAGATTTTCTTTTACTCCAAGCACAAGTTTTTCTCTTCCCTGGTATCTCTCTCCTTCGCAGGTATACCATGCTCCTGCTCTCTCAATAAAACCCAGAATTTCTGCTGTATCTACAAGATCTGCAATAGAATCAACCCCAAGGTCTTCTCCTCTAAAGTAAAAATCATACTCTCCAGTTTGAAATGCTGGACTTGTTTTTGAGAATTGGACATCCCAACGTACCTTACGACCAACCTTTTCTTCAATTATCTTGTCTCCAACATATATCTTACCCTTGATGGCCTGATTGTCTGATTCTGATGAGAATAATTTAACAATAGTTGATGAATAGAATTTTGTTGCCATTCCCCCTGTTGGTTGCTGACTAACATACATGGCTCCAATATTGTTGCGAGCCTGACTAATCAAGACCAGAAGGGTTGGCTTTTCTTGATTATTAGCGTAGTTAAGCATCTTGACAGCATTGGTCATATCTCTGGCTTCTGCGCCAATCTGTTTGGTGTTCTCTAGTTGTTTTAAATCTGTTGAATCTTTTTCAAAATAAATAGCAGGTAGGAGAGCAGAAATACTGTCAACAACTATTAAATCTACCCCAGCTTTCATAAGGTCTGTACCTACATCTACCATATCGTTCATTGTTCTGGCGGTAGAAACGATTAGCTTTTCTGGATCTACCCCCAAAGCCTTTGCCCATTCTGGAGAGAATGTCATCTCTGCATCTATCCATGCACAAACTTTTCCTTCTTGTTGAGCTTGAGCAATTAACTGTAAGCAAAATGATGACTTTCCACTTGATTTGTTTCCCCAGACTAATACCTGACGACCGTAGGGAAATCCACCATTTAAGGCACGATTAAGGCCAAAGCTTGGAGTCTTTGCGAACTCTGTGTCTGCCATTTCTGAGCCAAGAGTTATCTTCTTTCTTAGCTTAGGATTTAGACTGGCTAGAATTTCATCAATATTGCTCACGCCAACACACCATGCATTTCTGGTCGTGAAGAATTAAACACAATCTTCTTTGTCATTGTTTCATCCAACGAAATATCTGTATATCCATCTCTTACTAAGCCAGCATAAAGATCAAGGGTTCTGATAATGATATCCGCTAACTCTTCTACTACTTGACCGTCACCCTTTTCTTTTCTAATTGCCTCCAAAACTTCAGAACACTCTGAGTGAATCATAGCGATCTGCTTGAGATAGAAGATTGTGTGGTTTTCTTCTGTGTTTGGTTCCCAGAAACCTTTTTCTACTGCATTCTTGTGTATCATTTTTGCCATATTGTCTAACGTCACGCTACAACTACCTCCTGAAATTGGTGTGTGTATATCTTCTTTACCCATAGTAAAAAATCTTGTACCTCGTGATCCCATTTTGCTTGATTACAATATGAACAACAAGCAACTACGTTGTTCGATTTGTAACCTATTTTAGAATCTACTCTATCTATCCCAGACATTGGAAACTTAAAGTCCCATCTTTTTCCATGTGATGGCCTCATTTCTGGCTCTTCACCACAATAATAACAGTTTTTCTGAGTTATGTCAATAAATTGCTGATAACTTATATCCCATTCAAGATTTCTTTTTCTTGCTGATTGTTTATAACTCTGATACCTCCATTTATATTCTGGTTCTGTATCTGTGCTTCTTGTAGAACACCTACATCCAGTTCCCCTTCCCAATAAAATTTGACCAACATGAGATGATATCAACCTTTTTTCTTTGTTGCATATCTGACAGACTCCGTAAAAAAAAGTTGCAGTTCTAGAGTAATGTTTTTCTAATTGACGATTAGTTATTAGTATAGTTCCAACCGTGCTTCCTTTGTCTATTTCTGGTAAATATTTCATATATAAATTATATCACAAATGCTTTTTGTAGTTTAGCATTCGTTATACTAAGATATCCTGAAAAATAAGATCTTCATCTTTATTTACGCTGTAATCAATTTTATATGCAGATCCTTCTTGTAATCCAACATATGCCTTTGGAAATGTGCTTGGGAATACAACCAAGCTAAGAAGATCTCTTCCAAAGTCAACCAGAATGAGCGACCCCATCCTTTTTCCAGCTTTCGTAATCCTTGACTTAAATGCTAACACAAAATACTCATCTTGTCCATATGGCAATTGCTTGTAATTTAGGAAGCGTACCAACGCTGACTTACTCTCTCGTATCTCTTCCACAGGTATCGCCTCAACGATCCTGTTAGATCCAACAAGAATAATATAAGTGCGGCCTGCTTCGATGGATGTCTCTTCTTCATCAAACACTCCTATTGATCCTGTGGAGTCAAGGATATCTACCCTGCTCCAGCCCTTGCCTCTCTTAATACTTCTGACAACACCCATTAAAATGAATGCTCCCTTTTCATCAAACTCATCTATTGAGTTTATATATGCATGATAGTGCTGTGGAACCTGAATGTTAAATTCTGGAAGATTAAGGTACTCATACATGTTTTCTTTAACCTTATTATCATCCCGTGGATTATCTGGAAATGTCAAAGCACCAATTGCATTCATGGATGCTAGAGCTCTGCTGTTTACCCCATTTCCCTTTGTAAACGTAAACTCTTCAACATCTTTAAAGCTTCTAAAAGGCCGTGATTCAATATAACGCCCAGCAATCTTATCAGAAATAAACTTAATGCTAGCCAACCCAAAACGTATTCCTTTCCCTTCAATTTTAAAATCAATATCAGAATCATTGACATGTGGCAATCTTAACGGAATTCCCATTCTTTTTGCCTCAATCAAATACTCTGTACGAGCATCTTTATCTTTTTCATTCTTTAAAAGAGCAAACATAAACTCTAAGGGATAATAATACTTTAACCACGCCGTCCAATACGACACAGTTGAGTAAGCGACCGCATGAGATTTATTGAATGAGTACCCTGCGTGGGCTTCAAAGTCATGCCACATCTTTTCAGCTGCCGACCCACCAAGTGGCCCAGTTGCATTCCGAACAAATAACTCTTTGAACTCATCAAATTCTGTTGCATCCTTTTTCTTACCAATAATCTTTCTTACCTTATTGGCCTGTCCCATAGTCATACCGCCCAACTTTGTACAAGCAAGCATAACTTGTTCCTGATAAAGAATTGTACCGTATGTATCTTCTGTAAACTCTTTCATAATTGGACTTGCATACGTTATACCCTTTTTACCCTGCTTTCTGGCAATATATTCTTTTCCGATGGTATTCATTGCTCCTGGACGAACAAGAGCGTTGGATGCAACCAATTCATCAAACTTTCTAACACCCATTTTTACCAGCAAATTTGTATAGGGAGTTGCTTCACACTGAAAGACTCCCTTGGTGTGACCATCAGAAAGCATGTTGTATACATTTGGATCTTCCATGTTTATTGATTTAAGCTCTGGTCTTTTTCCAGTCCTATCTTTTATGATAGACAAAGTATCGTTTAGGACTGTAAGAGTTTTAAGACCCAAAGCATCAATCTTAATCAGACCAATGTCTGCTGCCTCATCCATATCTACCGCTACCACAGGAAGCCTTACATCGCTCCCTGTGACGTTTCTAGTCTCCATTGGAGCAATTCTGCTAATAGGAAGTTTTGATGTCACTACGCCTGCTGCATGGACTCCTGTGCCTCTAATACGACCACGCAACTTGTCTGCATATACTTCTACTTCTGGATACTTGTCTCTAAACCACAAGGTATTCTTAGAAGTTATAAATTCTTCCCATGTATCCACTGTCTTAAGCGCACGATTGACATCAGAAAGTGGAACATTGAAACAACGAGATACATCTCTAACGACTCCCTTGTCTTTAAACTGAAGGAAGGTTGCGATTGATGCAACATGCTTATACTGCCTTTCCAAGTATTCCTTTACCTCTTCACGGCGGCTGTCTTGAATATCAGAGTCGATATCTGGCATATCATCTCGATCAACATCAATAAATCGGAAGAACAAAAGTCCATGCTTAATTGGATCAACATCTGTAATTCCAAGGGCATAGCAAACTAAAGATCCTGCACTTGATCCACGACCTGGACCAACCATAATGTCGTTAGTCTTTGCCCAGTTCAGCATATTCTGAACAACGATGAAATAGGATGCAAAATTCTTTTGCTTGATAATATCCAACTCTTCATTTAATCTATCTATATACTCTTGATTTGTATCTAAATTATTTTCTTTTAACCAAGATTCTGCATACTTTCTAATCTGAGCATCTGGATCTTTGTGCTCAACTGGAAGAAGATTTAGGTTTCTGTGAATAGTGTATTCTTCCACCTTGTCTGCAATCTCAAGGGTATTTGAAAACATATCTGGACGAGAGTCTATACCCATAGCTTCATGCATCTCATCTCCTGAAAGCAAGTGAATGTCAAATTTGTTAAAGCTCATCATTCTATCTTCACCATAAAGATAATCAAGTCTCTTCATAGGATCATCAATCTTTCGAGACTTATCATATGTGACATCTTTTTGAAACTTAGCATGGGTATTATTAATAAGCATAATTTCTTGAATTACTTTTTGATCTACCGTAGCATGATGACAGTCTGGGGTAACAATGATCTTATGACCTGCTGCATCTGCTAACTCCATAAGAGCCTTATTCATACCCTCGCTATTATGTGGCATAACCTCAACATAAAAATCTTCCCCAAACCTATCCCCAAACCACTTTAGATGAGCTTTTGCTGCTGCATAGTCATCAACTTCAATTGCTTTGTTGATCAATCCTGACATACAGGCGGAAGAAACAATAAGACCTTCACGATATTTTTCTAATAACTCAAAATCAATTCTTGGCTTACGATAAAATCCTTCATTCCAAGCAATCTCATTAAGCTTTCCCAAGTTTTCTAAACCAATATCATTCTTTGCAAGAATAACAATATGATTATAAATAAGATCTAGTGGTGTGGTTCGCTCTTTCTTGTCACGCCTATCAAAACGATCAGCAGTGATATATCCTTCAATTCCAAGAATTGGCTTTATTCCCCCAGATTTTGCAGCACGATACATTGGTCTATGACCAGAAAGAGTTCCGTGATCTGTAATTGCTATTGCTGACATCTTATTTTCTATTGCCTTGTCAACATACTCTTCAGGTGTTGCTACACCATCCATTTGAGAATAGTGAGTGTGTACATGGAGAGGAACGTAATTATGCATTAATAATATCCTTATCTAATAGTAAAAAAGGTAGGAGGGCAACTTCTATGCTGTATTTCAACCTCGCTCAGCCGACTAACTACAACCATCCTAAGTTCTGCGAAATTCAACACGATGGAGTATACCCTCCTACCAGCCTAATTACCAATCAATGTTGGCAGTATTGCTTGATGCAGGTGCATCAAATCCTAGATAAAAGGATTCTTGTTCAGCATATGTTACTTCACGGACTACCTTCTCAAGATTGAATGGCTCAACGCCAGACCAATCATGCTTATCGGTATCTGGATCTCCTGGGAGAAGAATATATGTGGTATCTGTTCCACTCCCCTGCCTCTTCATACGCCAGACACGGTTACTGATTGAACCAGTTTCAATTGCGTATTCCTTAAGAGTGTTGAATGCAGATTGTTTTCCTACACCCTGTGACCATACGGCAACGTATGGATCTTCCAATCCGTCATCAACCAAAAGGTTGGTGTAGAAACGGAAGCGTGCTCTCCATCCACTCTTAGGCTCCTTACGAGCCATCTCACAGCCAAAGCAACGTCCTTCGCTGTCCATAGTGCAAACAGCCTTGCGCTTATAATCCTTTGGATTTGTGTGCTCTGACACAACAATTGCTAGATCTCTCGCTGCATCAAAGTTTGGAGAATCTTCATCTAGCTCATTAACAAAACGAACCTTTGCGCTTTGACCATCGTCTAGCTTAAGCCAACGAACTTTTGCTCCGCCTTCTGATGCCGTTGGTCGTTCAAGTGATTCCATGGCTTTTAGCCCTTTCATAATACCCATAATAATACACTCCTTATATTTTTATATTAATACATTGCCAGCAATGGGTCGCTGGTCTTTATAGTTAATTGCTCTATATCGGCATCTGTCATGTCGCCAATATCTTTGAATCTATTTGGTAGGAAAAAAGCATTAGCTCTTTTGCCCATATTTTTGATGATCTTATCTGCCATATTTTTGCCAGCATCATCGTTATCAGGTATAACTATAACAGAATTGAAGCTCTTTGTCAATAGCTCTATCTGAAACTTAGAAATGTTTGACCCCAGTGAGGCTACCGCTGCTAGACCACATTGATCTAACCTTATAGCATCAAATGAGGACTCCACGACATAAACTGTATCATATCTCTTGGCACGATGCAAGTTGAAAAGAATCTTAGATTTAGGAAGGTTGGGGGTATTCTTAAAGTCTTTACCCTCAATGCTTCGAGCAACGAATCCAACAAACATAGATCCATCAGGGGACTGCATAGGAACGGTAATCATGTCTTGCTTTTCGCTAAATCCCAGGGAAAACTTATTTATTGAATCAATGGTTATTCTTCTTCCCTCAAAGTATCTAACTGCCCTTGGAGACTCTAAGGCTTGATTGTTTAATCTTTTTATCTGAACCTCATCATATGCAACATAATCAACTTTTTCTTTAAGTATGTTGTCTAAGCTTCCCAGCAAGTCTGTTTCTGTTTTGGCGGAATCTATAAATCTTGATGCCTCAAAGTATGATTTTTGTGTTATATGCATTACGAGATCTACTAGTGATCTTGATTCATGACATGAGAAACAAAAGAATGTTCCTCTTTCTTTACTCACTTCCCCCGCAGGAGTTCGATAGTTGTTGTGATATGGACAGAAAATCAGGTAGTCGGAATCTACTTCTGATTCAATGTCGATTCCCGATCCAGTGATGACTCTTCTAATTTGTTCTGAGGAGTATATATTGGTCGGTTCCTGTCTAAACCGTCTATACATGCGGCATTTCTCTTTCCTATATATGATCCGTATACGCTTAATGTAAATTCATAATAATTACCTGTATATGATAGCGACCAATCGGGGTCTATGTCAAATCTAGGAACATATCCAGTTTCCTTCATAGATTCAGATAAAAGTCTTATATATTCTTCCCTCATTCTTGGAATAAAAATATCATCAAGTATCTGTCCAGACAACTCAAATCTTTTTATTCTTTTGTGAAGGTAGTTCATATGTTAAATTATACAGCACTTTACTCGAAATCTTTGTAAACAAATCGACCACTGTCAAAGTCTACCTGAACAACAAATTCTCCCAAAAATCCATTTCTGTTCTTTCGAAAGACTGCTTCTAAAACATCACTATTTGCTGCTCTTCCAAGTGCTAAAAGCCAGTCAGCATCGTAGGCAATCTGTCGTGACCAAGATGTTTGTCCAAGAGTTGGAACGCTATTCATATCGGTCACATCATCAGGGGTGGCAGATGAAATAGCAACAATTGGAATTTGCTCTGAGATAGCGAGAAGTTTTAATTCACGACTAAGATTTTTCATCTTAACTACTTCATTGTCTGTTTTCTGATTGCTGGTCATAAGGTTGAGGTAATCTACAAAAACAATGTCTGGATGATATTGATCTATCTTCCCTCGTAAAACTGATGGAGAAACTTCACCAATACCCTCATTGGAGATAATATGCATAGCAGGCTTGCCTTCAAATGTCTTTTCATGCCACTTTTTGAACATATCAATCTCCACTTTTCCAGAACGTATAGTTTTCTATGACTCCACATTCCATTACCAAGGATTGTAAAAATTCTATTCCTTACTTCTGATTCAGTCATTTCAAGTGAGACAATTAACGGTGACTTGCCATTTTTCCAAGCCTGAACAGCGAGATACAAAGCCATCCAAGATTTACCAATAGCAGGATAAGCCAAAAGGACACCCAGCTGACCTGGCGTAATTCCTGCAGGAAGGTAGTTGTCGAATCCTGCGAGTCCTGTATAGATTCCATGAGTTCCCGCTTCCTGTTGTGCCTTTATTTGTTCAAAGTATGAAACAGCATCGTCAGTGTTTGCAACATCTAGATCTCTAACCGTAGATGTAACCCGCTTAATGTTTGCTGTTTCTGATATAAGTCTGTCAAGTGCGTCTGCTGCATGACCGTCTTGAATGTCTGTGGCAGCAGACCTCAGCATCATCTTTACATTGTCAACAAGATATTCTTGACGTAGCTCTTCTAGGTGATGCTTAGTTGCACCAGTCTCTACAATATAGTCAAAGTCTGGGAACTCTTGCTTAACAATATTTATTGGGGGAACTGTTTGATTTTGCTCATAATAGTTTCTGGTAAAATCCCAAATGTCATTATGAGTCCTTAGTAGTGTATCTACATTTGCTTGCAGTAAAACATGAACTTGTTTGTCATTTAGTACCGCCGATAAAGTCTTTGCTTCAAGATTAGCCATTAACCCACTCCTTTGCTTTCAGTCGCATTTCTTCTCGGAATATTCTATCTTCTTCTTGTGTCTTTATGGATTGTAGCAAACGATCTACATTGTTGGCAAATCCCTTCCATGTAGGATTGTTATTTATCTTGAAATAATAAGACATTGCTAAAAGAATGTCTTTATAATCAAAAGACTCTAGCAAAGCATCAGCAGCCCATTGCTCATTGTATTTATTTATGGCTGGCTTTATTATGTTGTTTATTTTATAGTTCTGCTCAAATTTACTAATAAGAGCAAACCTATCTTTACGATCAGCCATTACTCTCCTTAGACATAAACGGTTACGCAAAAAGCATCAATATCTGAATCTAAAACGCTTACAGATGATGCCGAAAACCAATCAATTCTTTCTTCTTTGAGAAGCTTAGCCATTCCCTTAAAAGCTTCTGCTGGTGTATTTCCATAGGCACACAAGACAACAGGCTCTTCTGCTGTTGCCACATATCTCTTTTTCATCCTAATTCTTCCTTTGCTTCGTTTAGTTTTTCTATAAGTTGACTTTCTACGAATGCATAAACACGATCTGATGCTTCTTTGGCACTTTCTCCTTCGCGTTGCCAATCTGAAATCTGACAGTCAAGACGTAGATTTTGAAAATTTCCTGTATTTAGTGTTGTGCCAAGACTCCACTGAATCTTAGTTGCTTCCATTTTTTCTCCTAGCCATGTTTTCTTAATTTTCCGTATTTTATATTACTAATGGTAAATCTGCTAACTCCAAATATATCACCTATCTGCCTATGAGTCAAGTCTCCTTCAATAAGCATTTCTTTTATTTTTTGTACATCATTATTTTTTAATTTAGATTGGGGGTGATTTTCTCCAAATGGGGCTACACGGTTTTTTATTGCCTGTTGTTTATTTTGACTATGAGTTCCATATTCTAGGTTAACTAATCTCGAATCACTCTTTATGTCATTTTTATGGCAAACCACCATTCCTTCTGGTCTTAATCCTAAAAAAGCTTCTGCAACTAAAACGTGTATGTTGGGCATTTTTTTAATTCCATCATCTGACCAAATTGCAACACAAGGATATCCCCTGCTACCATTTTTAACGGATAAAACTCTGGGCTCTGTTATTGATCTATCTTTTTTATTTGGTGGATTTACCTTCCAGCTTCTTACCCTACCAAGATCAGATACTTCGTAGTCTTTTGACCCAGTTAAATTCTTTTCCAATTTTCCATGTGTAGTATTATAGCATATGCTAGTGTACTACTAGATAGTCTCATTGAAGATAGGGATAAACCTTCCATCTTCTGTTTTTGCATAAAGAATCATTCCGTCCCCCATTGAATAACGCAACTCTTGTTCTGTGGGAGTTTTATTGTTGGTTATAAGTCCATCTTTTCTTGCTGCCCCGTGATGAATCTGAGACATGGCCTTTCTTGCTTCCATTATAACGTCTTCTGAGTAATATGACAAGTAGTGAAATGCTCTTTCCCCACCTGGAAGCTCTCCCATTGGATCTGGGATTACCCCCCTTTTTACTAATCTTGGTATATGTTTTCTATGACAATTTAAAAGTTGTGCCGTTTCTTTTACAGTAAAAGCACGCCTTCTCTTCTTTCTAAACTCTATAACAGTAGTCGTTTCTCTTTTATCTTGAGTAAGATTGTATAGGGTTACAATTCCAGCAGCCCTACTTGTATGTTCAACCCTAACAAGATCTTCATTAAGAAACCAAACCTTTCTTCTAGGTCTCCTTATAACTGGGAGATTGTCAGTTTGGCTCTTGCCTTCTCTACTTTCAGAAGCCATGTCGCCTCCCTATCTTCTTCAGTCCAATTATGATAAAATTTTCTTGCACCACAAACTACACAGAATGTCTCGATATGGTTTTCTGAGCTATACATCCTATCGATGAACACTCTACCATTACATTTTTTGCATATAAGCATAGCGAACCATTATATCACGCAGGAAGACCAATTGCAATTATATTTACAGATGTGCTAACGCTTCCAGAGGAATTAAATCTAACAATTCCTTCTACCCTTGATGTAGATACAGAGGTTATGATAGCAAAGACATCGTTACCAATTGTGCTTGTTCCAGTATTAACTGCTGTTGCTGTAACAATGGGAGGATATTTAAACTCTGATGCAAAATCAATAGAGAATGTTTTTGTGGTACTGCTAGAAACGGTTTCGTTAGTCACAATGTCCTTATAAGCGGCATACACCTTTGCATTACTATTCTTTACATCTTCCTTGCCAATTCCTCGTGTATCAACGGTAGTATAGTTGTATGTTGCAGTAGATATAGTGTCAACCGCATCATTAAGAGCATTAGCTATTTGATATAAATAGGTAACGTCAAGTGGTTGACCACGATCTGGTAAAGGTACTTTTGCCATTTTTTTCTCCTTGTTAATTATAGCACTACAGGTTTGTATTTATTCCATCGTACATTCTGAATGGAAATCCAGTAAACGATCCAGTTCCTGAACCTGTTGATGTTAAGTTAATTCTGCTAACATCATCAAGTGCATTTTGTTTGGTTGCATATAGAGCAATAGTCGTATAGTTAATTGTTCTTGTATAGTATGTATTACCGCTTGTCAATCCACCAATAGGTGTAGCTGAGGTGTAAAGACCTGGAGTTCCAGTTGCTGATCCATGACCTTGACCAAAATCAATCCAGTTATTTGTAATATCTACAGTTGTTGTGTTTTGTGGGAACTCATATGTCTGATCATATCTGATAATTGGTCTTCCTGGCCTATACACTTCTACATAGATGTATTTAATTCCAGTTCTGGACACACCTGTTGAGTCTATGTATTGCGTTGGAATATTTATATTTACAGAAGTAGAAGAGATCCTTTCTTTGTATATCCAGTCACTTGGATTTGCTCCACCATTTTGTGCCCAACGAATCCATAAATCATAGTGGGGCAATTCTCCAATAATATTAAATACTCCATCAACAACCTTATAAATAGAAACAGAATCCCAGGTTATACTTACAAAAGATGATCCAAGTTTTTCAACATAAAGGTATCCTGGTACATCTAAAGTTCCTCTTTGAAAAATAATTTCTGGATCTACTTGAAATATTGGAGACCAGTAAGAAAGATTGTTTTGGTTTTCAGTTATAACCCTGTAACGAACATTATATTTTTGAGTATAGATGTCCATTTCTGGAAAATTTTCTTTGGGTATTACAACCTTTGGCATTATCCCACATCCAGATTAAATCTAAACTCTATGTAATTGTTTGTGTTTTGATATTTATATATTGGTTGACCATCTGTTGTTCTTACCACAGAATATCCTACCATTCCATAAAGAGGATTTAATGTTGCGTCATTTTCTATTCTTAGCCCCTCAAGCTCAACATAATGATCTGGAGATGTTTTTTGTTGTCCAGAAACGGTGTGAACGACTGACGCAAAAATTCTTGCTACCCTAACTTGTTGAGAACTGAAATCAGGACTTGTAACAAGATCAGAAATTGGAATCTCTATGACTTTGTACCTATCACCAGAAAATTCTGTTCCATCTATATAAATTTCTGCCTTAGCAAATCCAGAGGAAATAGATGTTTCATTTCTATAAAACTTCAACCAATATCTTAACATAGTCTGGATCAACTCCTGGACCAGCTGCATCTACGTCAATAAGACTAAAAGCTAGCAACAGTGGATCTGACGGTAGAGTTTTGAGAGATGTCAAAGTTAATAGAGTTAAGGTGTATATGTGTTGATTCTTCAAAAGACTAACTGTACCCGTTGTCGCTACAGAAGAAACAGTTCCTACTGATGCATAGCTTATTGTTGTGCTGGTCCTAGCAGTTATTTCATGAGTTCCATCAAAGTCTACATCAGAAATATTAACAACAACGGAGTCTCCTATATTCAATAAATGAGATCCTATTGTTAATGTTGCTGTGCCTCCAGTTTTAACTTTATTCGTTACTGCATAAAAAGGATTTTCTCCAGTCCAAGATCCCGTTGATCCTTGAATTATTGAGGAGTCTCCCCTTAGTAATATTTTTGAGTCTAAAAATCTTGGTCCTTCTTTTCTGGCTTTTCTTTCTGCATTAGAAAAAACAAGGTTGTTTGTTGATGCTCTAAAATATCTTAAAGGGGTTGTTATGTCTCCCCCGCTGCCCAGCGGTGATGGCGTTGTAATTTCAGAGATAGATATACTGTGTGCCTGCCATGGCTCTGAGAAATTAAAAAGCATTCTGCTATCAAAGCTTTTAGCTAAACTGTTGCTTCCAGAAGACCAGAGACCAATCTCTGTTATGTCATATCTATTTTCTTTTGGAAGCTCTGCGGTAAATGATATTTTTGAAGTTCCATCGTCATCGACAAATCCCTTTGATGTTATAGGAACTCTAATCATTTCAAAGTCCATAATTGTTTTTTCTGCTAAAACTGAAGGGCTTGGTGGTGTATCGTTTGCATCCAATGGAACGGCTCCACACCCAATAGAAATATGTGTTGCATATGCTGGGGTTTGCCCTAGCAAATACTTTGAAATAATCTCTTTACCCTTGTCAGTTATCATAGCTCAATCCTTGTTAGTGTACCACTTAAAGAAATTTCTACATCTATATTTTCTTCTGATCTAATTATATCAACTTCAACCACTAAATTTCCCTCATCATCAAAGTACGGCTCGTATATTCCCCTAGACAATAAATCAATGCTAAATTTAGAAAACTCATCTTCGGAAAGAATATCAAGTGCAATTATATTATTTGGATTAAATCTTCTTCTCAACCTAGATAAGTTTGCAATGGGGTTATATGTTACGTCTATCCCATCAATTAAGTCATATCTAGATAAATTTATTAACTCTGTTCCGCCTAATTCTTCAAAAAATCTTTCTACTATGTAGTCCCCAGAGGTGTCTGTCCCTGGTTCTATAACTATGTCTGGGTCTGCCTGTTTTATTCCTTTTGGCATTACAAACGTAGAAGTGGTCATCCATGGGTTAGGTGGTGTTGGAGATGGTGCTGGTGGAGAAGATACTGTTGATGTGGCAGAATTAGCTAGATGCCAAGCAGCATTGGCTGCTGCTACCTGTGGTGCCATTCTTTGATTTGCTTCAGCAGCAGCTTGCATAACTTTATGTGCATCATGAGCAGCTTGCATATTTCCCTGAGAAAGCCAATAGTTGGCAGCATTTTGTGCATTAGCATATTCAGCGTTATTTCTATCAATTTCTGCTTGCGTAGCCATTTTATACCTCCACCAAGTATAACGTAGTTGAAAGACCAGAGGAGTCTTTTCTATATTCCATATTGTAAATTACGAACCTAGTATTTTCAGGAGAAATTATGTCTATACCGCCACCCTGCAAATCTTTGTAGTTAATTGTTACAATATCTCCAAGCTGTAAGTTTGTTGTTGCAAAAGTATTTATTCCTACCGTTTTCTTTGGAACAGAAACATTATCAATAATCCATCCAAAAACGTTCTCTGCTACATCTGTGCTTTGAATGTAAGGGCTGTCAATCGGTGAAAATTGATTTAGCCCATACTTAATTCTGCTATTTTTTATTTTATTGTATTCTTCCAGAACTCTAAATGGATTATTTATTGTAGATGATGTTCCCAATTCTGTGTCTGATAATATTGACTTTTTCTTAAAATAATCATCCACTGTCAAAGTATACGTTGTATCTTGAGTAAAAGCAATTCCTTGAATTCTTAAATAGTTTCCTGAAGTATCGTCCAAGTTAAGATTAAAGTCTGTACAGTTAAAAACTAAAAAGTCTGCCCCATAAGAACCAGCATAAAAGCCAGAGGATGAGTATCCTTTAACCCTGTTTAAGGTTTTCATTAATTTTGCATAAAGTGCTGGATAAGCTCTGTCATACTTAACATTAAAGTATGCCATTTCCCTCATAATTGTTCCAAATTCTTCAAAATACATTTTATATTGAGGTGGCTCTGCACTACTAATTCCAGACAAATAGGTCTTTTGTATTAGACCGCTAATTGCATACTTTCTCAATGCTTCACTTGCATCAATTTGGTCATCACCAAATATCTGAGCTATACCAGTTTCTGCCGTAAAGGTAGTATTTTGAGAATAGTTGTTTGCCAGAGCATATACATTTTCAAACATACATCTAGAAGATCCCCTAACGAATAAGGCCATGTTATTGTATTCAGGTAGTGGATCTGTGTCATCTACTGTAGCAATTTGTTTTCCATTGAAGTATAAAAAGAATCTTCTTGCAGATCCAATGTCAATGTATTCTGCTGCAAGATCATACACCGTTGTTGTTGATTCTCCAGCCAACCTGTTTTGACCAACGAAATCTCCACTGTCTACATTTATTTGAGCTAGTCCAGACCAAAGCTTTACTGGAATAGCATTTTCATCTCCATCAGAGTTTATTTTGTAAAAAAATATGTTGGCAATGTTAGTGTTTTCTGGAACAGATTGCGTTGCAGATCCTCCAGTTGAAGAAGTAGTTGTTAATGAAGGAGATGCTGATATTTGATACTGAAATGATTTTTTGTCTGTATTTATTGCAGTTATCGCATATTCCCCATTTAAAGGTGTTCTCGTATTTGTTGGATCTGCTGCATCAACAAGTCCAGATATTAAAACCTGTTGACCAACTTCAAATGACACCTGATTTTCTGTATATACAGTCACTGTGTTACTTACACATGAGGGTGATGGACTGCTCAAAATTTTCGCAAACACAGATCCTGCGTTATTGTTTGAAACATAATCGCCCACATTGTCTGCTGTTAGTCCAACTATTTCATAAAAATAACCATTGTTTGTTTCTTTGTTTAATCCAAATCCAATGCCTCCAGAACCGCCGTATATTTTTATTTCTTGATCTGGAGAGGTTGGAGATAGTGTCGGAGTGGCTCCAGATGTAAGAGAATAAGAATTTCCATTGGTTGATATAAAAATCGGTAAGTTTTCAGATGGAGGAGATCCTTCAAATATTGGATACCCTCCTACAGGGGTTTGAGACTTATCTGTTCCAGACTCTATCTTTCCTATTATCCTCATTCTAGTTCCAAAACTGTTTATATGGAATCGCCTCTCCATTTTGATCAATAAAATCTTTGGCTACATATGATATAAAGGATGACGGAGATGGTCTTTGATCTGTAAACTTGGGACCATTAAAAACTAAGTGCAGACGACTGTATTGTTCCTGGTCCTGTAGTTTTATAATAATTTATCTCTTCTTCTGTTGCATATTTTTCAGCAAGAAAATTCTTTATTATTCCGTTTCTTGTAGATGATTGAGAAAATGCATCAGAGTCTAGATAGGGGTCTTCTTGGATCTTTCCAGCAATACCTACTTCAAGTGTACTTGGATACTCTATGTAAGAGTTTGTTGTAAAATAAATATTTAGAGGCATCCATGATACATCCTCGAACATTAGAATTATTTGTCCAAAAAATCATCATTTATTAGTCCTGCCGAATGATATGTAATAGGGGTGCTAAATTGTCCCCTACCGTGCTCTTTTATTTGTCCATTTTTAAGATTTACAATGCCATCAATAATTTCATATTCTGGTTTTGTATAAATTCTAATATTTCCTGTTGGATACATTTTTCCATTAAATGTTAAACCACTAAAATAATCTTGATATTCTTGATTGTTTGTAATCCAAATAGGGGTTGCTTGACCAGAAGCTGTGTACTCTACTGCATCAAATTTAATAATTTCTCCATTAGCATAAAAATATCCAGCAAATGATGGAATCCAATAAACATTTTCTCCAGCATCTATCACGTTGTTGTATATAACATTATCTAAAACATATGGTACTTCATCAGTTAGGTCTGTATTTAGTGGTACTGCTCCTAAAGTGTACCCGCTATTTTGCGCTCCCAGCTGATTAATAGTTTTTGTTGATTCTCTTCCTTGAACTTCCCATAGCAAAACAGGCTTGTAAATATATTGTTTGTATCTGTCCAGCTTTTGTGCTGTTTTTGTAGATCCAATACTTCTTTGTATATATCTCACTGTATAGTTTATCTGTCCATCGTTATAAACTATTTTATCTTCAGAAGATAAATTAATTATATTCGGTAAAGCCTCTTCCTCTACTTGACCATAAAGGGTTGAATCAGTTTCTCTTTCACTATCATCTTTTGGTAAAAGATATTCTTTAGACATTACAATAAAGTTGTTGTATTCATCAAAAAACATAGCAGACTGAGTTGCCACAGCCAGTTTTTCTAAAACTGTTGCTACATTTTGATCTGGTTCAACAAAAAAGTATGGAATGGTTGCTTCTGGATATCCCGATATTCTTTTAAAAGTATAGTTGGAAAATCCACAATAATCTAAAAGAACCGTAACTGCCCAGCTCAAGGAAACATCCGTAAGCAATAATTCTGGGGCAGGCATGGATTCTAGATAGAAAAAGAAATCTCTTGTTGTTATACTAACTGTTGATCCAGCTCCAGATACTTGTGGAAATGATTCGCTGTACATTGTTTTAACTGGAATAAAATAATCTATACCATCAACATTTCTAGTTATATCATAAAACAAAAATTTTACTGGCATATTTAAATATTTAGCTAGAATACTTCCCTGATTAGTATCAAAGTCAAATGTATTATTTTGATTAAAAGAAAAATCTGTATCAAATATTTCTAAATCTCCTGTTGAGGCAAATAAGCCACCTACGGGCACAGAACTGTTTCCCAAATCAGACATGGTTTTTGTTACAGAAAATGAAGATGTGGCTTGCGAAAGATCAACCAGAAGTCTGGGAGAAAATTCTATTAGGTCAAAAGTGCAGTTGTTTTTATTCATAGTCTCCACAACTATCCTTATTCCAAGAATCCACTCAAATTCTCTAAATTGTGGGACACCATTAATATCAAAGAAGTAATCTGGGTTCGCTGCCTGAGTAACAAACTTACTGTTATAGTTTATTGTTTCATCTGATAGTTGCCAGGAATAGTCTGGGATAAAAGTTTCAACGTCCTCATTGGATACAAAAATATGCATGGTTCCACGATCATGATCATCTTCTTTTACTAAGTATGTATAGCCTATTGGAGCAAACTCTGGCAACAAAGACTCACTAGAAATGGTGTCTGCAAAAATAAATATATCTTGATACTGTTCTGGTATTTGTAAACCATATGAAACTTCTACATATCCATCTGATTTAATAATTGGACTACCATCAGATCTTACAGATGCTTCATCAAACTGAATTAACTCTTCCCATGTGTTATCTTGATTTAGTTTTTCTACCCTCCAAATAACTGGCGTGGTTTTATTTGTATCTCCATATAGTGGATCTGGCAAAGATTTATTGTTGTATCTCAAATTTCCTAAATCTACATCTCCCACATTTGTCTGCATCTTTACAACTAGTTTGTTTGTAGGAACTTGTTCATCATAAACAACAAATGGGGCAGCATCTTCTATATAAAATCTAGCTCCTTGAGAAAAAGATATACCATGATCTACTTGTCTTAAATCTTCTGTGTCAATTATTCCTGGTCTTGGAGTTGGATTGCCATATTCTGTACGAAATGAAGTCCAATATTTAAATATATCATCCTTATGTGACATGTAGTATCTAGGTCTATTTACAATGTACCCTTGATTTTCTTCTTGTGTCTGAGTTACTTTATTTATTGGTGATGGATTTGTTATAAATTGAACTGGTTTAAAAAATTCATCCCCCTCTGATTCAAATCTTTCACTACCACCCAGGTATAAGGGCTTATTTATTCCAGATCTTGGTCTGTGTGGCTTTACACAATCTTCCAAGGAATAGAGCATCTTCATTTTTTCTTTAGGTGCTATAAATAAGGTAGGCTGATCATTATCGTCAAAACCACTATCTATTGCAACATCTGAATCTGTAGCTCCTGTGTAGTAGTTTCCAATATCTACTGGATCATATGTCATAGGTATGAGAAAGTATTGGGATGAAGAGTATGTTGGTCGATACCTATAGTTTCCTAGCTTTGCAATGTTATCTGGTTGATTCATGTTCCACTCAGCATATACCGCTGCTTCAACCTGTATAGTATCTGATGTTTTTAAAATGATTCTCAAGTTCTTCTGACTGAAACATTTAAACCTCTTCCAAAGAAAAACCTGATGTTCCAAAAGTCAAATCCTGTTGCAGTTCCTCCACTTGACCAAGCCCCACCTCTTTTTTACAATGCTGTAATCAAAACGATGAAAAATACATTTTCAATACCTGATTGTATCCATTAAGTCTATTATAATTTTCTGATCCATCTATTCTAAATTTATCATATGCTAAAAACTACATAAAACTGGACCTGGATGATCTTCATACCAAGAAAGAATATCTACTCCACCTGCCCCACCATCCACGGTATACATGGAATATGTTCCTGGAGCGTTATCTATTTCTCCGTTAGCAGGATCAAAACGTGACGTACTGAGAAAAACGCTCTAGTAAGGTATTCTGCTCCACGATGTTAGATAGGTTTAGCTTATCAGCTGTCCAGTATGAGCGCATGTTCCCGTTTATCATTCTCTGACGTTGTTCAATTCTTTGATTGGACATAGATATTTCTGTACGATTACCATCAGTGAGAATAATAAAATCTTCCCATTCGTTTCCTGTTGGAACATACTTACCAGACTCAAGGGTTCCAGCATTATCAGAAAGCAAAATGGCTTGTGGTCGTGATGCTCCAGGAAGATAGGATCTTCTTCCATTCATATATGCGCTAGTAGCCACGACCACTCCTTATTTTTGTTTCTTGCATCTGCTTTATCTTCATAATGGTCTTGTTAGCAATTTCATCGGCGGTAGAATTAGACCCACTAACACTAACATTAACACTATAGTTATTATACATGGGTGCGACAATGTTTGCACTACCTTGCTTAGATCCACTCACCTTTGCTTCAGGTCCCGCCGAGGTATTAAATCTAGGCATGGAGTATGCTCCTTGATTTATTGCATCAAACATTGGCGTTCCATATTTATCAACCATTGCTTTACGAATTACATATTCTCCTGGGGTAAGCATTGCAGGAATAGAATCCCTAGATCCCTCACCAGCTACCCCTCCCTTAGCATATTTCATTATCCCACCAGATCCAAACCCAAGATTCAATCCACTAAAGTCTAGACTTCCAAAGTTTATTCCTGAGAAGTCCATATTGGAATAATCTATTCCCCCCGCCGCATTTGCTCCTGTGGCACCTGATGTAGAAGGAATAATTCCACTCGTGTTTGCACCAAGTGCTGCCTGACCAGCTGCAATGGCTGCATCTGTAGAAGATGTCTCAGCTGCATTAATGGCGGCGAGGCTTGAATTGTATTTTGCTAGAGCTGCTGCATATTTTTTAGGTTTTCCAACAAACTTGGATGGGTCGGGTGCTACAAGTTCAGCTCTCTTTTTTGCTGCCAAGTCTTGGGCAGCTTTTATCTGTTTGGCTACTTCATGCCAAGCACTACCAAGAAGGCCAGCTGCTTCAATTTGCTCATCAGTCATATCTTTAAGAAGATCTGCTCCTTCGAGAAGATTAGACTGAATATCAAGATTTTTCTTTAATTCTCCAGCCTGTTTTGTATAGTTATCCAAAGTTTTTGTTGCAGGATCAAGCCTATCCTTTTGTATTTTAATAATGCTAGATTCTCTGTTATAGATAATATCTGAAATATCTCTTATTTGACGATCAATAGTTAGTTGCTGATCCTTCAAAGGAACCATAAGCTGATTTCTTGCATAAATTGCATCTTCTATGTCTCTAATAAGAAGTGAAGTTTGATATGACTGTTCTTTGATTTGTTTAATTTGCTCTTCTGCTTGTTCTCTTGTAAGACCTCCAGATGTCCTTAAGCCTTCAACAGCGTTTTCCATACCCTGCTCAAGACCAGATCTAACTTGTTGTTGTGCAAATTGAGCATCAGTTTCCCTCATTTGTTGAGCAGCAGCGGTAGCAGCATAAATATCTCCTTCAGAAAGTGCCTGAGACAATCCTAGCTGTTGTTTTTGTTGTTCAAGAATATGGCTATTTACTTCTGATACCTTTTCTAGAGCATCAATTCTTTCCTGATATGATTCACGAATTTTCTTTTCTATATCAGATAGAGCTTCTAGTTCACGACTAAGGGACTCAGACTCACGATTTCTTAATTCATCTTGTCTTTGAAGTGTTTGAACTCTTCTTTCATCTAAATCGTTTAATCTTTCATATTCATCTATCTGTCTTTGAATCATTTCTTTTTGACGTTCGAGATCTCTAATCCTATTTTGATCAGAATTATTAAGATCTTGCAAAGCGTCAATTTCTTTTTGTATACCATCAACAATTTCTTGCTGCTTGTCAATTTTTTGTTGCAAAGGAAGCATCTGAGCCTTATATATATCGTTTATTTCATCAAGTTCTTTCTTTATGGGATCAACAAATTCTGGAACCGCTTCGAGTTCTTTAAAAGCCTTAACAAGTTTTTTAATTGATTCACCGCTTTTATCTCCAGAGGCGGCTATTACGGCAAGTGCATTTGCTGAATCAGATGATATGGATGTAGCATCTTCTCTAGACATTCCTTGAGACATAAGAATATCTATAGATAGATTTCTTTGTTGAAGTTTTTACTCTTTCTTGTTGAGCTCCCTTTATTGCTTCATTTATTAGGTTTTTATTAAAATCTGCAATAAGTTTCTTAAGCTTTTACTTTGCTTGCCCCAAGAAGTTCTTGTGCTTTCTTAACACCCTCTTCTCCTCCGCCAATCATTTCAATAATTTGTTGAGGAATTCCCATTCCTTTAAGTTGGTTTAACATTTTGGGGAATAGTGCTAAGTTTGCTTTTGTATCGTCAATGAGTTGCTGTAGCCATGACTTTGTTGCTGATCCACCAGTACTACCAGTATCTTTATCTTCTGTGATATTATTTTCTGATTCTTGACCAGTCTGAAAAACTATTTTTAAAGTTGATTTACTTGATTTTGAACCATACTGGTATAAGCTTTTAATTCCTCTTCTTGCTGCCGATTTTGCTCTTGGACTAGCGTTTGGATCTTCAAGAATACTTTGAAATCCTCCTAACTTTATATTCATGTCTGCTACAACATTCATTTGTAAAAGAATTGCCTGCTTGAATACATTTGGTAGGGCATCAAGTTCGGATAAGGTTGCCCCAAAACTTTTAGCAATTCCAGAAAACTTATCGTCTAGCCTTATAATTTTTGATATATTTTTCTTTTTACCTAGACTATCCCATTGCCTGTTTGCTCTTGTTAGTAGATCAAGGTTAACCAAATTAAAATCAATCTCTGAAGATATCTTTGAGTTATTCATTATTTTATCCATAAAAGATTCTACATTTTTTATTCCTTCTGTTGTTGCCTCTCCATCCCTTATGGCGACAAAAGCTTCTACTTGTAACTTTGGATTTGCTGCAAAGTATGATGCCATGGTTATTGTTTCTTGCGCCCAGGTGTTGAACTCTGCTGGGCTTGCAAAGTCTTTGCTGCTATATTCAGCAAGTATTTGCTGTTTCATTGGCTGTGGAAGCATGTCTACTTGATTCAAAAGCTTCACGGTGTCTGCCAATGTTGATGGATCATCCCCTTCAAGAGCTAAGTTTAAGACAACAGCATATTGATCATTAGCAAGAAGGTCTGGTATTGTTCCAGCAGTTGCTGCATCAAGAGCTCCAGTGGTCATAGCAAGTTGTAGAGTATTTGATGCTTCTTTTGCCCAAGTAGCATCTTTTCCAAATGTGCTGACTAGGATTCCCTCTAAAGCCCTCGCTTGAGTTTCCATCTTCCCAAACTCTTCCTCTGTCATCCCTGCGGCGAGAGCAGCCATCTTTAGGTTCTCTGAAAAATTTACATCCGTTGTAGAGAGTTGCATCCTTCTTAGTGTTTCAGCTAATAGTTGTTGAGAAACCTGTATTTGATTTGTTAACTCTAGATATTTCTCTCTGTCTATGTTACCTTCCCTATATTGAATATTTAAATAGGCTTGAGCTTCTGCTAATTTCTTTGAAGAGTCTATTAGTGGACCGATAGTTGCCGTTACCATTGCAGGAGCACCGCTTAAAACTTCTTTTTCAAGTTCTTCAAGTCTTATCCTGTCTTCCTCTGTAAAGGTTGTAGCCTCAAATTCTTCTTGAGTAACCCTTTTACCATCTTTTCCTCTTTGTCTGACCTTGTTTCTTTTTTCTAATAAGTCTTGATACTCTTTTTCTTTTTTAATAAACTCATCATATGGTGCAAGGCTAGCTCCAACTTCATTTTGAATAGATGTTACTAGTTCTTGTATTGGCTTAACAACTTGACCCTTGTTGTCGTTTACATATGAATAGATTGAGGAAACCAGGGAGGCACCAAGTATTGGGTCTTTTAGTGCCATGGACATTGCTCTTGCCACCCCTCTCGCCTGATCGGGTGTTATTATTTCTAATGCTAGAGACTGAAGAAGCTCTGTTTCTATAGCATTTTTTCTATCTTTTCCTGCTAAAGATTTTGCTCTTTCCAGCATTGCCTGTCCTGATTCTGTTTCAAGAAATGATTGACCTTCTGTTAAAGCCTCTTGTTCTTTTTCTGTTCCAGACATTCCAGAGAACATAGCAGAAAATCTTGCAGATGGTTTCATGGAACCTAGTTCTTTTGAAAGGTCGTCAAATGCTTTTGATGATCCATTCATGGCAACTGATGTTTTTATTATTTTTTCTTGTAAATCTTTTCTGTTTTTATCTAGAAGCCAGAATCCTACACCAACCGCCCCTATTGCTAAAGCAGCCAAGCCAATTGGGTTAGCTAATAGTGGTAGTGCCATTGTTATCCCTTGAAAGGCAAAGACTGCGGGTAGTATTTTTTGAGCGAGCTGACCTAAACTATTATCCATCATGGAGGCTCCGAAGATTACTCCATCCAATGCAAACATAGCTCCTTGCATCTTCATACTTCCGTTTAAAAGAGATCCTCCAAACTTTTTAACATACCCTTTTGTTTTAGACATTTCTTTGGATACCTGAGATGTTTGTTTTGTAAGTTTTTCATTTTCTACAATTGCTAATGCATGAGATCTGTTTACTTCTTCTTGCATTGCCATTGATCTGGCATTGTCTATATTTTGAATTCTAGAAGATTCCTCACCTGGTCTAAAGGATATTGGAGAAAGAGTTCCCTCTCTAAATGCTGGCCCCCTTGCTCTTCTTTCTTCGCGGAGCATTCTTCTTTGTTCAGATTCAAGTTGCTGAGCAGTTAATCCCGATGGTCCCTGTGGCCTTGAAGCACTTCTTCGTGTTCTTGTTGTTGATTCTTCAAGAGCCTGCATTGCTGAATTTCCAAGCCCCATAGCAGCTGACTGAGCCTCTGGGATTCCTCTTTTAATTTGATTAGAGAATCCTTCTACAACATTGTCTGCTGCCTTTTGTGCCTTCTTTGATTCAGAAGCTGCACCAGTTCCTTCATTAATGCTATCAACGCTTGAAGAGCCCAACAGTCTAGATAGATCCTCTGCTTCTTTAATTCCTCTATAAGATCCTCTGGCATCCATTCTTGCAGATCTTGCTCTTAACTCTATAGGCTCTGTAAGGGTTCCTCCAGATAACCTAAACATATCATCACCCATTTGCGTTACTGTTCTTTCAACAGTAAATCCAAGACGCTCTAGCGTGGGAATCATGTCTTGATTTAGTCCAACTTGAAATGTTCTAAACCTTGATTCTAAGGTATCAAAAGTTTCTTTTACTAAGGGTATTTCATTGTCTAGTTCATCTATTGCCTGTCTTGCAATAGTTCCAAAGGATATTATGTTATTTTCCGCATCATCAAAATCTGCAATAAGTTTATTTGTTGAAGATGCAATTTCAAGAACCTTTCTATCAAAAAGATCAAATTGTGGGGCTGCTTCTGTAGCATTTACTCCAGAAAGCTTTACGGCTTTAGACCATTTAGACACTCCCCCCTCTTCAAATGCATTAGCAAAATCTGTAGACTCTATTCCTCTTCTAAGACCATCATTTATTTGTCTAGGAAGATCTGCAACTAAATCACTTCTTGGTAAAAACTTTATTGCCCCCCCTGCTCCAGCCGCAGACAACTCTTCTGACGCTTGAAGGGTTCTCAAGAATGATGGGGATGTTATTTCTGATCCACTTTGTCTAACCATTCTTCTAACTTCTGCTTCAGAAACAGATACTTGTGATTGTTCAAAAACATGAGATTTTGCCATTGCATCTGGAAGTCTTTCTGGCAATAAACTTAAATCTTTTATTAATCTATCTACAGTTGTTTTGTTTAATCTATTTGACTCTTCTAGCTGTCTAAGTCCATCAGACACTATCCTAGTATCTGCCTCAGATATATTTACTAGCTGAGATAATAAACCAACAACTCCAGAAACGGAGTCTTTTCTTTGTGTCGTAAAATCTCCAAAAGATGTGGACGCTATTCTTTCTGAAAGCCTGTCTCCCTCATTTAATTGAGTAATTGAGCCACGGTTCATAGCATCAAGAATTGGACCAAATTTTTCTGTAGCCTTTCTATTCATTACAAATTCTCCAGGAGTTAGGAGTGCTGGCTCAGTGTCTTTATTTCCAACACCTCCGACCATTCCACCTGCTGCCATCATTTTTGTTGGAGCACCTCTGAATCCTTGAGGAAGGCCCGCTGCAGCCGCACCTGCTGCTCTCACATAATTTCTGTATGATCTTGCTAGCTGAACGACCGCCGCCCTTTGTACATTAAGCTCATTGGTCAATGAACTTGTCTTACCTTCTAGAGATGATGCGGCGGCTGCGGCATCGAGCTGTTCATCAGATAAATGTTGAAGATCTTTACCACCACCTCTCAACCTATTAAAGAAATTATTAAAAACAGAAAATCCCTTAATTGCCTGACCGATAAAGTTACCAAAAAGACCTATAAGCATAATTACTGTTGGAACAACGACTCCCACGCCTGCGAGCATTACAGCCATAAACTGCTTTACCCCTGGACTTAATTCATCAAATTTTCCTAATATTTTTGTTGCTAAATCAATAAAGGGTGTTGCTACCTTAAGAAAAACTTCTCCTATGGGGGCTATAGCTAATTTAAGTCTTTCTATTGATCCAGTAAATTTTACACCAATGGATTCTTCAATTGCCCCAAGTTCTTTGTCTGCTAACTGAGCAAGACCTTCTATGCTTTCCCCAGTTAAATCTATAACTCTTTGTGCTTGTGAGCCATCTCGATTAATGTTTTCAAAAAGTGCTCCCAGTCTTGCGAACTGATACTTGCCAAATACTTTAGCCAGAGTTTGCTGTCTTGAAAACTTGTCCAGAGTTCCTAAAGCATTTCCAAACTCCATAACAGTTGCACGAATATCTCCCTTATTGCTGCTAATAATGGCATCTATATTAATCCCAACAGCTTCGAGCTGATCTCTTGCTGCCTTTGTTGGATTAATAAGAGAGGCAAGACCAGACTTGAGTGCGTTTGCCCCCTCTGCGGCATTTACACCACCCTCACGCATTGCAGCAAGAAAAATGGAAAGATCTTCTACATTTCCACCAAGACCCTGAATAACTGTAGCAACCTTTGGTATAGCAACTGTAACGTCATCAAGAGAGAGAACTGTTTGGTTTTCCACTGCGTTTAAGAAGTTTACAGAGTTTGCCAGCTCTTCAGAGCTCAACTTAAATGCTGACTGAAGAGCAATGGTTGCTGTAAGGGCCTGTTGCTGATCAATCATACCCAAAGTAGAGAGCCTGGTTGCAGCAGAAGTTTGTGCTAAAAGGTCTTCTCCTGCAGCACCTGCAGCAGCAGCATCGCTAGCAAGACCAATTGTATCCTTTACTGCTATCCCATATTTAGTAAACTCTTTTGAAAGTTCTTTAACTTGGTCAATCATTCCATTAGTTTCTTCTAATGGAGTTGTTGCATCACCATAAACTCTTCTGAAGTTGACTATTTGCTTTTCTAAGTCCATAAAGACTTTTCCAGCCATACCTCCAAAAATAGTTAGGGGTACGGTAAAACCAACCATAAGCTGACGACCAGCCCACTGTGTATTTTTACCAAAGTTAATTAAGGACGTAGATCCATCACTTAAAAGCTTACTAAAAAGCTGTTGTCTTTGTGTCGCAATTGCTAAATCAGCATTGTAAAGATTTAGAGGTCTTACTGCCATGGCCTTGGTTACACCGTTTTGTGCTGCTCCAAGAGCTATGTATTGAGTCTGCAGTCTTTTTACTCTGGATTCAGCCAGAGCAGTCATTTCTATATGCTCTTTTTTAAAGACGCTTCCAAAGTTCTTGCTTGATGCTACGCCATACTTAAAGTATTCTCCAAGAGTTAACTTGTTTCTGTCAATGGATTTTCCTAGCCTAGATACGCTAGATTCAACATTAACGATTGAGGTAGAGAATTGTTTGGTTGCCCCAATTTGTGAAGCAAGGCCAGAAACTGCACTTTTTTGTGCTGCAACGGCAGCAGCGTTACTAGCTATAACAGACTTATTGAAGGATGATATCTGATTTTGTAAAGTTTTTAGGGACGCAAGAGCCTGACTGGAATCAATTCCTATTTGAATATTTGCGTTTACTTCGTTAGCCACAGATTAGCACCTCTAATAAATTATACCATTAGCCCATTGGATTTTTGGCATTTTTAGATGAAGCATACTCTAATCCATTACCTATACCAAAGCCTGCTTTCTTGGCATTTTGTCCTTGTAGAGAAACAATATCACTGGAATCTCTGGAAGATCCTCCGCTAAAAACTCTAGCCTTCATATCTTCCCATTCCTTTTGACCCCTTTGACCGCTTCCTTCATCTAGATTTACACCTTTTAAGGCAGCAAAAAACTTTTTATCTTCGTAATCTTTTTCTCTTTTAGCGGCGAGGATTGATGTTAACTCTGCCATACACAGGCTATTTTCTAAGTCTTCAAAATCTTTCCAAATACCCAGAGTAAAAACCTCTGATTCTATTTTGGCAAGATCTAGTTCAGACCACGAATCGCCGCCGCTGCTACGTTTCCCTCATCATCAAACTTAATGCCTGATGCTGCTTCTACAACTTTGTATACGCTAGGAAGATCAATGTTGTCTTCCAACTTTTCACGATCTGTAGCAAGATCTGGAGCGTATTGCTTCATTGCAGTCTGAACGCAATCAATGAGGATGTCCATTGACTTATCGTTATTATCTGCTACCTTTGCAATAGTTTCAAACTTTTTCATAAACTCTCTGAGAAGAGAAATCTTTAGTGGACGCATTTTAATTTTTGTACCGTCCAAAAGTTCAATTTCTGATGTTTCATACACGCTAGTTGCCATTGTAAACCTTTCTAGTTTTTGGTAAATAAATTATAGCATGACTAGACCCCCTGTGCAAAGCACTAGGGGGCCATAGCCTATTAAATTATTTTTTTTATCAGGTTGTGCTGTTTACTGTTCTGTCAACAATCTTTCCATAGGAACCATTGTTTGCAGGAAGCAAACGGAATGAAACCTCAAACATAGAGGGCTCATCGCGCTTTGCTGATACTGTTACGTTGTCAATTGAAAGTGCTCTATAAGCAACATAAATTCTTTCAATGTATGAGCCTGGATCACAGTCTCCTGTACCTGGACCAACTGCAACAAGACCTCTTTCTACTGGACATTCACCAATAGCTCCTGAAGTTAATTCAAGTGCTGTGGCTGCTGAAACTGTTCCAGTGTCCATTGGGTTATCCATATTACCTGTTGTAAGGTCAGCTGATGGTGCTGCAATTGCAACAAGAAGGTTCTCAAGTGTTGCCTCAGCAAATGCTGTTGCAAGATTAACCTGCATACCCTGCTTGTAAAGCTTTGCAACGTCAAGGAGCTGATCTACCTGAACTTCTCCGAAATCTGGTTGGAACTGAAGCTCAAGTCCATTCATTGTATAACCAATGTTACGAACGAGTGCCTGTCCCTCTGAAGAATCAGTAAGAGTGTCGATATACTGTGAATCTTCAACAAAATCTGGGAAGACTACTGTATCTGGATCGAACTCACCTGCTGTTGAAACAAACATAGCGGCTGCACCAACAATGATGTTTTTTGAATCTCCGCGTGTATATGCCATATTTTTTCACCTCTTTTTCCATAGTTTAATTAATCTATGGGGTGTTTCCTCAATGTCTATTATACAGGACTTTTATAAATAGTCTTCTAGAGACTTTGTGTAGTGATAACACATATCAACAACAAATTCTGTAACATAGTATGCCCTAGAAGAAAAATCTCTCTTCATTTCAGATGATGATGATATTGATGAATCTGTCTGATATATCCTTAAATAATGAAAATATATTGGATAGCTATCGTTCCCGCCATTTTCTCTTATCCATTGATTTATATCTTTTCCTGCATCGTCCATTCTATCTAAAATCATTTGCAGGGCAGATCCCCAAAGAAGGGTTTGCTCTTCGTTTCCTTTTACATAGTAGAGTATTTGCTCTTTTTTCTTTGGATAGAATGGACCTACCCCCAATTTATACATTCTGTCATAAATGATGTATGGTTTATTTTCCCAAGCCTTATTTCCAGAAGCTTGATCGCTCAGTGGAAATATAGGGGTTTTTGTTTTATACTTATTCTGCAATGATGGATCAATAGCCTTCATTGTTTCCCATAGGTATGCGTTAACCGCTAATGGAGCAACTCCTAAATCTGATAAGCTCATCTTACTTCAATCCCACCGACATCAAGATATTGCTGTCCAGCGGAGATCCCTGCTGACTCTCCAGACTTTGCTCCCTGGGAAAACCTATCTAGGTATTCTTTTGGATAACTTAATTTATTAAATAATCCAGAACTTCTTAAGAGTCCAACAACAAGATAGTTCTCAAAAAAATCTTTAACAACTCTTTCGAAACTTCCAGAAACCCCTTCTCCTCCAGGATTATCTATAACGACTGATCCAGAAACAAAAACCATCTCTCCATCTTGTTCAAAAGCTAGAACACCAGAATCTCTAGGGGTAACGGTTATAGACATGCCACTTTCCATCACCTGTGCTTTATCTGAAAATGGCTCATTGGATGTTTCAGAAGTTGTTGCAGACTGTAAGAATTTTGCAGAAAAGTGTATGCTTCTTTGCGTAGGAGTCATGGTAAACTCAAATAATCTTCCATTGGGGCTTCCTGTCATTCCCCACTCATAAATGTGGTGTAGTGTATCTGGATTACCTCTTGCTTTTGCATCGACATACTTATATAAAGCATCTTCAATAAAAGATCCAAGCTGTTTGTTAAAAATAGTTCTTTTTTTGTTGACACCCCTAGTAAACCCTACAGAATAATCAACAATGTTATCTAAAGTTTTTGTTAGCTCTCTGGAATCTATTCTTGTTTTAATCACTGAAGATTACCTGCTTATCTGATCTATTAAAAAGTATTTTATAGTATTCTATCTCATTCCAGGGATTTACATATGGTTCAATTGCCATTATTTCAAAGATTGTTGATTCCCCTGATCTATCTCCATATGATTCTGTGTAGAACTCTGTTCCAGTTTTTGCATCTACGATGTTTGTTATCACCATGCTTGTTATTGGATAGTTCAATCCATCCATGGATACCCTGGGATCTTCTTTGGATCTTCCTATTAACTTTCCTTCATATTCAAAAAACTGAGAGGCTTTTAACCCATCTCTATTTACCGCCCCCAAAATTTCTGCGTACCCAAGAACTGTTCTATCCAACACCCATGATTTTACTTCTTTTCCAAACTTATCTTGTGATTCTGTAGAGTAATAGATGTCCATATTCATTGAAAATAAACTGTCTTCACATGAATTCATTATATTACTCCAAGGCGGTAAATTGGTATTGAATAGCTTTCTAGTATCTTGTCCACAAGAAGATTTCCTGTTCCCCTTATAGAAAGATCGCTATACTTTACTCTAAACTGATCTGTCTCATATTCTGTAACATATTTTTGAATATAGGATAGCTTTCCACACTTCATATCATCCATAAGCATTTTTGTGGCATCTTTAATGTCTTGTGGTACGACAGGCCAGCCCCACTCTCCATAAACAGTATAATCCCAGTCTTTGGGGAATAGGGATGGCCCCTTTATTTCTGTTAGGGCTAATACTTGATCATAGTCATCTCCATAAAGCATAAATGAGTCAGATGCTCCCACAGGAAGACTGACGGGCTTTGACTGTTGTCTGTTATAGTTTCCGCTTACAGATATTGTCATTGATGTTTTGTCTGGACTTAAGACATATGTATATTGACCTGTAATTGGATCAATTCTGTCATAGACCTTTTGATTATTCTCATATACCGCGTTTATTTTATTTGCTCTTTTAGGTAGTGGTAAGTAGTCTGCTCCGAGACCAACGGTTTCTACCTCTCCTTTTGTATAGTAAAACCCTCCCACCAAGGTATTGATGATCTGTCGAGCAGTTCTCTCTAAGTTAATATATTCTTCTTGATCGCACTCTATGTCTGCTAAGGTTAGTGGATTTATGTAAGGTCTATAAATATATAGGTTGTCTATTACTACCGTTTCATCTGGCTCATCATCCACATCCAAAGTGTAAATATAAAGAGAGTAGGTTTCATCATATTTCTCAAATGTTGTTGGAAGCTCATACAAAACAACACCACTTGAATCTGATGTGACTGTAACCGATAATACTAAAAATGTATGATCGTCATATATCTCTAGAGCATAGTCTGTACTGGGCGTAAGGCCATCATAGAACACCTCTAAAGGAAAGGGTGTCTGTCTGAGTAGGTTCATTTTTTATAGGCCGTAATGACTCGCTACTTCTTCTGCTGTAGCTTTACGAACACCCTTTCGGGTAAGCCATGAGTCGGCTGCCTCCTTTGTAACTATATTATATCCACTTTTAATGCTGCCTACACCATTCCAATGCATATTTTTTTGAGAATGAATAGGTATTTTGTTTTCTTGAACTACAACTTTATTTTCAAATTTTTTATCTTTAAAGTTATCTGCTGATCCAACAGTAATAACTCCTTCTTCACTTGTCTTTGTATTAGATTTTCTGCTTGTTTTTTTATTGTTGATACTTTTAGAACTTATGACATTATTATCTGTTTCTTCAGCTAAAGATATTGATGATGTTGTTTTAGTTAGAATTGAAAGAATTTCTGTTTTTGTTTTTGATGACCCCAGATCAACTTCATTATCTTGGGCATATTCCCTTAACTTTGCAACACTCATTTTTGAAAAATCTGACATTTTTGTACCTTTCTATTTATTACAATTATAACAGAATATGCTTGAGGGGAGTAGAGAACTAGCCCTACTCCCCGCAAACGGTTTTATTTAGTTTTTTATTAGGAAGGATCTACTGCTGCATCAGCATAAGCTACTGCATCAAGTTCTTCCCATGCAATTCCAAGACGGACGAATACTGTGTATTCGATTGTGTCCTTCTTGGGCTTGTATTCACGGTTAACTGTGATATCACGCTGGAATCCCCATACACGGTTAGCAGGGAATGTAAGATCTACATAATCTGCTGGGTAGTAAGGAACCTCCATTACGTCAACACCTAGGACACGGGTAATATTGGCATTGCCAAATGTTTGCCCTGCGCCATCAAGGTATGATTGACGATTACGATCTGTTCCAGCAACTCTTGGATCAAATGCTGCGGCAATTGCATCAGCAAGTGTTCCGTTGTTAGCAACGATACCTGCGAATGCGTCTGTACCAGCATAGAACTTAAGATTGCTCTTAACTGCACGATACTTGCGTGGCAAAGCATAAATGATTTGCTGCATGATCTCTGGTGTCCACTACGTNNTTTGAAACAGTAACAACTAGCCTCATGAGCATACTGCGCCACCTGTAACCTGATTAACAAAACCATTCATAATTCCTAGGAATGGGTCTGCGCCTCCGTCACCATTGATTGCGAGATCTTCGATATCGTTTGCAAAAGCATTGGTCATCAAACGAACGAGATGGTCCTCAAGAGCACCACCTTCGATGTTATCTTCCAATGATTCTGTGGAAACTTCCCAGTCAAGACGAATCTTCTTTGTTGTTAGCTCAACCTTTGTGAAGGTTGCACCAGCGTTGGTGTATTCACCAAGAGCTTGAGCAGCGGCACGAATTACGCGCTCTCCAACGTTAACCTTTTCGATTTCCATTGTGTTTGCACGCATTGTAACTCTGCGACCATCGTTAGCAAGAACTGTTGCGTCCCAAACATAGTCAATAAATCTACGAGCTTGCTCAGGGTTAAGTAAACCAGAAGCAACACCTGATGGATTAACTGCGTTTGGACCTGTTGTGTCTCCATAGTTGGCTTCTGGGATGTTACCCAATACACCAGCACCTGGATCTGTTACTCCGCCAATACCTCCAGCGGCAACGGCACCTTGTCCCTGGTACAGACCTGGGTTTGGATCACCGTATTCACCGCTTTCGCTTGGCTGATTCTTTAAAATTTCTTCAGACATTGTTTTTCACCTCCATTATTTGTTTTATTATTATGAGAATAGGTCGGACTTTGTGAGGAAACGTCCACCCCATAGTGGTTTTTGAGCCTTTTCGAAAATTGGCTCCTGCACGATCTCTCCAAGATCGCCAGACTTACGGAAAGCAGTATCTTTTTCCACTGCGTCAACTCGCTTTCCAAATTCATTTTTTACTTCATTAACTTCTTGCTTTACACCAGAAACAGTCTTATTGAGTTCTTCTACCTTCTCATTAAGAGCCTTAATGGTTTCAGCAAGTGTATTCATTGTAGAGTTCATTTGATCAGCAATTGCCTTTGTGGTTTCAATGCTTTCAGCATATGCCTTAGCCATTTCTTCCTCATCAGACTTCTTCATGTTGCCTTTCATTTCATCGGGAGTGTCTTCCTCATCCATCTCCTCATCCTCATCTTCCATTGCAGCAGTTGCTCCTGGAGCAACAGCCTTATCAACTTCTTCTGAATCTGACTTTTCTACAGAATCTTCTTCAACTGATTTTTCGATAGAATTTTCTACAGCGGTTTCTACTGATTCTTCAACAACAACCTCTGAAGACTCTTCTACAACTTCAGTTTTTTCGATTACTTCATTTTCCATCTTGCTTACCTCCTTTGCATCATTTTTGATAGTAGAAAGAATAGACTTTACTACCTCTGCCTTCTGTGCGTCATTAGTTTCAACAAAACCAATGTTGTTCATGTTTTTATCGCACCTTGGGCATTCTGATGCGCTATTGGCAGATAGCTGAACAATATCATCATCTCCGCACCAGAATACGTTTTCAATGAGAGCCTTAGAAAGATACCCTCCAGTGTGCCCCTTTTCAATACTGATGACATTTGCATACTGATTTGCAGGGTTGTCAACCAAAGATAGTTCAAAAAGATCATACTCTTTTATAATTCTAACTGACTTTTCAACATCCCCATCGAATGTATCCTCATAATCTTTTACGCTACCGCCAATTGAAAAGACCTGTCAATGTACCATCAAGAACCTTTTCCCAAGTTATACTTGAGCACCCTTACTTACATATGCAGAAACAAAAACTNCTTNGTATAGTTTTCCAGTTTCTTGATCGTAAAAAGAATACTTCTTTAAATTGACACCAGCTTTCCCACTGCTTTTTTGTCATCATGCATTTCTCTAATGTTCCCACGGAATTTTTCGAAAGCCTTAACGCTTGCCTCAGCGGGAACGATGTCTCCCTGTCTGTCTACGTTGTCTAACGTAGCAAATCCAGACACAGTTCTACGCTCTTTGTCTATTTTTGCAATAGGCATAGAGAGTCTTAAACTATTTCCTTCTGATGTCCATTGTGCTTTAGATATGTCCATACTGTTACTATTATACCAACAATTTATTAAATTGTTACTATACCCTTCTTCCCTCACCTTTTGCATTTCTTCCAGTAGTTGTTGCAACACTGTCAGAGTTGTTGTTCATTCTTTCTGAATCTCTTTCTCTGTTGCCTGCAAGATTTGCTCTAGCGTCAGTTGCTTGCCTTGGAGCCATTTCAAAGACTTCATCTCCACCAGATCTTTGCGTCATACCAAGCTGTTCTCTTGCTTCATTGGGTGTGATGACCTGAGTTTTAATATATCTTTCAATAATTTGAGACTGGGAAATTTCATCTGTAAGGGTAAGTTCATTAAACTTGAGCTTTACGATGTCAGTCATGCTTTTTACTATCTTATTTACCATTTTTTCTATATATCTTTGTGCTGGACGAGTAACCTGTTCCTTAAAGGTTCTGTCTTGTGACAAAGCAGCAGCAAGGCCACCAGAATCTACTCCTCCTAGCTTAGATAGGGGAACTTGGTGAGCCATGAGAATATCGTTACGATTTTTTTCATGATAGTCACTAAAAGAAGCCTCTTGAACATTTGCCTCAATTGGTACCATTTGGAAATCAATTTTATTGCCGTCTTGATCTGCAGGAAGTGGCACATACAAAGTTCTGTGATTTTGACCCTTGAGTCCAGTCTGTAAAAATCTAAAAAGTCTGTCCTCTGATTCACTATCAAGCTTTGCTCCCTTAACAACTACGATATATCTTGGAACTGCTTTATTCTCAAAATAATCTATATTGAATTGAGCAGCAAGCTGATCCCCCTTCAAAGAAAGGTATGCGGAAAGAATATCTGGAACTCCATAGAATGTATTTAGTGGTGAATATGCTTTAAAATGAATAACTTCATTTGGCCTTGGATCATCTGTAATAGGATTTGGGTTTGTTGCATTAAAGTTTCTAAAGTAAACCACCCTACCGCTAACAATCTGAGTAAAGCCATCTTTAATTCTTCTAACTCTCATTGTTGTCGATGGAATGTGCCCGATATACCCAATATCTCCACTTACGGTTCTACCAACCTCCATGTATCCATTTCCAGTTGACTCTAAATCTAAAATAATCTTTTCCATTGTTGTTACAAAGCTGTCATCATCATTAAGGCTTTCTAGCCATTCTATAGCCTCTGCCTTAATTCTATCTACTCTTTTTTTTGCCTTATCCATTGCGCTTTGATTTTCCATATTTTCCAGTCTAAAAACAACATCTGGACTTGTCTCAAATCTGTAACCAAGTCCCACTGTGTTTGCAACTTTCGCATCAATCGCGGCATGGTTTGCAAAGTTTGTATCATAAAAACTTGCTAATTCATAAAGATTATATGGAGGAGTGATGACATCAAAAACACCATAACCATTCCTATAAACCTCTCCTGGGTTTATTTGCTTTGTTTGTACACCTTCTATACCTCTTGATCTAACACCAGCAGAATCAGCATAGGGACCTACAACCTGACCATTTCTATCTGTAGGAATTCCACTAATTGCTTTTTCTATTTTGTTTTCTGCTCTGGTCGTTCTACGCTTAAAGTTCATGTTAATTCCTGAAAGATCTTTTAGATCATCCCAGGATTTGCTAAAAGGGTCTTTATCTTTAAATTCATCTGAGATTTCAAGGTCATCAGAATATTTAATAATTATTCTCTCATCCATCATTATTCTTGGTCTCCATACTGAGCTAATGTTTTTTGAGCATCGCTAACTGCACCAAGATCATTAAGATTTGGTATTAAACCGCTCTTCATTCTTTCTACTTGTTCAGAATACTCTTCATCAGTTGCTCTTTTAATCCCTGGATAAAACCAAGGTTCTCCATCTGGTTGACCAAAGTGGGCTGCTGCCTTTCTTATTTCAGAAATTTTTCCAAGATCATTTTTCATTGATGGGATATTTAATAAGTTTCCATCTCCATCATGGAATAGATGACCGTTTGGAAGTCTCCAAAAGTATAGACCCCAATCGTATGCTTTTGGTATGAAAGTGGCTTTAGATTTACCAAGTTTTGTTTTTTTTGTGTTACCCATGGTTAAATTATAGCAGATTATGTTGGTTTTTGTGTTATTTTTAACCAACTTTGATCTGCAAAAACTGTAAAATAGTCTTCTTCTAACGACATCCCCATGTTGTCATCAGAAACAACGATGTTTGTTCCACAATAAGCTGAATAAATATCTGATGGAGTTATAGAAAATTCAGTTGCTTCCTCTAGAGTATAGACATCTTTCCACTCATTGGGAATTGCAAGAGATCCATTTTCATCGTACCACTCTTTCCAGTCAACTATATTTAACGGATCAATTTCTTGATCTCCATAAAGAATATCTGACCAAATCCTTGGAATAATAACCCCAAACTCGTTAAGACCAGTTGACTTAAAGAATGATATATTGTTAAATCTTGCACCATAAAGAATGCTTAAGGACCCAGACTTTCCTGAAAAATCTAAAGGAGTTCTAAATGAAAAAGATATAGAGTTCCACTCATTCCTTAATATATATGGATTTTCAACAGGTATGCCATTTTGATAAAAAATCAAATTAGAGTATTCTTGGTTGGTTCTCTGATCTCTAGAGCTTAGGTAGAATCTTTTGGCTGTTTGATCTGGAGTAATCAAAAATTCTATCACACCATCTGAATGCTCTAGAGTAAAAACAGCTTGTGATGTTGATACTGGATGCATAACATCATACTTCATAAACATTTGCACAGCACCAAGAGAATAGTTTAAACTTTCGTTTTGATTTATTGGAACTAAAACACCATACTCTTTTTCTGCATCTGTTTCTAAAACCCTAATCCCAGTTTTTTCCGTTAAGTATAAATATGGTAAATTATCTTTTCCAATTAAGAATGGGTTTTTTGATTTACCGCTGTAATATATACCAGTTTTTAAATATGGGTACAAGTTCATTCCACTTCTGGTTCCTATAGGAGTTAATCCATTTTCATTTAAGGATTTTGCCGTAATCTCTAGGTTCCTAACTTTTAGTGGATTGCTGATTATTCCATCTTGTTGTATATCAAAGTGAACCACCATGGCTACATCCTCAAATTTTATTCTTTTTGGAGGATATATTATTGTTCCATCAACTATTCTAAATTTTGTTGTATATGCTTTATAAGGAGAAATATTTGTATTTTCATTTTCTGCATATATCGTATAGGAGTCAGTTAAATTCTTGGTATCAATGAAGCTAGACAACGGCTCGTCTGCTCCTTCAGCAAGTAGCTGAAAGGTTACATAGGAGCTTAAAGAAGATCCACTGGTATCTATTTCATATTCTGTAATTATATTGTTTGCTAGATCTGCATAACTTGTATATCCGCTTAAAATTGCATTATCTAATATCTCGTAACTTTTTTGTGTTGGATCATTGTATGCATCAAATAATTCTTGATATGTCCAGTCTGGGTTGTCAACAGATGCCTCTACAATTTCTATCAATGACGGATACCCGTAATTTATCTGAAGATAATCAAGATCATAAGATCTAGATCCATCTCTTTTTGTTATATATGATGCAAAAGAAGATAAAGGAAAATATTCCTCCCATTGTGCTGATACTGAAATATCCAAGAAGTATGTATTGTATCTAAAAAATGGAGAGAGAGTGTATGAAGCATAGTGCCCCTCAAGCAAATCATCATCGTCATAATTCACTATCCCCGTATCTGCGTCAAAGTTTTGTGAAATTTCTTCAAAATTAGATTGATCTGAGAATCCAATCCTGTATATTTTTCCTTCAAAGGTGGTAGATCCATCTCCACCGATAAAAACTTTTAATAAGTCTGGTGCTCCAAAAAATGATGATAATTCAAAATTAAAAGATTGAGATATTGTAGGTATATGAAAACCAACAACAAAATGGCTCGTATCCACTGTTACTGATGTTCCATCTAGCTCTTGACCATCAAAAATATACGTTACCTCATATCCATCAATATTTATTTCAAATCTTTTCCCGTTTAAAGTATTTAATATATGTATTAGAGGTCTTGATGAATTTACTTCTTCTTCTACCTCAAAAATTCCATACAAAGAACTTATTGGGCTAGTAAGAAAAGATAAGGTATTAAAGTTTAGATAGCATTGTTCTGTCCAGTTTGTTCCATTAACTGGCTCCCACAAAGAATCCTCTATGTTTGGTCTAAAAGAAAAGAACAGGGGGTGATCACTTAAAGGATAAAGTAAATCATTAAGACTCTTGTTATCTGAGTACCACTCTGTTCTGTCCCTACCTCCTAAATATATGTCTGGCAACGAGTATTCTGGAACAGAAATAGAGTTTGTGTTTGCTAGCAAATTGTTATAATATCCTGCATCCCACCTTTCTCTGTCTGGATAGATGATATTGTTGCTATAGTTTGCATTAGAAAACTGAATAACAGCTTCCTCACCATCAAAAGAGTCGTTGATTAACTCTATGGGATCTGTTCCTTGACCCCAAACAAATCTTTTTCTTGCCACTTGCAAAGGTACTGCATATGGAAATATCGATACGCAGTCTATTTCTAACATGTCAAAATCTGAATAAGAATAAAAACCTATCCAATCACTTTCTGATAAAGAAAGAGATTCTTTATCTACAGTAATTTGTCCCACCTGTTCTCCATTAATAAACATGGATATGTTTTCATCTTTTATAACAACGTGAAGAAGCATTGGCCTATACCATTCAGAAATATTGTGAGAAACAAAAACTTTATTTATTACAAGGGTAATAAATCCTTCATTTACATAAACTCCATCATCTGTATCTATGGGGCCAAGTATTTTTCTTGATTCTTTTGTGACTGGCCTTATTTTTATCCATGTTTCAAAAGTAAAATCTCTATATCTTCCAAAATCAGTAAACATAGTTTTGTTGGGAAATATCATAGAGGGGGACCCATCTGTTGACGGATATAACCTTGTAACATTTTCAGATCCAAAGATCATAGGTATCCCTGTATTTTTTGCTAAAATATTTCCATCTTCAGATAAATAGTAGGCATAATCAGATAGGAGTCCATATTGATCTGCTGAAGTAGCCTCTAAAGAAAGTCCAGAAGATACTGGTGCTGATTGAAGGTTTACTCCAAGACTTCTAGATATGTATGGCTCTGACCACTGCCCAACAGTAATTCCATTAAATATAAAGTCATAGTCTCCTGAAGTCCCTCCAGTATTTACTGTTGCTCTAAATATTAACCTACAATAGTCTGAGTCAAACTCTTGAATAACAAAGGTATCTTGTAAATGTATCCATCCAGATCTTTCTAAAGGAGTAAAATCTGATAAAACCTGTATCCAAGATGATGTGTCATCATCATAATATTCATAACCAATTTCATAATTTGTTATATAGTTGGAGCTTTGATAAACATACATACTTATACAAAAAGTTTCTAGATCTTCATTACAACTACTAAACAAGAATAAATCTGGGCTTATTGCCTCGATTACTGTTCCGTCAGAAATGGGGACGCTTCCTTGAATTCCCGCATAGATGTCACTGCTAAATGGAGATCCCTCATCTGGCAACGGTAATTCATCATTGGCAGATCCATTTGCTATAGACCATCCTGGATAGGGAGATACTCCTACTTCAAAAGTTCTTTGCTGATCGTCTATTAAAGAAATATAAGAAACATCATCATCTAAAGGCCAAATAGCAATGGGATGCTCTGAGTATGCTTTTGCTGCATAAAAGTTCGAAACAACGCTCATATGTTCTCCTGCTTAATTATAGCAAAGAGGGGTAGGTTTTTACCCTACCCCCCTTCACATCCGACCTATTTAATAAGATTTTGATAAAAAGTTCCTACGGCAATTATGTCCTCTGGTCTGGCATCACTTTTTATATTATTTGCTTTGTTTGACACAATCAAAACATTGCCCTTAACGTATCCAAGTTCTGGAATGATTCTGTCTAATGAGTATGTCCATTCACGGTCATTTAAGATAAAGGGCTTTCCAAATACTGGACACATATCTGGAATAACTATATCATCTTCAGACAGGTTAAAAGGTATTCCTTTTGCCTTTGCTCTAGACTTTGATCTTTGCAATATATTTTTTTTAATATTTGTCTTGTTTTTTTGCCAATCAGATTTTGACTTTGCTTTTCTACACTCTTTGCAGTCAGAAGATAGGCCAAAGAGTTGCTTACCATTATCGTTTTTGTGAAAAAAAGAAAAAGGCTTAACCTCAAAACACTTTCTGCAAACCTTATGATTTTTAGGCCAAGCGGCTATCTCTTCTTGCGAAAACCACTTCCAATTTCTTGACATTAAATTATTATATCACATGCTACATGGCACTTGTTAGATCTACAACTTCACATCCTAGGGAACTACTACATGCTAATTCTTGAGAGCCACTAGTGCCATCTTCTAACTCATACAAAGAAAGTGATTCCCAAGGAATTCTTTTTGGCATTTTAGATACTAAATCTTTATATTCTTTTTCTGAAATTTCTTGATAGGGTGCTTGCTTATAGGTATGCTCTGATGCTGGAAGAAAAGAAACCCCGCCAATCGAATCAAAATTCTTAAACACCCAGGCCCCTACGTCCAACCACTCATCTTCTTTTACATTAATTGTGACAGATGGGTTGTGCTCTGTCCAATGAGTCCTGTATACCTTCCAAACCTCTAGATGTTCAATAGCTGAAAGATCTTTTGTCACTACTGCATTTTTTGGAGCTTTTACTGGAAAAGAAAAGACTGTAGTTGTGTCTGGTTTCATTACATCTGGCTCATGAGGAACATTAAAGTCCTTTAAGAAGGTGGTAAGAGGATCTTTGTTGTCTGCACGAACAGTACGGATATAATATTCTGAATACCATGGGTGAATTCCACTTGATACACCAGTTAGCTGAGAAACAGTACCAGAAGGCTTTACTGTTGTAATTGCCACAGATGGATTAATACCTAAAACTTCTGCCTCATTTTTGTTTATTTCAATAGAGGACTCGCGGAGTCGATCCAACATCTCTGATAAACCTTTATGAACTGTTCCTGTTATTGGGTTTCCAAATATTCCAGTCAGGGAGACTCCAAGTAGTCTTTCCTCTTCACAGTTATCTTTCCACGACTTACGGATATACTTAAAGTTAGTCAAACTAGACTGCCAGGTTCCTAGAATGGTAGCAAGTCTAATCTTGTCTCTTAGTGTTTCTTCTGTGTCATTTGCATCTATTACTACCTCTGTTAGGTTGCAAAATTCATTTGCACGAAGAAGAATTTCTCCACAAGGATTTGTTCCTGTTACCTTGCTGGAATCTCTACGACCAAACTTATCAATATGCTTACGAACAGAATCCATATTGTAGATACCACGCTCACCTGATTTTGATTCATAAAGGTTACGCCATTCACGAAGGAATTGAGCAGTATTTGGTTTAGCGTTATATACCGCTGAGTTGTTGGCTAATGCTCTTTGTCCTTCTGTCTCCCACCATTGACCAGATTTAGCCTTAGCCATTTCAAAGTCATCTAGGTTAGAAAGGGAAATTAAGGCAGATCTACGGACTCCGCCAACAACTACCACCTCTCCAACCTTACACATTATATCGTGAGCCTCAATAGGCTTTAAACGCCTTCCAGCGGCAATTTTAAACTGCTCCACTGTAAACTTAAAAAGATCATTCAGGGGTTCTGGTCCTGAAGCACGACCACCAAATGTTTTTAGTCTCGCTCCTGCTGGACGAACCTTTGACATGTCCCATTCTGGAATCTGTCCAGTAACTAAAAGACCAATAAGCTCTTTGTATGCTTTAGCCCAACCGAGCTTTGAATCTTCAACGACAATGGTAGTGTTGGTTGCAAACAATTCTTCTGCAATTACTGGAAGATTGCTAACGTACTTCTGCTCAACAGAAAACCCAACCCCTGTTCCATTCATCAGGATATACATTGCCTCATCAAAAGCTCTTAGGCTATCTACTGCAATAAAAGAACAGTTGTATGCTGCGATATTATCTCTTTCAAGTGCTGGCCCTGCTGTCATCAAAGATCTCATTGATGGCATAACCTTATGATTTAATATGGCATCTTTTACTTGAGCAAACTTGATGTCGTCTTGTTTGTAGTTATAATTCTTAACAAGATGATCTTTCATGAAGTCAATATATCTTTCTACTGTCTCAGACCACGTTTCCCTTCTACCCTGATTTTCTATCCACCTGCTGTAACGTGAAACTGCAATAAAGTTGCGGTATGGATCTGAAATTGATCCATCTGATTCAATAAATGACATATAAAAAACCTTCCTTTTAAAAATATAATGTGAATCCCTATTGTATCAACTTATTTTGCAACCTGCAATAAAAATATAGACATGTGGTGCTATTTATTTAAGTGATAAGTATAACAATACTAAATTATTATATCTATTTGTTTTTCTATTCAACTCTATAAGAAATGATAACTACGCCGCTGCCGCCAGTACCAGAAGTACCAAATGTTCCATAGCCGCCGCCTCCGCCACCAAGACCATTGGTTCCAAACATGCTATCACTACCCAAACCTCCACCACCGCCCTCGCCACCAGCAGCCAAAGTTGAGGATGTAGGGGAGCGTCTTTCTGGCCTACGACAAAATTGTTTTGCCACATCCCAACCATCGGTACGTCCAGCTCCTTTAATACCACTTGATCCGCCGCCTCCACCGTAGTAGAGGTTTGCTCCAGTTATATTATTTTGAACTCCGTTTCCACCGTCCCCTCCAAACCAGTCATAGCCTTGGAACCCAGCTTGACCTGATCCTGCGCCGCCTCCACCGTTGGCATTGCCTCCTGCTCCTCCTGAGAATCCGTTTCCAGACGCGCCTCCAGAAAACACGTTTGCTCGGACTCCACCTGATGCTGAATAAGAACTAAAAGAAGATGTTCCCCCTGTTGCGTTTAGTGCTCCTCCACCACCTACCGTAGCGGTATATGCTGTATTTGATAGCATTACAGAAGTATTGCTGTAAACACCACCACCACCACCGCCGCCAGCCTCATCATCTGCTGCGGCATCGAGTGCTGCTCCACCGCCACCACCGACAAGGAGTACGCTAAATGGTTGTGGACTACTCGTTACTGTAAGAGTCCCAGTAGAAGTAAATCTGTGAACTTTCCAAGTCTGACCAGTACCGTTATAGTTAGTTACTGTAGTTACTGTTCCACCACTGGCAGCATTAAAATTAGCATATACCTGCTTCCATACACCACCAACTTTAACATAGGCATACTCAACTTGCTTCCAAGTTCCTGCCACCTTGACCCATCCAGCACTTGGAGATTTCCAAGTTCCACCAACACGAATATTCCAAGGCATTATGTATTCACCAACCCAAAATTACAAATACCTACGTCAATAAGTTTTATTGTTATTATATAGTCTTTAATATCTTTGGTTTTCATAATCTATCTTCCTTCGTATAAATTATATCATGCATACTGTAGCCAAACATCTCCATCTGCCCCTCCTGTAGGAGTTGCTGTAGACATTGTTGTTTCACGAACACCCTTTGACCCTGCTGCTGTTGGTGAAATAACATTGACTATGGTACTAAATGAAATATTTCCAGAGGTTGCAAGGATATGTGAAAATTCTGTTGTTGCTGTATTATCAGTAAATTGTATATATGATTTACCAGTAGAGTCTGCACGAACCCGTAAGCCACCAGTAGTTCCTGTCCCTGGAGATTGAACCTCAACGGCTCCAGTAAAATATGATCCAGAAAGCGTTGCATATCCAGAAAGATCAATGCTTCCCCAAGAAGCAACTGTACCATTGGTAGTTAGGTATTTACCAGAATTTCCAGTTTGGCTTGGAAGACCTCCAAGTGCTGAAACTGCCGTTTGAACAAATGCAGTAGTTGCCAACTGAGTTGTATTTGTTCCTGACACTGCTGTTGGTGCTGTTGGTATTCCAGTAAGTGTTGGTGAAGCAGAAAGAACAACATTTCCAGTTCCTGTAGAAGTTGTTACACCAGTTCCTCCATTGGCTACAGGAAGAGTTCCTGAAACATGTGTTGTAAGCCCTATCTTTCCCCATGATGGCGCTACGCCAACTCCACCAGATACTAATGCATTTCCTGTGGCTACCCCTGCTAATTTTGCCAAGGTAGTTGCACCAGATGCATAAACGATATCCCCAACAGTGTAGGAGGTAAGTCCAGTTCCACCTTCATCTGCTGTTATTGGGCTTCCGCTCCACACTCCAGAAATAACTGTTCCTAGAGATATTGCTGTGCTTGGAATGGATACTGTTGGAGAATTAACCCTAAATGTTCCTAGTGCTCCAGAAACGGAGGAGCCAACATTTATGTTAGTTGTAGATCCACTTACCCCATTTCCACCAATATTTAAAGTCTTTGTTGTTCCATTTGTTGTGGCACCATACCCTAGCTGAATAGTAATTGCTCCAGTAGCAGAAGAAATATTTACTAAAGAGGCGAGTGTGGACTCATTTGTGTGGGCAACTGTTCCAGTAGCATTTTGAAAAGTAATTGTTCTATCTGCCGTTGGATTTACTACACTAAGTGTTGTTTCAAAGGTATCATCTGCTGAACCATCAAAAATTATCGTTCTGGATGGTCCAAGATATAGATCACCACCAACTAAACTTATTCCTGTAAAAGTTGGGCTAGCCGTTGTTTTAATATCTTGACTCAATGACATACTCATCTTTCCAGTAGAGTCATCATATGTTGGAGCCTGAAGACCATTGCTAAAGGTTCCACCTGTTATCCACATTATTGACGAGGTATCTTCAATAATCTCTTTTAAGTCAAAATCAACTTTATTTGCTAATTGCTCTATATCTCCAGCAACATTTACAGGGTCTGTAGATATTGGATATGGAAGGTTATAGTTTGTTGTTAGTCCACTAGACATGATTTTATTATATCATTACATAAATTATTCGTATTGAGTCCACAGATCTCCATCATTCCCACCAGATGGCGGTAGGTTTGATACATATATATTTCTTGCTCTAAAGGATTCTAGTGTTTGTGGGACAGATAGAGCTAGTGAGTTTGTAGTTATAGTTCCTCCAGTTATAGTTGGTGAAGTTATAGTTTTATTTGTAAGTGTCTCTGTACCACTAAGTGTAGAAACTTGAATATTTTGAGAAAATAGGACTCCTAAAGAACTTACTCTAGAAACAATTGATCCATTTACAAGCCACTCCTGTATGTTTGCTGATTGACCTACTGGAGCATTTACTACAATTCCTTTATGAGATGAGTTTGATATAACTACNTTTACTCCAGTAGTGGTTGATTGATTTGTTGATCCTATTGTTGCGTAACCNTGAATATTTAAAAATCCTCCTGTNGATATAGATCCTACGCTCACAGAAGAACTATTTTGAAAACTTAAAAGTGGAGAGGTTTGTNACGCTATAGCCCTTAAAGTTATTGGAGTNATAGTTGTAGACTGACCTGTTACAACGTTTGGAGATGAGTCTTGTGAAATTAACTGAACATAGTTTAAAGAAGAAAGTTGGCTCTGAATATTAGCGAGAGATGTGCTAATTGTTCTAAAGTTTCCCTCAATACTATCATTTGGAATTGGCTGAGTTGTCCAATCATCTACCCCATAATGATAAACCTTTAATGCCTCAACAATAGATGCATCATCAGAAAATGATGGAATTCTACTTTTATATACGCTTCCTACTGGCTGAGACATAAAATCACCTATTATGATTATACCACTGTAATAGTGGTTGCTATATTGATTGTTTCAGAATCTAGAGCAGACCAACTACCGCCAGAATATTTAATTCCTTCCACAATAATATTAATATTTGATCCAGAAATTGTTTGAGAGTTTATCGTAAGTACAGTTGGGTCAGAACTTATTGGAGTTAAGTTAACAACATAAGAATATGGTCCAGAAACTACAACTCCTGGTGGAACAATATCTGCAATTGGAACTGATATTGTAGTTAAACCACTTGTAAAAATTTTTTCAATATTCCTAGAATAAATTGGAGGATTTAATCTTAAAACTGCATCCCAATCATTTCCAACAACTTTAGGATTATAAATAAAGAGCCACCCATAATTTGCACCACCAGCAATATTTATATATAGATCTCCATCTACTGGAATAACTACATCACCAAATACGTTTTCAGATACCGTAGAATCATTAGGATTTCCAGATCCTGCATAAAACGTTGCTCCTCTTTGTCCCTGTGGTCCAAAGTCAATTCCCACATCTATTTGTGAGGGGGGAGCTAAAACGACTAAATCATCTGTATTTACTACAACATCAAATATTGTTGTCATGGTGTTGTAATGTCTCCTGTTACAGTTATATTTCCAGTAAGAAGAGTGTAGATAATGTTTGAGTTTTCTTTATCTTGAATAGAAACATCATAAAAATATGTTGTTCCTGGTGATAAGCTGTTTCCTATGTCTGGCCTGATTTCACAAGTAACAGCATTGTCAGAAATTGATGTGCTTGCCTCTTCTGTATTTGCTGCTAAACCATCTCTAGATGTGGATATTCTAAAATATGAAAAATAAGTTGCATCATCAATGGGGTAGATGTCCCCTGCTGATGTTTTTGGACGGATTACAAATTGATAAAGATCACCTTTGTAATACCTTATGTTATATGTTGCTGGAAAGGACATGGTTTTATTATATCACTAGATTGTGTATTTATAAACTACTTAATAACTAAATTACGCATACTGTAGCCAAACATCTCCATCTTCCCCTCCTGTAGGAGTTGCTGTAGACATTGTTGTCTTCCTAATTCCATTTGATCCTGCTGCTGTAGGAGATAAAACGCTTGACTGCATAATAGTATTAGTTACAATTTCTGTTCTAACATTTGCAAGAGTTTTTGGTCTTATAATTCCATCAGATGCTGTTTCTACCACATAATGACTTGCGGTAGTTGCAGTATCTGCTGTAGTAATAAGAATTGTTGGAGCAGTTACGGTTCCTGTAAAAGTAGGAGAGGCAAGTGGTGCTCTAGAAGTGTCCACTGGATGAACATGGTCTGCTCTGGCAACAGTGGTTCCTGTACCTACCGCTACCGATCCATTCATGGTTGGGTTAGTAGAACTTAGCCCCGTAATGCTATTAAATGAAGTTCCAGTTGCCACACCAATATTGGGGGTAGTAAATGTTGGGGAAATGAGGGGTGCTTTTGCAGAAAGGTCAGTAGTAAGATTTGTTACTGCTGATTGTGCAATTGCTATTGTAGTATTTGATGCTGCTGTCAGCCTACCATTTGAATCTACGGTAAAGGTTGGAACTGCACTTGCAGAACCATATGATCCTGGAGTAACGGCGGTATTTGCAAGAGTAGTAGCAAAAGATCCAGTTCCTGTTCCTGTAACATCACCAGTTAGGGTTATTGTTTGATCTCCAGTATTTGTACCAGAGACTGTTGCAGCAGATGAAACAGTAAGGTCTCCAGAAAGAGATACGGATCTGTCTGCATTATTGACATTTAGGCTTAGTGTTCTTGCAGCAGTAAGATTTGCACTATTTGTTATTCCAAGATAGTGTGACGGAGTTGAATCATCATATAGAAATATGTTTCCAAAATAACCGCTTTGTGTTGAGGTTGAACTATTAGAAAGAGCATCAGTAATTCCGTATCCAGATAGTGTTGTTGGATTTGTACCCCCAGTTACTAATCCTTTTTCATTAACTGTTAATGATCGATACGTTCCTGCGGATACCCCAGAATTTGCAAGTGTTGCTGCAATTCCTGCACTTGCAGAGCCATCAAAGTTTGCTGTTCCTGTTACATCACCTGTCAGGGTGATTGCTCTGGCAGTGGCAAGTTTTGTTGATGTAGCAGCATTTCCAGAGGTGTTTACGTTAATTGTTGAAGGTAGGCTTAAAGTGACGGCAGAATTTTCTGAACCAGATCCAGATACTGATATTTGATTTGCAGTTCCTGTGACAGTTGCAACATAGTTTCCAGTAGTGTCTGTCCCAAGGACCACTGAATCAATATAGGCATCTGCCTGAAGATATGGAAGATTACTAAAAGCAAGAGATCCATTTCCAACCTTAAATTTATTTTCATCTGAAACAAAAGCAATTTCTCCAGAGGACAGCACTGGATTATTAGCATTCCAGTTAGATAACGTATCTCTTCTTACTTGAATTTTGCTTGCCATATTTTAATATCTCCTATTTTAAATTATATCATGATGTTAGTATGTCGTAGATGAATTTCCTGAATCATACGTTCCATCGGAAAACACTGTTGTTTCTGAATTTCCTCCATCAAATATTCCATCAAACTCTGTAGTGGAGGAAGTCCCTCCATCTAAACTTATAGATGTAAAGGAAATTTCGTTCCAAACATTTACAAAAAAGTAAAGTTTTTCTGTTTCTGTGTTATAGAAAAATTCTCCTACTGATGGGTTTAATGGAAATGATGATCCTGTGGCAGTTGCAGCAGGAGGGGAACTTTGTCCTTCCCACTGAGAGGAGGTTCCGTTATATGTAAGAACTTGACCATTGGATGCTGAAGAACTAACATTAGAAAGGTCTTCAAGATCTTCAGGAAGGCTTTTCCAAGACCCATCTTGATAAAATTTAGACCTATTAGATGAAGAGTCATAGTAAACATCACCGTTAGATGCTTCCTCTGGATTTGAGGTCAAATTTACAAGTTTTAAAACACTAAGAAATCTTTTTGCCATATTTACATTATACCTTTCTGATTAGTGGGGGTAGAGTTATGATATTCCCTACCCCCAACAAATCAAAATTATCCAATTACTACTACGCGGTATGCATCTTCTGCAGGTGCAGTTGAGAATGAAACCGTTACAGTATTTGTATTTGTTCTTACAACATCAACTTCAACTGTANCATGTGTTGCATTATCAAAAACTTGAACAATTACATCTTCTGTTCCCAAGTTATGATTTACAGCAAATGATGTATTTGTTCCATTTCCTACGCTAGCAGATGTTTTCTTTGTAAAAGAATCTGTTACTAATTTAGCTTCTAGTGTAGGAACATCTACTGCAAGCCCACTTGCGGATGTAAGGTAGCTATTTGTTCCTTGAAGAATTACAGCTGCTTCAATTGTTCCCGCACTTGCTCCGTTATCATTGTATGTAAAATCAACGGTAGCAGTGTCTGTAAGAATTGCTCCAACAGCATCCTCTGCTCTTTCATTAGTAAAGTAGAGGTTTGTGCTTCCTTCTGTTAAATCATCTGTTGTGGAAGGAATATCAGAAGTAAAAGCTACTGTTCCTGTTTCATCCTTAAATGTAATAGTTCTGTCGGCAGTTGGATTTGTAAAGACCAGCCTTGTTTCATTTGTATCTGGATCTCCCTCAATAACAATTTCATTATCTGACAAATATAGTCCAGAAACGACTGGGCTTGTAAGAGTTTTGTTTGTTAATGTTTGAGCAGTTGATATATCTACCGTTACGCCTGTATTGATACTAAATTGAGTACCGCTGAGGGTTAAACCGTTTCCAGCAGTATAGGTTCCAGCACCAGAGAACTGAATAAAATCAATATCGTCTGTTCCGATCACAAATGTTGCTGGATCATCTACTACTGCAACCCAACCAGTTCCTTCTCCTGCTGTACCTATCCTTAACAAAAACATACATACCAGGAATTTCACTTGATTGATCACATAAACCACAGCGAGTAAGAATCCATGGAGATGATCCATCGCCAACCTGAGTTAGGTTGTAACGTCCATTGTGAGCTGGATTTGACTGATTCTTAACAAGAACGCCATTTGAGCCTGGAGTGATTGATGTAAGAGTTACACCATCAATTTCTGGGAATGCTCCGTTTGATGTTCCAGTAAGAGTTGACCCTACTCCTGATGTTCCATTGCTATAGGTTGCGACTAGATTTGCTGTTGTTGCAATTTCTACAGCAGGTTTAACTTTGAGTCCCTCTGCTACCTCATCAACATACTGCTTTGTTGCAGCCTCTAATGCTTGTGTAGGATCAGCATTTAAGGTAACGGTTCCTGGAAAAATGACGGAACTTGGAAGGGATAAGGTTACATCTCCATCTACTGTACTAGCAGAAATTTGATTTGCAGTTCCTGAAACAGATAGAACTCCATCATTGTCAATGGTTACCGTTCCTGCACTTGCTGAAGTTGTAATTCCCGTTCCTCCAGCAACTGTTGCAGAAGCACTGTTGCTTCCTGCTGTAATAGATCCAGAATCACCTAAAACTGTTTTGAAGATATTTTGTGAAGAACCTTTGTCTGTGTTAGTTAGACTTACAGAAGCACCTTCTCCTGTGCCAGTTGCTGAAATACCATCACTTGCAGAAACAGATTCAACATAACTTCCAGTTGTATCGGTTCCTAAAGCAACACTATCTGGCTGAATTTCTGCTGTAATTGTAATGCTTGCAGAACCATCAAATGAGGCTGAACCGCTTAGGTCACCTCCCAAAGAAATGGTTCTTGCTGTTTCCAATGCAGTTGCTGTATCAGCATTACCAGTTAAATCTCCAGTTACGTCTGCGGTAATTGATGATGCAAGATCAACTGTTACTGCTCCTACTGATGCAGAAAGAACAAGGTTTCCATCAGAGTTTACTAATGAGTCTACTGCTGATTCAGAATCAACGGTGGCGTTAATTGTAATGTTTTGAGTACCGTCAAAGGAGGCAGACCCTGAAAGATCTCCTCCAAGCGAAATTGTTCTTGCTGTTGTGAGCGATGCAGCACTTCCTGTTGTATTTGCATTAATTGTTTCAGGGAGACTGATTGTTGCAGTGCCGTCAGAAACTACAACAGTTACTTCGTTTTCTGTTCCGACAACGCTATTAATGTCTCCTGATCCAATTGCTTCCCAGGAACCATCAGCATAGACTCTAAGCTCGTCTGCTGCTGTGTTGTAATAAATTCGACCATCAGTATTGCCAGTAGTTGGATCAGCCGCTAGATTTTGTACAACCGCGTTCTGCAACTCTGATAGGTTGAGGTCAATGCTAGTTAAAAATTTTCTAGCCATTTTTTATCTCTCCTTTCATGATAGATAAGCCTTTCCAGCAAATGCCCCTATGAAGGTCGCTATGACTGTATTTTCATTGGGGTAGGAGTAATCTCCTTCAACTACTGTTCCAGCACTGTCCACTACTGTAATGTTTGGGACAAAACTAAGACCATGAACAATGTTCCAGGTCGTCTGTGGGTTTGCTTGATTAAAAACATATGCTAGGGTTTGAGAAGCATCGCTTCCAGGAATTCCTTGAGGACCTTGTGGACCAGATGTTCCAAGCTCAACAACAAATGGTGTTTCCTCGATAGATATGTTATTGGATGTATCAACTATCTCAATTTTTACATTTGACATTACTTTGTCACCTCTGGAGTAACTATAAATTTACCTTGAACAACTCTATAAACTGTTGATCCTGCAATTAGTTCAAGATCATAAACATAATCTTTTGCATATATGTTTGTTGTGTCTGATGCAGAAATTAGTAAATCAATATTTCCTTCATCGTCCAAGGAGATCCCCCCGTTTTCTGTAGTTATATCAACAACTGGAGCACATGTACTTCCTATTTTATCTTTTGCTTGCATTCTTGCGGTATATCCAGTTAAATTTACTGGTACATCATCAATAGACCAAGTAAGTCTTTTAGAAAAGGTAGCCCCTTGAGGGCAAATCATGTTATATTTTCCAGGTGTCATGCATCAAAAATCTCCTAATTTGATATTTTAATTATAGCATTATTTAATTTATTACCAATGTGTAAATAACAGGTTTATAACAATTTTTGTAATATTTGATGTATCGACTTGACAAGTATTTTTTATGGTGTACACTTTTCTTTAATATATAAAAGAGAGAGAATGATAGAAGTCTGTCTTCTTGAAAATACTGATCCCCGAAGGGGATGGGACTATTAGAAAAGGGTTTAAGTTGATTTCTGTTTTAGATCATGGTTATATAAAACTAGTTAATAATATGGGTTCTGATATTGATATTGTAAATTCTGCAAGAGTTAGTTTTAATAAAGAAGTTTCCAATCTCTCTGGTAATGATATTAAACTAATTGACTTTCTAGTAAAACATAAACATGATTCTACCTTAAGACATTGTGTAATGTCCTTTGAAGTTTATGCTCCACTGATGGTAGCACGACAATGGTGGAAGCACCATATTGGATCTGCTGCAATTGATGATCAAGATGGGTGGAATGAATCTAGCCGTAGATATATCACAGAAAAAGAAGAGTTCTACATTCCTTTCGTTGACCAGTGGCGTAGTGCCCCTCAAGACAAAAAACAAGGGTCTGGGGAGGCCGTACCTGCAGATGTTGGTGCAAAGTGTCTCCAAAGATTACGGGCCTCTGTAGAGCGTGGAATCCGCGATTATGAAGAAGCTCTCCGTGATGGGGTAGCTCCAGAACAAGCACGACTTCTCCTTCCCGCATATGCCATGTATGTTCGCTGGCGATGGACGGTATCACTTAATGGTCTCTTAAATTTCTTAAGTCTCCGCGACAAAAGTGATGCCCAATATGAAATACAAGAATATGCCAAGGCAATATCACTCATAGTACATCAACACTACCCCAACACAGTAAGAGCCTGGAATGAATATAGGATTTGATGATATAATTATCAAATGAGCGAATCTTGCCAAATAGAAGAATGCGAAAATAAAAAATATTGCAAGAATCTTTGCTCAAAACATTATCAAAGAATAAAAAGAAATGGGAGCCCATTTATTTCTAAGCCAGAAAATTTTGATAGAGATAAAAAAAAATATTGTCCAATGTGTAAAAATGTTTTAGATATTATTTGTTTTGGATTAGATAAAAATAGGTCAGATAGTATTAGATCGTGTTGTAAGGAGTGCGAAGTTAAAGCTGTCGTAAATTGGCAAAAAAGAAACCCAGAAAAAAGAAAAAAGTATAATCAAAAATATAAAAAGAAAAATAA